GTATGCATTGGCAAAGTACTTGGGCTCTTGTATGCTGTGGTTGTTGCGTTGCTCCATACTGAGCTCATCGCTGATATACGGTGCCCCTGCAAGAAACTGATCAGTATCCGCACGTAAGTTTTTGAATGCATCTATTTGTATGGGATTGTCTGCATCTACTATACTGCCAGTTTCGCAATAACTCCAGTAGGAGTTTGATAGTAGTCCTTGACGATGCATGTCTGCCATTGCAGTAGCACGCCAGCTCTTGTGCAATCGGTTCAGCACCGTGAAGTCACGCTCACGTGGCTCAGCATGTATCTTCATTGCAGGCACGTGCTCGTTGCGTTGCCAGTACCATAACTCAAAGTCATTGAAATAAACAAAATCAGGAATATCACGTGCGGCTGTATTGGCACCGACAAACACATAACATCTCTTGGGCAATTGATGTTGTTCAGCTAGAGCATCCAGTCTTTGTTTTATACGTTTAGGATTGTCTCCTTCGTGGTAATAAAACAATATGCGAATATGACTATGCCATAACTCAGTAAACACACGCTCAGGCAACAGATCAAAATAGTCTATGCCAAAATCAAAGAATCCCAGACCTATTGGATAAAACGCATCAGCTGGCCAAGCACTTGACAAGTCCACAATGTTTAGTTTAACGTTGTGGTGATCGCAATATTCTTGCAATCGCAAAGGAATGGTGTAAGGCCAGTGTGAGCCAAACTCACGCCAGCTGTGTGTATATGGTCTGCCTTCGTGTTGAGCAAACGCAGGGTATATTTTACCCTTGACTATTCGGTCCGCTATCAGTGTCAATGCCATTCAACATCTCCTTTAGTTCGTCCCACAAAACAGCTTCAAACCCGCCACCATAAAAGTGATTCCAGTTGTGCTCTATAACTTCTTGTGCGGCTTCAAACAAGTCTTGTTTGCCTTCTGGGGGCAACTCGTCCAAGCTACGCAACAAACTGGCAATGCGCTCAATCCGAACATCATCTTTAGCGTTATCATAGCTTTCGTCCCAGATGCCTTCAAACGTGCGGAATCCATAACTGCGCAAGTACGCAAGACTGCCTTGAGTGCCCACAATCACAAACGGCATGCCCAGGGCAATTGGCTTGAAAGTCTTTTCAGTGATGTGATGTCTACGTCCTGTGGCCACAGTTTCTGTCACAAGATACAATAGACTTTCAGCCGACTGATCAAACAAACTTAACCAGCATGAATGCATGGGATGATCTGTTTCGTCCTTGAAGTTCATGGGCAATGGTGCATTGGCAAACACAGTTTCAATATCAGGATATTTTGCAACCAAGGGCCGGACTGCATCCAGAATGCTGATGTTTTCTGCCGGACAAGTTTCTGGACAACTAATATGATTGTCTAGCATGCCGTTACGGAATATGTGATACAACACTTCTAGTCTGTGCTGGCGTTCACCTGCAATGATACGATTGGGTGCAATGAACGTTTTGGTTATGATTCTTTTGTGCCATGGCTGGATCAAAAACGTTTTGTCGTAGCCACGATACCAATCCAATGCGGCCCAGCCATGAAAGAAATAGTACATTGGTTTCCACCGATATTGGGCACAAAGCGTGTCTACATTGTCACTGTCACGTTCGCTGGTCAGTAAGTATCCGCCCGGATCAGTTTGTGGGTTAGTTGGGCCATTTTTGTGAGTGATATCTTTGTTCCTACGTTGCACTTCATCAAAAGTGGGCATGTGTATGTTCAAATGAATAGGCTCTTGGTCAAAAAAGAATATATAATTGTGTTCGTGTACATCATCTCTACCATAATTAACAACACTGTCAGGGTCACTACGACCAAAAGGGTCACACACAAACGCTCTAACTCCAGGACGATTATCTCGGATCCAAGGCCAAAAAGTGTTGTTGTAAATTTCATCTATTCTAAGCATGTTTGACGTTTTCTATTCAGGGAAGAAGCCTAATTGTTTTGCGCATGAGCGTGAAGCAAAAAGCCTTGAGCATGCACAACAGTTGAGTCGCACTAGATACTTCTGGTGGATCTCATACTTATGTGATTATAGCACATTCAACTGGGATTTTCAACCACCACCTTGGCAAGCAGAGTACACACACGCATGGCCCAGTAACTTCTATGATTTTTCTGGCACGTATCTTGTGCCTCGGTCAGGTGCCATTGACTATCACTTCCATACCAAAACAATACCCAATCAAGACAGACCCATGGAGTTTACGGACCTGGTACAGTCCTGTGTGTTTGACACAGCATGGTCGCCACACCCCATGGATCCGCCTTATATCTATGTGTTTGGTAATCAGTGGTATCCTGCAGAAAAAATGCCCACTGTGGAATATCATGTGCCGGGTGCAACACAACGCAAGTACATGAGTCAGCCCAAGGCTAAACTACTGGAACGGCATGACAATCACTGGCATACTCGAATAGACTGTGAGTGGGATTACTCCTGGCGCCCTGATCCTGGTGACCCGCCCTTGATCTATGTGTTTGGCAATCAGTGGTGGCCAGCTGAAAAGATGCCTACTGTGGAGTACACCGTACCGGGTGCAACTGATCGCAAGTACATGAGCTGGCCACGTGCGCAGTTGTTGCCCGATCACACAAACTGGACCATCCCTGATAACATTGCCTGGACTGATGTAGATACTTCATGGGCACCAGATCCTGGTGATCCACCTTACCGCTATCAATTTGCCACTCAGCATCAAAAAACAGGCGGGCCAGTGTACACAGTACCGGGTGCAACAGAAACAAAATATCTAGCTGAACTAAAGATACGCACAGTGGGCAAAACCACAGCAGTTGTTGAAATAGATCACTTGGATGGTGCCGCAGGTGCTATTCCCAACACCGCCAAGCGAGTGCGGTACTTTGACAACTATCGCGACACCCTGGTACGTATTGCAAAGAGCTTGGCCAATGAACATGAATATATCTGGGTGTGCAGTAGCATTTGTGACTACACAGACTTTGACTTCTCCTGGCACCCTGAACAATGGCAAGCCACAATGCTTCATGTGTTTGCTAGCGACGGCGAGAAGTTTGGGGACACATTCTTCATGCACGTTCCCACCTTTGCTGAGTACGGAGACCGCAAAGCCTTGCTGGAATGGTATGATGTGAACTTTGTCACAACCAGCGTACCACGTAGACCCATGCCAGTAATTGTGCATGATTACGATAGCCAAGCCGAAGCAGTTCAAACATTACCATTTGATGGTCCGCTAGCATTGTATACCACAACAGATTTTGTGTCGGGCAACTTGGCCACAGTCCCGTTATGGCGAACAGAAACCAAAACTATTGTGCCACTCAGTGCAGGTGCAACATCAGTAATTGTGCCCAAAACAGCAGTAGGTGATATCCGTACACAGTTGTATGATTACCCTTTCATAGACCGAACACATCGTATATTAAAGGAACAGCCCTTGGACATTGTGTTTATATCCAATGGTGAACCCAATGCCAAGTCTAATTATTTGCAGATGACAATGTATCTGGCCAACGAGTCAAGGTACACAAACCGCGTTCATGTGGTAGAAGGAGTAAATGGACGGGTGGCAGCATATCATGCTGCCGCTAGAGCCAGCACTACGCCTTGGTTCTTTGCTGTGTTTGCCAAGCTAGAAGTGACTCAAATGTTTGATTGGACCTGGCAACCTGATCGTATGCAACAAGCCAAGCACTATATCTTTCATGCTGGTAATCCTGTGAATGGATTAGTGTACGGTCACCAGGCCATGATTGCGTACAATAAAAAACTGGCATTAGAGAACACAGGTGTTGGGTTAGATTTTACACTGGATCAAGCACACGAAGTTGTGCCTATTCTTAGTGGCACGGCCAACTATGCTGAAACACCTTGGATGGCTTGGCGTACAGCTTTCCGTGAAGCACTCAAACTACGTGCAAGTTTGCCCGACGTGGAAAATGAATATAGACTAAAGGTCTGGTTAAAAGAAGATTCTGGCACCATTGCCCATGGACACTGGAGTCATAAAGGTGCACAGGATGCGGTGGAGTTTTATGAAGAAGTCAACGGTGATCCCACTGAACTCCGCAAGAGCTACGAGTGGGCGTGGCTAGCAAGCTATGCGTTCTTCAAACGCAGTCTAGCACCTGATCAATGATGTATTCTACTTCTAGGTCAGTAAGCTCAGGATATATGGGCAAGCTCAAACAGCGACGGCTTAGAGCATAACTGGCCGCCAACATGTCTGGACCTTGATAATGCTGGAATGCCGGTAGTTCTTGCACGGGCTCTGCATAGTGTATTTTGGTTTCAATCTTGCGCAAGTTAAGATTTTGTTGCAGAATATCCCGGTTGTTGACTTCAATCACAAACTTGTGATAGCAATGCTTATCAACATTGTTGTCATCAATTAACGTTCTAATTGCAGTGTTTTTCAAACGTTCAATCCAGTGACGAGCAACGGTTCCACGACGATGTTGCCAAGCATCTAGGTGTCGTGTTTTGACTATCATTTGCGCACAGTCAACTTCGCTCATGCGACTATTTGTACCAATATCAGAATGCCGTGTATGTTTGCCGTTGGCCACAAAGTCACGTGCAAATTCGTTGAGTTCAAATCGATCAGTCACCACTGCACCGCCATTGCCGTAGTTGGCAAAATTCTTTGTGGGATCAAAACTGATTGCGGCAGCCACACTGTGTCGACGACATCGATCTGCTAGCCAGTGTTGTGCGGCATCTTCGATTACTATATCACCATGATTTTTCCACTGTCGATCCACACTGTGTCCATACAAACCTACCAAACATACTGCTTGGTAACTTACGTCTTTTGACAGTTTTTTGTAGTCCATCTGACCATTATGGTCAGTGTCCAAGATGTGAATATTCCAGCCAGCTCGAATCCAAGCATTGGCAGTGGCCGGATAGGTCAGCGCAGGTATGATCACAGTGGGTGGTGTGATGCCAATTTTACTTCTAAAATATTCGGCAATGATTTCCAAGGCCTGTGTGCCAGAGTGACACAGTGTAGCATGCTTTACACCGTTCTTACGAGACAACCAATGAGCAAACTCTGCGGTGTAGTTGCCATCCATAAGCCGGCCGCTACGCAAAACCTCATCAGTTACTTCTAAGATTTCACTTCTTAGATTGTTGTACTGTTTTTTTAGACCAGTAAATGGAATTGTAAGACCGGTAGTCATCCATTCTTTGCCCAGGCAACATACCCACCATTGGTATCACTCCATGGACAGTATTGTTCCCACAGTGCTTTACATGTGTCGGGATTGTCTTTCATGAGTTTATCCAGTGTGGGTCTAGTTAGATATCCAGCATGACTCCAGTCATGATTTTTTATTGCAGTTTCTAAATCAGTCATTTTGTTTATCTTTTAAAGAGTTTTTTTCCAATAAGATGACTCACTTAACCACTTGAAGTAATTCTGAAATCCCTCTTCTACATCTACTTTAGGGTCATACCCTAAGATAGTTCTTGCACGATCAATATTTAATGCACCACGGCTGGGAAAGTCTGCATCTTTGTCTCGAACTTCAATGGTGCCGTTGCCCACAATTTTAACAATCATTTCGGCAGCTTCTAATAGGCTTACTGAATGACTCTTGGTAATGTTGTAAGTGCTGTTCCTAGACATGATACGAGTTGCGGCAGCTACAATCCCATCCGCGGCATCGTCCACATAGGTAAAGTCTAAGGTTTCGCCTGCGCCGTTTACCTTGAGAGTTTCTCCGCGCATAGCGGCGAGCATAAATTTTGCAACAACTCGGTCCTCAACGTCAAGCGGTCCATAAACAGCACTGGGACGTAAAATAGCATAATCAAAAGCGCCACGACGATGATAATCTTTAACAATATCTTCTCCACATAATTTCATAATACCGTACTGCCCAATGGGATGACAGTCATCATCTTCTAGTACTTGATCTTCAAAGTCACCGTACACCATTGAGCTTGAAATGTAAACCACACGCTCTACTCGGTGTTTTTTGGCACTCTCGCAAACATTGATCAAGCCTTCCATCATGACTCTAGCACCGTTAGCAGGGTTTGCATTAACAACCTTTTGTCTAGGAAAGCTAGCCATGTGAATGATAACTTCGGGCAGTGTTTTCTCCACAGCCTTGTCCATGGCTTCTGCGTCTGCAATGTTTTCCATGAACACCAAGGTGTCTGGAGCCAGCTTCTTTTGACGCTCAGTCATCAAGTAGTGCAATTCCTCTTCGGGAATGATACCGTAGTTGGTGCAGTTGTCAACAATGCTGACATCGTGTCTCATGCCTTGCAATTTATTTACTACATTGTGTCCAATGAGGCCCATGCCTCCAGTTACTAAAATTTTCATATGTATTGCTTTTCTTTCAAAAATGGTAGAATAACTTGATCTGTAAATAATTTGTGTTGCTCAGAACTGGGATGACGATCTCCGTTGATAGGAAACTCTAGTCCCGAACTATCACGGCACCATTCGTACTCTCCATCCACTGGCAGAAATTGATCAAAATCAATCTGCTCATACAAATATTTTATGTCAGGGTATATACGCTGTTGGAACACGTTGTTAGTATACGTAGTCATGAAGTATTTGATATTATGGAGTTTTAAAAACCATTGAGTTCTAAGTATATGCTCGTTGCTGTATATATATTGTCCTATCATGTCATGATAATGCTGGTAATAATTTTGTGACAACTCAGTTTGCCAATTGTGACTCATTATAGTCCAACTACCATTGCTTTCGGGAACAAATTTAGTAGGATTTTCCATGTAGCCGTCTTCTTTAACCAACGGCGGAGTTTTTTGAAAGTATACGTCGTGCCTATCTGGCCCTGACCACATAATACCAACTAAAAGGTCGTTAGAATTGTATTCTTTAAGTGACTGAATAACCTGATAAATTACACGTCTACTGATCAAACCGTTGCCTTGACTGCCCATTCCGGTACTCTCATGAGTATATTCAGTCAATGATCTTGCAAGATGTTTTGGCCACGTGTCAATCCAGGGAGATAAACATTCGCTAAAACTACACCCACCGGTGATCAGTTGCTTCATTTAATGTTTCCCCATTTAAGTGTCCAAAAAGTTTCGTTTTGTTCGCTGAGTCTTGCTATGATACGATACAGATGTCCGTATGTGGTGGGGTCTGCATGTCTAGTCCAATAAGGCGGGTCTTCAGCATGTTCCATTACAAACTTGCCAGAGTCACTATTTTGCCAGTCCCAAATTGGACTTGCCACACACAAGTCTGGGTCCTCCACATCGCCCATGCGAATTTCATGCACACATACATCACGAAACCGCACTGGCTTCTCGTCAATGATCTTTGTCATTTCAGGTTGCCAGTGCCGGTATTCAGCTAGTTCGTTGTGCGTTATTGCCATAACACATTATAGCAGATTAAGCTACTAGAGTCGAGGTCATTGGAAAAATTGCTGTAATGGCCTGAGCACAAGCACGAGCAATATCCATGTGTTCCTTTTGGGTGCCATTGCTGGCACGAAGTTCAATGTAGTGAATCCAGCTACGCAGGGTACCGTTCATGTACATGCGGCTTACAGTAAGTCCTTCAGGTAACACAGCACGAGCTTGTTCTTTGGCAATACCATTGTCAATAGCCCACTTGTACTCTTTCTTCACAGCATACAACACACGCTTCTGAGCACGTTCCCATTCATAAGCAAGAAGCTTTTGTGCCTCATCTGTCATGTCCAAGTCTACGCTATTCTGTCTATTCTGGGTGTCTTGGAATCGTGCCTCACGTAGCACAAACGCCTCATCGAGTTCAGCTGTAGGATCAGCATATCGCTGGGAGAACTCTTGAAAGCTGAAACTTCTGTGACGTAGAATCTGTCGGGCAATATCACGGGTGGTTGTGATTTCGAGACAGGCTGAGACCATTTCGAGTGGGCTCCAGTGCTGGTGCTTGATAAGGTATCTGATAAGTTTTTCGCTTGTGTCTGTGTTGAATTGATTGGCAGGGTTGGACACACGGGCGCAATAGGCAATGAGTTCCTGAGCGTCATCAACACCCTGGGATCTAAATGACTCAGTTGGTTGACTGTGGGATAAAAGGGTAACATTCATTTAAGATTGCTTAAAAGTTTATCAGTTTCGGGTTGAACAATCTCAGCAACAGCCGCCGCATCAACAATAAAGTCAATGTCACGAACCTCGTCGCCAAACTCGGTCAGAGTACGGGTCAAGACAATTTCTAATTCCACAATGTCAAGTCCCTGTCGTTTTAATGTGTTCAGATTGATGGTTTTTTGACGTTTACCATGCAATCTAATCACCACTTTTTTAATGCATTCAAGCGGGACTTCGGTCTTGTTTACTTCATCAATGATGTGTTCCCACTTGGCAAGGAACTCATCACTGAACTGCATTGGCAGGCACCGCCACTTTCTTGGGACGACCGCGCTTGGGAGCCTCGGTAGTGGGTTGTGCCTGTTTTGGAGTCACAAAGCCATCTAGTTTTACACTGGGATGAAGACCTTGTGCTTGCTTTTTCATTCTGGCTGCTTCGGCAATCATGCCTTTGGCTTCAATTTCCATGCGTTTGGCCTGAGCCAACATGTTAACAGCCAAGGACTTGTCATCCAAGGCGCCGTCAACTGATTGCAATGGTGGAACATAAGGGGTTCTTGTGTCTTGTGCCTTGCGCTCTTGTTCGCGTTTGTATTCTGCTTCGGCCTTGCGTTTTTGTGCAGGATCAACAAACCCAGTTGAGTTATCAATTTCTTGCAATCGCTTGACAGCATCAGCACCTTGCTCCATCTCTTTAACAATCCTGTTGAGCTCATCCAGTTTGACCGAGCTAGAAGGAGTGGGAGTAACAATCACTTGGTTGGTAGGAATTTTCTTGATCATGCCTTCTCGGTGCAGAGCTTCCAACTGAGGACGACCATCGGGCAACAGTCTACGATGCAACGCATCGGCCAATTGTGTAGCAGCCTGACCTTCAGTGCTTTCTACTGACTGCATGATTGAATCATGAATGTGTGTGGGCATGACTTCTGGGTACACCACAAGGCACATATGGTCCTCGTTAGGAACTTCTCTCCATAAAATAGCAACCTTGCGGTCACCGTGTCGTCCAATATGTTTAAGCATTTTCTTCTCCTTGTGGTAGTTGTGCTTCTGACTGCTGAGCTTGTTCCTGCTGTTCAGCCTGCTGTTTTACAGCCTCGAGAAACCGGGTAAGTTTGTCGTATGTTTCGCCAACAGCTCGCATTTCTGACGCTTTGAAAGCACCGCGTGTGCAAGCCGCGTCAATGAGTTGATGTATTGATGCCAAGTCGGCAATTGTAAGTTGTGTGTCCATATAGATATTTAATGTCTAAATACCTACAGAAATAATTTTAAATGCGATTTTGGGCAAATTGATCACAGCCAAGCATGGGCTGTGCGTGTGTTAAGATAGCGCATACTGGCCTGGCCCGCACTAGCAAAATATCGCTTTTCAAACAGTTGATAGGCACTCCTCCAACGAAGCCGTACAGGTTCGGGTGCATGGCAAGCCCGATAGTGCAAGCACTGAAACGTGCGAATAATAAATTGGCGGTTGATCCCGTCCTTGGCTCGGTTCCAACGCACTCTGCTCTGCCAATTGTAGTTGATCGTGCGCCCGTGTTTTAGACGGTGTTTCAGTTGGTATAATTTGCCTATGTCTCGTGGCCTAAATTTGCTCAGTTCCATGCTTTTAAATCCTTGGGACCAACAAAAATTATCTGCGTTACAATACCATTGTGCTTGATCGGCAAATCCAAGTGTACACTAACCCTGGGACCTTGCCGTTCATTGATCAAGGTATCGTTGCCCACAGTGCCCACAAAAGGAATTTTGTTCCACTTGCCATGCACACGATCTCCAATGTCCCAAGTGGCCTTGTATCGGTTCTGTGCAAAGTATTCGGCAAGATTACCCACGTGGTTGTCTCCACTGCTCACGTGCCAATTTGGTTTCTTCTGCAATTCTTTTGCTCAAAGACCAAAGTGGTTGCCAGAAATAACCAATTACAAATCCACCGACCAAGCAAGTCAGAGCAATCTTTATTTCTTCCCAGTTCATACAATTTTTCCTATGCCCAAATAGATTAGTTCATCTAGCTCACGCTGGTAGTCTTGACTCAATCGACGTTTTAGATAGATTGCTGTAAGCAGTTCAGTTCCAGACTGGCTAGCCATGCCCTTGCCACGACTTTCTAATTCTTCAACAAGATCTTCAGTGTCAAAATCGTGCAACCCTACGTCAACTTCAACTTCTGTGTATACTGTTGGCATTATGCCACCTCCGTTAGTTTTTTCCAAACAGCCTTCTTTTCTAGCTCGGTGCGATATGTAGTACGACAGCCGCCTAAATCATCACGCCACATTTCGATTGCCTTGTAACTGCCACGTGATTGAGTAGGCATACTCTCGTTGATCCACATGGCAATGGCCCAGAACATTTGACGGTTGGCAGTATCAGCTGAGTATAAGGCACGTTCGTAATCCTTGGCAATCATTGACTCAACAAAGCCACCTGGGGCCCAGCCCCGTAGCAGGTAGTTACTGATTGTGTCACGAGTATGACCAGGCACTTCCATGCCCATGTGCTTGGGATCGAGATTATCAAAGTCAATCATCACTCAGCCTCGTCGTAGTAGGCGTGTTGACCCCAAGGTGGCTCAATAGTTGTGGTACCATGCAGTATCCAAACAGTATCTGCATAATTCTCATCGCCCCAAGAACCAAACGGATATCCGTCTGTAAACACAACCAGGCGCTTGGGTTCAATCTCGTTTTCTTTGAGATAGGTAAAGATACAATCAAAGTCTGTGCCACCACCACCTTTGACTTCGTAGTCGCAAATGTCATCCAGGTTGTCTGAGTCATATTGTGCAGGATTATATGCTTCAGTATCAAACGTAATAACATGAATCTTGTAAGCAGGGAACGAGTCCATGATGCCTTGTATCTCGCCCAAGAAGTCCTTGAGCATGCTTTCGCTAATTGACCCAGAAGCGTCCAGGGCCACAGCAATATCGATCATGGGATCTTGTTTCATGCCCGGCATTACTGCATCCATGTGCCAGCCACGTCGGCTTGCTCGCATCCAAGTGTAGTCACTCTTGATAGTGCTTTCTAACTGCATGCGGAGCAGTTCGCGCCAGTTCATCTTGGGCTCAGTAAGCTCTTGAATCAGACGCTTGACACCTGCAGGCAAGTTACCTGCACCGTCCACAGTAGCGGCAGCCGCCAGCATGGCTTCCTTGATCTCATCGCGGATCTGTTGCTTTTCAGCATCGCTAAGTTTGGGACGACCCTTGCCTTCGCCTTCTTCTCCGTCACCGTCACCTTCGCCATCCAAGTGCTCGTCCAACATCTTGTCAATAAGATCACCCAAATTGATTTTCTGCACGTTCTTCATCAAGTCGTCGTAGACTTCTTCAGAGCTAAACCCATCATACTTGCGGTCGTACAAACAAGGCACTGTGGTAATCTTTTCACCTACATTGTGTTTGACAAGGTCGCCGTTGACACAGAAGTCGTTAGCAATGTTCCAGATCTGCGGATCTCGATCACCACGACGTCCAAAGTGATCATAAACACAATGCAACACCTCGTGCCCAAACAAGAACTCAATTTCTTTGGGCTTGAGCATTTTAATAAAGCGACTATTGTAATAGAAGTGGCGTCCGTCCGTTGCGGCAGTACCACACCATTCGTCAGCGTTTACTAACTTGAGTCGAGTAGCAAGGTTGCCAAAGAAACTGGCCTTGAGCAACAAGCCCACACGGGCAGTAATCAACATTTCGCGTACTTCGCGATCCAGTTTGGGTTCCATGGGACCAATTAGATTGGCAAATTTTTGTTTGTCTTCTTTAGTAGCAGTGGTACCGCTAGCTTTTGCATATAGCACGTCGGGAGTAAAATAGTGCATGTGGGTCCTTTGTTGCGTTATGTGTATATTATAGCAGAATGCAATTTATTGGTCAAGTTGTAAGTGTAGCACTTGAGTACTACAAATTCAAGTACTTTAGTTGAAACCATGACTGTGCCTGCTCACTGTAAAAGTCCAAACAAACTTGGTCTTGGTAGTGCATTTTTGGTCCATTTGGGGTTGGGTGGTCAATTGGCACAAGTCCTTGGTGGTAGCGATACATAAACCCTAGCTCACGCTTTAGTTTTGGTCTAATGGCCATGCTCATGCCGTACTGTTGCAAAATTTTAGCATAGATATCTGCCCACTCACCAGGGTTGTGAAAGATGATCAGGTTCTTTTTTATTGTGATGCGGGATGACATAACACAAACCAACTCAGTGTTTTATCTTCGTCTACATAGATGCGATAGTCGCCGTACTTGACAGCATAGGCCCAGACAGGATTGATGTCGTTGTCTTGATATACTTCACGGTGGTTGCGTTTATTTTGCATCATTTGACTGCGAGTCTCAACATCCTGACTCCAACCAAAATGTTCGTTGAACCAGCGTCGGCATCGATCAAAATCTAGCACGCCAGTGCCACGGCCAACATCTTTTTTGAACTCAATAAGGTATCGGTATCCATGTCTGGAATACCTGCCATCCATCTTGATAATTTTGTAATGCATAGTTATAAAAAGAAAAGGAGCCGTGTGCCACACAGCCCGTGTATTTAATACACACGGCCCCTTTAACTTAGGCTGAAGCCTGCAAGATGTACTTGCCAAATCGCGAGTGGAACTCGTCAAAGTGCTTGAGCTTGGTGGGCAGGAAGGGCAAGTCGTATGTGGTAAGAGCAATACGAGCACCCATCACAGTGAGCTCAGTCTCAAAGTTCTTCATCATGTATGCCAGGAAGTTGTCTGCCATGTTATGGAACTCCTTGCTGTCAACTTTCTTCTCAACAGCATCCTTGAGCTCGTAGCACATGGAGATCACCAGACTGTACATGGCACTCACTTCTTTTACGTTCAAGTCCTTGACCTTGCCATCCAAGATGTCCTTGGGGTTGGGCATACGTCCAGCAACCTTGCGGTGGCTCATGAACTTAACTGCAAGGCCTTCGCCCACAGTACCTGCAATCAGATTAGTTAGAGTCTCGTCGTCAGTGGACTCGTCGTTTAACAGCTGGCTCACAAAAGTCCATGAACGCGGAGTAGCAAATGCACGTGAGCTAGACTTGGCGTCAAAGTCGTACAAGTCCTGCTTGGCAAAACTCAAGTAACCCACAACGTCTTTGTGGATCTTGTTCATCACAGCCCACTCTTGGTAGCTGGCAAAGTCCACCTTCATCTCTTGGTGAATAAAGCGGTTTGCCAGCGGTGTTGGCATGCGATATGTAACACCCTTGTCCGACTCACGGTTACCTGCGGCAACCATCACAACATTGTCGGGTAACTTATACTTGCCAATACGTCGATTCAAGATCAGCTGATACGCCGCGGCCTGTACACTAGCCGGAGCCGAGTTCAGTTCGTCCAAGAACAGCACCACAATGGGATACTGGCTGGCAAGTTCGTCGTCGGGCAGTTCCACAGGAGGTGCCCAATCCATCTTGCCAAGGTCCTTGTTGTAATACGGAATACCGCGAATGTCTGTGGGTTCCATCTGACCCAGGCGCAAGTCAATCATAAGACCATTAAGGTCATTAGTGATGCCTTCAACAAGTTCACTCTTGCCAATGCCGGGAGGACCCCACAAGAACAAAGGACGTTTGACTTGGAATGCCTTGAGCAGACTTTTGCGAGCTTGCAGGGCGGTAACGGTGCGTGATTCTGACATGGGCTGTGCCTTTTAAAAAATTGTTGCTAAGTCGTTATTGTAGTTGATCTTGATTTAATGGTCAACTGTTCATTGTTGCAAAAGGGCTAAGAACTTCTTCAGTTTCTCCATCCATCTCCTGCGCCTCGTAGACCCAGTTCACTGGAATCTCCAGCTCACGGGCCACGTCCATGGGAGTATTGCCTGCTTTCAGCAAGTACTCGATGTCTAGTACTAGTTCGCTCATCTTACTCATGTTATTCACCTTAAATTAAGCCGGAACTCGAGCATCCATCATTTCTGACAGGATAAATTTGGCAATGTTGATTTGCTTGCGAGCAGTTTCAGTCTGGCCCATGGCCATTAGTTCTTGTGCATCACTCAGCACACCCATAGCAACCATTTCAAGTCCAGTGAACTTTGCTGTGATGCTTTCCATGTACTGCTCACGGATATCAGCTTCAGACATACCGTAGCACTTGTTTTCAAATTCTGTCATTTCAAGTTCCTTTGTGTTTCAATATGTGTATATTATAGCAAATTGGGCGTTTTTGGTCAAATCAGAGCTTTGAATAACCCTACAATGCCAATGGTCAAAGAAATCAGGTTGACCATTAATTGGGGACGATTTTTAACCCGTGCCGCCCAGATCAAAAACAATACAGTGCCCAGGGCAAATGTCACAATGTTGTAAGGGTAAACTGAGGGTCCGATTGCGTTGAGAGTATGGCCAGCCACAATTGCTATGGCCCCTGCCCACTGTATTGCTTCATTTGTTTTGTTCATGCCACAATTATAGCATTTTGGGAATAATTGGTCAACCAAAGAAAAGGCCTGCATAGGGCAGGGTTTTTGTAGTACTTGAGTATTAGTTTTTTATTTGACTTTTTCGGTAAGTTTGACCCACGTTTTTCCATCGCTAATAGCTTGCTGAGCAAAGTTCTTAGGGGTAGGGGCGTTTGGGTCAACTAACCCACGTTGCACTAGCTCATCCACAGACTGTTCGTATGCAAGTGCAACATCTTCTCTAAGAGTTTTAAGAATTGCAGGCGGGGTTTTTGCTGGTGCAAAAATAGCATAGTTGGTGTGAATATTTGGGAACTGTCTCAGACCCAGTCCAACCATGGTTGGGGTATCAGGCAGACTTGGTACCCTACGATCACCTACCACTGCAATTGGTATTAACGTTCCGGCCTTGATGTGTTGTATAACCTGTGCTGGTGGTGCAAAAATCATGTCAAGATTACCGGCCACTACGTCCAACACAGCAGGCGGAGCAGCCTTGTAAGGTACATGTACGCCCTTGACTCCCAACACATGTACAAACCACTCACCATAGATATGGAACGGGCCACCAGTACCAGCACTGCCGTAAGTGAGTCCTTTGTTCTGAGCATATGCCTTGAGCTCCGGCACAGTTTTAACATTGAGCTTGGCACTTACTGCCAGTACAAAAGGTGGCGCCGACCCAATGTATGCAACTGGTACCAAGTCAGTTTCCCAATCATAGGGTACCTGATCCAGTAACACAGATGACGACGCTAAAATATTGGGCTGAGCCGACAATAGCGTGTAGCCATCTGCGTCACTTTTGGCTACAAAATTTGCACCAATGGTTGTTTGCCCACCAGCTTTGTTTTCAACAATAACCGGTTGCTTCCAGTTAGCTGAAAGCCGTTGGGCTACAATCCTGGCAATAACATCGTTGCCACCTCCGGGTGATAGGGGCACAACAATTTTGACTGTTCGATCAGGAAACGCAGTCTGCGCCTGTGCCAATGACACCCCTAGCAGAGCTAGCACAAATAAAATTTTTCTAAACATGATAAGTTCCTTGTAATATTACATTGTAGGACCGTTGCCGTTCCTAAATCCAATCTCACCACCTTCTGCTGTGATACGCTTATAAACGTCTTCCAACAAGATAGGTGCAAAATCTGTTTGCTCCACGCATACGCAATGGTAACGCACATCAATTTCGTTACTGTACAATACTGTACCAGTTTTGGCATCAACCCCACGTGCTCTCTTAACACGGCTGGCATGCAAGTGTCCGTGAATGTTCACACCAAAGCGACCAATGCTGGCCTCATGCACAGGAATGTGACTCAAGATCATGCCGTTCAACACATGATACGCTCGCAACTCACGAAAGTACTCACGGTACTCGTCATCACGAAAAATGTCATGGTTGCCGCGGATCAATACTTTGTCGCCGTTCAAGCGAGCCAATGTTTTCAAGGCCTTGCGGTTGATAACAACATCACCCAAGTGGTAAATCTTGTCGCCGGGACGAACAGTATCGTTCCATCGACGGATCATTTCCTCATCCATCTCATCAGGATCATCCCATGGACGCAACTTCACGGTGTCGTCATCAGGATGTGTAAACTTACACACCCCAGCATGACCAAAGTGCGTGTCACTGACTAAAAATACTGCTGGCATATTATTCTCCTACTATCCAAATTTCTTTAAAACCTTCATCTAACGATGGGGGTTCAAAACCTGTAATCATCTTTTCCATCACATCTGCTGGAATGTTCTTACCAGGGCGATTTGCCAATCTACGTACCAACTCTTGTGGCCCAGGCACTTTGAATACCACAGCAATGTGTTCGTATTGTGAAGGCAACAGTGTGTTAAACTTCTTTTTACGACTTGCTACTGTAGTGCTTGTTTGGTCCCAGATAAAGTCCAAGTTGTTAGCTTGACAAGTCAACGCATGGTTCACCATCAAACGAACTGCAATAGGCATGTATTCGTCAAACACTTCACTATATGTTTTACCCTGGCGGTGTGCCTCTATTTCAACATACATATCAGTACCAACCACTGGCATACCTAAAGCCCAGATTTGATTTTTAATCCAAGTACTTTTACCCGAGCCCGGGACCCCGATTAATTGATAACACTTGTTCATATATCTCCTTCGCGGGCTTTTGGGATCACAAAGCCCCAATCTGTTGTTTCACCATTGATGGTGTGTTTTTCGTCTTCGTCGTAAGTCCAACCCAACACCTTCATCATCCGGTGCTTGACCAACAAGTTGGGGCTACGGAACGATTCAGTATCCTTGAATCCTAACATCACACCAATCTCACAAACTGCACCTGAACGACACACACCTGCATGACAATGCACGATGACATTCATGCGTTGCTCTTGTGCATGTTGCAATAGTCGAACCAGTTCTTGTGCCTGTTCATCTGTGCATTTGCACTCGTCAGGGAAAAATTTATCGTCCTGTTCGGCATCCAAGAATTCAAACTGGTGAACTTCGCGGAACTGATACTTGGGTACAGGGAATTCGTATGCAGGATCCACAATCTGAATCAGCATGGAATTAACGCCAGGGTCAATATGAAACCCCTGCCGAATGTCACTCATGCTAACGTTTTGAATCCACATACGAAATCTCCATTAATGCGTTATTATAGCACTAATGGAGAATTTGGTCAACCGCTTAGTATCTATAGGTGTCGGGTTTGTACGGGCCGTCAACTGTGACACCAATATACGCGGCCTGCTTGAGTGTCATTGCAGTGAGCTCCGCACCAATCTGCTCCAGATGTAGTCGTGCAACTTTTTCATCCAGGTGCTTGGGCAACAGGTACAGTCGACCTGTTTCGTATCGACTGGTGTTGGTGTAAAGATCAATTTGTGCCATGACTTGGTTGGTAAAACTGTTACTCATCACAAAGCTGGGATGGCCAGTGCCACAACCCAAGTTAACCAGTCTGCCTTCTGCTAGCAAAATAATACGTTTGCCACTGGGGAAAATAACATGGTCCACTTGTGGCTTGATGTTTTCCCACTCACAGTCCTTGATACCTGCAACATCAATTTCAGTATCAAAGTGACCAATGTTACACACAATAGCATTGTTCTTCATGGCGTCCATGTGTGCGCGAGTGATAACATCTACGTTGCCAGTGGCAGTTACAAAGATGTCACACTTGTCTGCCGCGTATTCCATTGTGACCACACGATAACCTTCCATTGCCGCTTGCAGGGCACAGATAGGATCTGCTTCTGTAACCCAAACTTGTGCAGAGAGTGCTCGCAGAGCTTGTGCAGAGCCCTTGCCCACGTCTCCATAGCCGGCTACCACTGCAACCTTACCGGCAATCATGACGTCAGTGGCACGTTTGATAGCGTCTACAAGACTTTCTCTGCAACCATACAAGTTGTCAAACTTGGTCTTGGTTACAGAATCGTTTACATTGATAGCAGGCATCCGCAGTGTGCCAGCCGCAATGCGCTCTAGTAACTTGTGAATACCTGTTGTGGTTTCTTCTGTGACACCTCGGATACCAGGAACTAGATCAGGGTGTTTGTCATGGATGTACCCAGTTAAGTCATGTCCATCATCAAGGATCATGTTGGGAGTCCAACCATCTGCACCACGCACAGTCTGCTCAATGCACCACCAGTATTCCGCTTCTGTTTCGCCCTTCCAAGCAAAAACAGGAATACCTTTTGCAGCCAAAGCAGCCGCGGCTTGGTCTTGTGTGGAGAAGATGTTGCAACTACTCCAACGCACACTAGCACCAAGTTCAATTAGTGTTTCGACCAGCACAGCCGTTTGAATGGTCATGTGCAAACTGCCCACAATACGTGCGCCTGCCAAGGGCTTTGAGCCAGCATACTCACGACGGATTGCCATCAAGCCAGGCATTTCGTGCTCGGCGATAGCAATCTCTTTGCGGCCCCAATCTGCAAGGCCAATATCTCTAATTTTGTAATCCATGTTACCTCGATTCTTTGTATCTACGTCGCGGTTCGATATCAATTTCTTTGTACAGATAATCTCTAGTGACGTGTCCAGCTTCAATTTCCAGCAGTGCTGTTACTGCATGATTGTGCTTGATAGCACTGGCAATTTTTGGCATATCGCCTCGACCCAATTCTCGCATGCGACGAGCGCCTACTAGTACCAAATCGTATCTATTTCCAATTGCTTCCACAGCGAGTTCGCTTGTGAGCCCAGCAGTTTCAGGTGTGGTCATATTCATGTTAGATCCTTAGGGTTGATTAATCCATTACTGTGCTTGTCTTTGATCTTGTCAAGATCTTGGAACAAACGTTTTTCTTGTTGCGTCAATTTATCCTTGTGCGTTTTGCGAGGATTTCCACACAAATAACATTTTGGATTACCACAATCCATAGCATGGTGTTTGGCCAAGCGATGTGTTTGTTTGATATTGAGCTCATTGAATGAACTATGACTCTTGGCAATTTTAACTTGCCTTGAAATCGCAACATCAGTTTTGTGGCGTCTACGTGAATTAATAAATTTTGCTAGATCGTTACTCATACAGTTATTTAATTGTGTAGAACTTATTATAGCAAGTTCTACACAAAAGGTCAATTGTTTAGAACACGAGCAACACTAGTAATTACCGCCGCAATTCGCCCAATATCGCGAAGTTGTTCTACGGTGTAGCCTTCTGTCTTGAGTGTTTCGTAGTGTGCCTTGACACAGAAATGGCACTTGCCCACAATTGACGCTGCCAAACTAAATGCTTCAAAATTTGCTTTAGTTGTGCCACCATGACTTGCAATAGCATTCATACGCAACTGCGCTGGCAATCCTTTAAGGGCAGGATCATCTGCCATTTCAACGTAGGGATACCATACGTTGTTCTGTGCCATGATGCTGGCCGCTGTCATTGCTGACTCTGCGTGAACAGGAGCATCTGCCAACAACACCGCAAGTACCTTGCCGTTGCCAGTTGCAGCCAGCGCGGCCACAGCACAACCCATGGCCACATCTGCATCTAGTGTACTACGAAGTAGCACAGCGTCAAGATTTAACTTGGTGTCTTTTGCGTAGTCTGGCAACGCACCTTTTACTGATTCAATAAAACTCATTTTAATATTTTCCTGATGCTAATACGATTTGACAAATGTGTTCCAATCGTTCAATATGTTCAAATGCTCGCCACGGGCTGGTGTCAATAGCAACAACACCGTGTCCTTTGATGCCCACAATGTCATACTCAATATTACCAGCATCGTCCAACTGCAAGTTCCTGTGGCACTCATCGCCCAGTTCTTGACTAATTGGGGCCACATCACCAACATTAGGTGCCACCCGAGTATAACGACTGAGTTCTGGAAAGTCGTTAGCAAGACTACTTAACTCAATGCCACGATGCATGGCAGCAACACAGTAGGTAGGATGTAAGTGAACTACCACCCTAACATCTGTACTGTGCTGACCCATTGCTCGTTGTAGTCCAAAGTGTAAGGGAATCTCTCCACTAGGCTTTAGATTAGTACTGATGTCTGTGTAGAATTCTTCTTCCCAAGATTTAGATAGGAAAGGTGGAATGGCACTAATCTTGTCAATCAATTTAATTTTCTTGAACTGATCCGGTTGCATTGTTTGCTTGCGAACGCCACTGGGTGTGATATAAAAGTGATCACGGTCGTGATGACGAATACTAACATTGCCATCACGACTGGTAATCCAGTTGCGTCTATATGCTTCGACTAATGTGTCGCATATAGTTTCTAACATTACAGAGTCTCGCCACCAACTGTGCGGTTACAAGCACATAGTTCGCCAGTTTGTAACGCATCTAATACACGAAGTGTTTCTTCTGGGCTACGACCCACGTTCAAGTTGTTGACAGTAACGTGTTGGATAACGTTGTCTGGGTCAACGATGAATGTAGCACGTAATGCCGCCCCTGCTGGAGCATAGAACACGCCTAGCTGTGCAATCAAACTCAAGTTGTCGCCAGTTTCTGGATTGTAACGCTGTGTGTCAGCAAACTGGTTGTGTGTGATCTTGATCAAGTCACTGTGGCTCTTTTGCCATGCTACTTTACAAAACTCATTGTCTGTGCTTCCTGTGAGCAATACTGCATCACGGTCAGCAAAGTCACTTGCTAGTTTGTCATAGGCTACAATCTCTGTAGGACAAACGAATGTAAAGTCCTTTGGGTAGTAAACAATTATTTTCCACTTGCCTTCAAATGACTTTTCTGTAATGTCAAAGAAAGCATCTTCTGGCTGTCCTGGCTTGACACCTGTAACCACAAACGGTTCTAACTTATCACCAACTGTTTTCATTTATATCTCCTATTAAAAAATGATCATAGTGTTTCTACTATGTGTATATTGTAATAGTATATAGCAATGAAGTCAAGCAAAAATCAAGTTTTTCCTATTGATTGTTTCTATGCTGGAGTTTAATAAAATTTATGATGGTATTAGTTTTGGCAAATACGGAACTGCTCTAGGCCCGTAGCGTGTTTGTAGCAGTAAGCGAGCTTCTTGGGCGGTTTGAGCCCCAACTCGATCTTTAAATTCCTTGCCGTCTGATGTGCGTATAGTTGCTTCAAAAAGTTTCATGCAACTATTTAGTGGTAGGCCTTGAGAGGATCGAACTCCCACCGCTTGTTTCGAAGACAAGCATGATATCCATTTCACCAAAGGCCTATGTGGTGCTCTCAACAAGAATTGAACTTGTGTTTCATCCTTACCAAGGATGTGTAATGCCATTATACTATGAGAGCTAAGTGGAGCAGGATACCAGAATCGAACTGGTGACTGGACCTTGGCAAGGTTCTATTTTACCCCTAAACTAATCCTGCAATTTTTTACTTATTAGGCTGCTCGTAGACTTTTGAATCTATCTGCCGCGTATGATGCCGCAAATGCTTCTGGCTTCACAAACGGGATCACATTGCATGTTCCTTTAATGTAGCCTACAGCTTGTGAAATCACACAGCTTGATCCGTGCATTTCGTTTGGGTTGATGTCCAAGTGAACTTCAACTTCACGGCCTTCTAGCACATCGGCCAGCTTCAAATACAATTCGCTAACCTTGTATACTTCTGTCATGAGTCGCATGGCCGGCTTGCTTGGTTTTTGATCGTAAACACGTTCTCGGTGTACTTCGCCAAACAGTTTGCAACCGTTGTTGCCGTTGATGTGTACCACAATGGCCAGCACATAGTCAGCATACCAAGCACCGTCAATTTTGATTCGTTCCGAGTCGCAGCCAAGATAGATTCGAGTTTCGGGTGTTTGGGCCCGGATAAACTCTGCTACTTGATTGATGTCTAGTTTTTTCATCATTGTCTTTCTATTTAACTCGGGAACCGTTACAGTTTTATTATGGTACCCCTGCTCAGATTCGAACTGAGAACATATACTCCCTTTTGAGGAGAGTGACTTTACCAATTTGTCCACAGGGGCACAGCGTTTGAAATTTGGTGCCCCAGGGGAGACTCGAACTCCCAAAATTTGGCTTCTAAGACCAACACGTATACCAATTCCGTCACCGGGGCTTAAATACAATATGCACGAAAAGGAAAAAATCTATGTTAAAGATCTCTACAGATTGTTCTGTACAGAACTTTACACAACTACCGCAAGTTGGGTAACCGCAAAACACTTTGTGGCCGACCCTTTGCTGGATCTGAAAAAAGAATTTATTCCTGATGCTACATTGGTACCAGGAGACGGGATCGAACCGCCCACACCTTGTGCTTCAAACAAGTGCTCTACCAACTGAGCTATCCTGGCAATATTTGGTACCTGGTCACGGTTTCGAACCGCGGACCCTCTCCGTGTAAAGGAGACGCTCTACCCCTGAGCTAACCAGGCAAACTATTTTGGCGGAAGACGGAGGAGTCGAACCCCATCCCTGTTAAGAGAACCTGGTTTTCAAGGCCAGTCGCGGGACCAACCCCACTGCATCATCTTCCATATATGGTCGGAATGACACGGTTCGAACGTGCGACCACTGCGTCCCAAACGCAGAGCTCTACCAGGCTGAGCTACATTCCGAATTAAACTTACTTTAACTTGGGATCAATTGACTTATCAACTTCGTGCGGTTCTGCAAACCTAGGAGTTGGCTGATCCCAATACGCTGGAAAGATCTTCCAGCCAAAACTTTTCCAGTAACGATGAATGATGTTGTTTATCACAACAACCCCAGCCACGATTACAATTACACCTGTCATTGTTAAAACACTGCCGGCTAAAAATACTGCCGCTTGATCCATATCCATATTTGTAAATCCTTTGGAGTTGTGTTATTTCAGCATCAATTCCACAGGATCAATAATGGGCATGGTTGCCAGCATGATCCTGGGATATTTTGCATCAGGCCCCGGCATAACCCTGTGAGGGATATAACTGTTGAAAACAATAGGATGCTCATGCATGTTATACCTCAGCAAACAAGGATACTGATCTTGTACAGTGTGATGTAACACAGAAAAATTATACTGTTCTGTGCCTGTGTATGGGTTTGTCATAACCGGGAGCCGATTCATGGCTTCCTTGGGAATATCATACCACTCTGTATAAACATCCTCAGTGTTGTAGATTGGAAAGTTTATTTTGAAGTTCATGGGCGGTGCATCGTTGTGCAACACAACCCCATCGGTCATACCTTCTGTCAGCAATCCCACTGTGATTTCTTTGATAGGCAGGTTGACTCGAAACATAAATCGCAACAAATTTGGACACACCTTGGCCATTTGTTTGTAATCTATCAGATGCCAGAACTTTTTTTCTTGTTTTTCGTTTAGAAAATCAGTGTTATCTACAACCCAGTTCATTATCTCTTCTTTGATTTGATCAAGGTTGTCACACTCAAGTTCGTGTATACATTTGAAACGACTTTGGTCTGGGATATAATCAATCATGATATATTTACTACCTACAATTATTTGGAGCAGGGTAGGGGAATCGAACCCCTCGCTTTAGCTTGGAAGGCTAAGGTATTACCACTATACGAACCCTGCGTTGAATTACTTATTATACAGCATCTTAGCAATACTGTAAAGCAATTTTGGTAGCCATGGACAATTTCGAAATGTCGACCTAACGCTTATCAAGCGTTTGCTCTTCCTCTGAGCTACACGGCTAAATATTGAATGCACATTGACGTCTATCTACAAAAACAGTTGTACTGCACCATTGAACTAAGTCAGCCCGGTTACAATGTGCCTGCTATCTTGGATCAAATCCAAAGTGATCGCGAAGCTGGCAACTTGACCTGGGTACAGTGGGATCAGCCGCTTGACTTTGAAGTCAAATACTTTGAATAACTTGGCACGGGAACTAGGGCTCGAACCTAGAATGACAGAGTCAAAGTCTGTAGTGTTACCATTACACTATTCCCGAACAAAACTTGGTGGATGTAAGTAGATTCGAACTACTGACCTGCCGCGTATGAAGCGAATGCACTACCGCTGTGCTATACATCCGATTGGGGTATCCAATGAGAATTGAACTCATGATAGCGGAATCACAATCCGCGGTTTTACCACTAAACTATGGACACCATATAGGAGCACTCTCAACAGCAGGCCTAGGAGGCAATCTGGTTGCTGAAACTTTTGCATCTGCAGATACTAGGCTTCTTCTCCCGCGTTGACTTACGCCAAGAATGCTTTTATATGGTAGGGGTGTTCGGGAACGATCCGAATTTTACTGGTTAAAAGCCAGTTACTTCACCTTAAAGTTTCACCCCCATAGGTTTATCACTCTTGTCACTAGTCATGACAGATCTCCTTTTAAAAAATTGGTACCACCTGAGAGATTCAAACTCCCGACCCCTAAGTTCGTAGCCTAGTGCTCTGTTCAGCTGAGCTAAGGTGGTGTGTTGGTGCCCCTTGTCCGACTCGAACAGACCACCTACTGCTTACAAAACAGTTGCTCTACCGGATGAGCTAAAGGGGCAAATTGTTGGCGGTGCGAAAGAGACTCGAACTCTTAAAGCGGCTTTCACCACTCGACGGATTAGCAATCCGCTCCAATACCATTATGGGACCGCACCTCAAATTTGGCTCCCCAGCGTGGGATCGAACCACGGACACCTTGATTAACAGTCAAGTGCAACTACCGCTGTGCTACTAGGGAATAATCTACTTAGTAGGCACTCATGCCTACTATCAAAAACTTGGCGACCCGGGAAGGATTTGAACCTCCGACATTTGGTTTTGGAGACCAACGTTCTGCCAGACTGAACTACCGAGCCATATTTGGTGGAGGATAAGAGAATTGAACTCTTTTGACCTACGTGCAAGGCAGGCATAATACCCAGTATATGAATCCCCCAAATTTTCAAACACACTGTTTCCAATGTGTGTATTAAAGCACTCTAAAATACTTAGGCTGCCTGTTCGTAAAGAATGCTTTAATACGCTGTAATTTTTTATCTCACAAAAGAGACTCTATCCTACAGGCCGCCCATTTGTAGTTTAGAGTGATACCGGCTCTCGTTGCCATTGCACTAAATGAAAAACCCTGGAGTGTTTAGTTCCAGGGTCTTGTTGAATTTGTCAGTTACTTTTATGCGTAACCTGCACCTTCAATAGACCCCGACATCCCTAGAATACTATTCACGCGACCAGAGGCGTGTGACCAGGTAAATGTTGCCTGGAGCATCGCGGGTTTTGTCGACAGTGAACGGAATGTTGTTTTCATCTTAAGTCCTATTGTAGTTTATTTATGATTGTTTGTCAATCACAAATGGTAAAATTGGTTGCGGGTGAAGGATTCGAACCTCCGTCTTCTAGGTTATGAGCCTAGTAGTCTACCACTGACGTAACCCGCGTTAACTTTTATTTATATCTGGAGTAGGTGACAGGACTCGAACCTGCATTTTACGGATTTGCAATCCGGCGCCTAACCATTCGGCACACACCTACACTAATTGAATTTGCAAGTAGTTGCTCCATCGTTATAGCAACCATTCACCCGTGTAATAAACTCGAGCGGGACTCGGTACGTCACTTGGGATACTAGTCCAGTTTGTCTCCGTTACAGACACCACCCTTGCGAGTGGTTGGGAGTTGAACCCATCACCTTCTACTGTTTTGGTCCTTCGAAGAAACCTAGACAGCATGACATTCTCTTGCTGACACTTACAAAACTTGGCGATGCATGGGAGAATCGAACTCCCGTCTCCGGATAGACAATCCGGGATAATGACCATTATATGAATGCACCTTAAACTTGGCGGTCCCAGGGGGTAACGATCCCCCTCTTCAGCAGTGACAGTGCTGTGTGCGTCCATGAACACCTTGAGACCAATTTTTATAGTTAAGCACCGAGAATGCCAATTTAGGAGTCCGGTGCTTCTGTTCCAAAGCCGATGCAGTTATATCAGGATCAGTCGCCGGCCGCTGTGACCCGAATAGTGTAAGCGTCCTTACACGATACCTTATCGGTGCTTAACTATAAAAACAAAAATGCTCTGCATCCCCCGGCGGTAATTGTAGTACATCAAGATACGACGCTATCGTACCCATCACACGTACCTTCCACCCGCTTCCCGACAGGGACCGTTATCGCATTGCTAGCGGCCTTTGGGTTCAAAGACTACCACCCGTAGCTGTCACGCTACTTCTCATCGTGTGGGTCACACTATCCGGAGACACCCGGAACGTTCTTGGTGGAGATGGATGGATTTGAACCACCGCGCTTTTTACAGAACAGATTTACAGTCTGCCGCCTTCAACCACTCGGCCACATCTCCAAAAAAGGGAGAGCTACGGTTGCAGGACCTAGTGCCTCTTGCGAGGGAAGTATCCAGGCGATGTAGCTCTCAAACTGGTAGAGCGTAGGAGAGTCGAACTCCTCTTATGCGGATGAAAACCGCATGTCCTAACCGATAGACGAACGCTCCATAGTTCACTATATGAAAACACATTAGGATGTTTGATAGAAGTAACAGTTTTGAACCTGCCCTACTGTGTCGTCCACAGATTTGTCTATCAACCACATTACGGGCCAACTAGATCCGGCGCGCTTCGCTCTTTCGAGTCTGCTTTCGTGTAGTCCAAGTAGAGCCTAGCCGTCACTAGGATTTAGTTCTCTACTTGGGTACCTACCGGAGTTGGTAACCCAATGCGTTTACATATAGTGCCCAGAACTGAATCTGGGTACACTATACAAAATTAAATTTTTAACGAACTCCAAAGTAGCTTCGATCAACTGTCTTTGTTTTCTAACTTGTATCTAGTATAACATCTTGTGCTATTCTGGTCAACTTGTTTTGTAAAAGCCCCGCCTTGTTGCAGGGTCTTTACAAACTTTGCTGTGTTACTTCCTAACTAGTCTCTAGTATAACATGATTCCAATTCTTTGCCTAACACATAAAGAAAAACCCTGCTCGGTGCAGGGTCTTTGTAGATGTAGTACGAAATACTTACACACAAAGACCCCGAGATGGATCATACTCACGCTCGCATGTGAATGCCATTGAATTGAGGATGATTGCGAAAGTTTGTTTCATAAGTGTATTATATATGACAGCAGACAAAAAGTCTACTGTTTTGGTAAAATTGGATAGGTTTATTCTGTTACGAGGAAAACCTATCAAAACCCTAGGCAGTGTTTAGGCTGCCAATGCGAACTGTTCGTCGTTTGCGTTTACGTTTTTTGCTTCTACGACCGGGAAACCCCAACCCTACGGCTTTCACATTGCCGAGCTGTCCACTCTGTTACTCTTTGCCCTGTCGAAACCATGGCAGGCCCATTATAAAACATACTCAAACGGGTCTTTTCGCCTATCCCCGTGCCGTGGCTTGCAAGGATAGGGCTGAATATGCTTTATGGTGGACCTGGCGGGAGTCGAACCCGCGTCCAGAACACTTTTCTCTTTGCTTCATACAGCAATAACCTATATTATATTAGGCTTTCTGAATTTTGTCAACCAAACCGGCACTGAATGTGTTGGCAAATTGATCATATACTTTGGCAGTTACCTTGCGAAAAGTTTGCTCATCAGCATCGCTAAATTTAATAACACGAATGCCATCTTGCTCACAACGTGCCTTGGTAGGCTCAACTTCGGCCACAGCCACAGCACGCTCAAAACGTCCAGCTTCTAATGCCGCATCTTTCATGACCTGTTGCAGGTCTGCAGACAAGCCAGCCAAGAAGTTCTTGTTCACAATGATGTTAGTCAACAACAAGCGATGGTTGGGTTCCAAGATAGATTCAGCAACTTCGTTTTGTTGGCAAGCATAGATACGTGGCCATGAGCTTTCGCCGCCATCAATAGCACCATCTCGGATGCCTTCGGCCACACGTTCAACGTCCATCACAACTGGATCAGCGCCCAGGGCAGTCCATGTAGCGGCTGCAACTGGTGAATTTGACACACGCACTTTAACGCCGGCCATTTCACTTAGACTTGCAACGTCACGATTCATGGGCATGTTCATAAAGCCACCTGAGTAGGTAAATGCCATGCCTTTGATGTTGCTGTTCTTGGCGTAACCATCCAGCAAACTCTCGCCAATTTCACTTTCAAACACACGTGCCGCGTGATCGTGATCACGGAACAAGAAAGGCAAATCAAGTGCGTCAAGATCATTGTTGTACTTGCTGAGTACATAAGTGTACATCTGGCTCATTTCAATAGCGCCAGTGTCCATAACATCCAACAGGTTATGTTTGGTGATTGGTTCACCATGATTGTACTTGCTGGTATACTCGCTTAGAGTCAGCACTTCAATCTCAAACTGTCCTGGTGCACGGGCTTCTACTACTTCAGTAAATTTTTCAGCGGCACGAATAAAAATGTCAATAGGTTCATGGGCTAATACCCATTTGATGTGGATAGGTTTCATAATATTTTTTCCTTGAGTAATAGCTTGCATGTGTATGCTACGGTGGGCGTTCTAGGTATTGTGCTAGTAAAGGGCATTGCCCAAGCGTCCATTATTTCCGACGTCAGCCCCTGCTGGCGTTGCTAGAATTATTTAGCTTTTGCAAGCGTCTTGTATAGCATTTTTAAGGCATTAGTGCGCAATTGTTAAAATTTAAAATGATTGTTGATACCTGAGCTTTCAAAGTCAGCTTCGCCCAGGTAATAAAAGGGTGATAAAAACCCCACAAAGCCAACTGCTTGCCCCATTTCTCTGTTGAAGTACTTGCTGTCAATAGTTTTTACTAGATGTGCAAGACCCGCTTGCCATTTGGCATACTGTGCAGTTTCTTTAAAGTTGGTATAAAACCAATGATCCATCTCGTTGTAAAAACTGTTGGTTGGTTTACTGGTCTGGAATGTTTCTTGATTGTACTGTGGGTAGATTAACGGCTTGATCAAGTGCTCGTATGTTGTTCGATGGGTGTAGCTGTAGTTTGGCCAACGGCACACATACTGCATGTGTTTGTTGTGCTCTAGCATAAACCAGTTCTTGACCATGTGGCATTGTTTGATAAACATCTCTGGCAAGTCAGGCGTCCAATAAAAATATTCGTTGGTCATGTTGGTATAATCACCAAAATCACCCATGCTATGATTGGCCATAACATCAATAAAGTAAGCGTACCACTTTTTGTCCTTGATGCATAGCTTGGGCTTGTCTACCCCGTACAAGATGCAAATGCGTTGACCAGTGTCTGCTAGCTTTTTGTGACCTACATAGCCTGTAGCTGAGTGCTTGAACGCATGTCCAGGTTGGAAATAATCTTTAGTTTTCATAACCCAAGATTCATCATACACTTGAGTTAACATGTTTTCACTGTAGTCGTGCATGGTAATTTTTGTGCGAGGTGAAGCAGTGGTCAACCAGTTCAGCACAGGATATGCCGCATAACGTGCTTCGCTTAGAGTGTTCTCAGGTTTGCAGTTAAACGGATCGTCGCTAACATCTTTCTCACCAGTCTTGGGATATCGAAAAACAACCTCATCAAGGTGTATTCCGTTGTTGATAAAGCTATACAATGCTGTAGTCGAATCTCCCCCACCAGAAAATTCTAAACGAATGTAATCGTACTTGTCCCGTAATTGTTGCGCACGAATTCGATACAGGTCTAGGATATTGATATTGGGTTCAACTAGCCAATTTTCGGCACCAAATATTTCGTTGCTGAAATTCCATTCGGGAAACTGATTGGTTTCTGTTGCCTTGGTCAGTGCCATGGGCTTGCTAAAAAACTTTTCAGTTCCTACAGTGTAGTACCCCAACTTGGGGTTTTGTTCAATCTTGATCATTGTGAGGTTCCAAAAAAGTTGTTGTACCAGTTGTTGGCTGACTGTGCATGCTTGGCTTGTATTTTATTTTTGCTGTTAAAGTAGTCAAAAAAGTTTATGGCCAGTTGTTCAGTTTCGTTGTCAATGTCTATTTGCCAGGGCAGATCTATGCCATAGTACATGGCCATGTTTGCTAAAGGACCTTGATACCAAAAGTGCTGAAGTTTATCATTATAGTGTCGTCTTGATTCAGACACAACAGTGTCCTGCAGCCATTCCTTGATGCAAAGCTCTTGACCAACAGAATTCATCAATTGCCAGTATGGAGTATCGTTTTTTGGCGCTAGATACATACCAACTTGAATACGTTTCAGCACGTCATTATTGATGTTGTTAACAAACTGATTGTACGAATCTTTCCAGTCAAACGTTCGATCATGATCCTGCTTGATGTAATCAACCAATTGATTAATAAAAGCCAACTGAGTTGAAAATCCATTGGCGTCATATACGTCAGTAAACCCGCTGGAGATACCCAGCGTCACACAATTAGCCACAAATGTTTGTTCAAAGAATCCGGCCTGCCAAGATATTTTTCTTTTGATTGCACCCTTCATCCACGGGAACCGCTGATCAAACTCGTCAATCAACTGCTGTTCATCAGTAGTAAAGTTTTTGTTGTACACATAACCATTGCCACTGCGCCCTGGTTGTGGCAGACCAAACACCCATCCTTGACTCATGGCATAATGTCTGGACACACAATCTGATGGATTTTCTAGATCATGACGATTTGGTCCCTGCCCAACTATTGCGGCATTGTTAATAGTATCTTCAACCGGACGCCAACGAAACGGTACAAACTGCGAAAACAATCTCTTGAACCCGGTACAGTCAACAAACAGATCTGCATGCACCTGTGAATCGTCTTCACCTACTAGGTGAGTAACTCTGGTCCCATCAAACACCACATTCTTAATTCGCAGAGCTTGAACTTTGACTCCGCAAGGAATGCCCACGCTTTCGTGAATTACGTCTTTGACATAATCAGCATTGAAATGAAAACTTGAAACCAATCGCTTCTGTGGCAGATGCTGTTTGTTCATGATTGTTTTGTAATAGCTATACCAATAGCTTTCGCTTAGGTCGCCAGCCCTGTTTTCATTTTTACGCAGTCCTTTGTTGTATAGGTGTAACCATACGTCCCACAATGTGTATTTGTCATCTTCGGCACCCGATGCTGGACCCAGAGGTTTTGTTCTATGCCCATAGGTGTCTGTTATAGATTGTGTAATTATCTTGGCACTAGGATTCCACTGGAATCCAGAGACCATGGGTGTCTCGGTGCCATCAAATCCAAAAAATGCCACACCATACTTGTAGCTAGAATTTGATTTTTTCATCCAGTCATAAGAGCTCTCGTCATCAATGCCAAACAGTTTGCGCATAACATCACGACAGTTAAACGCAATGCTTTCTCCGACACCGATGTAAGGAGTGTTGGGATCATGTACAATAGTCACATCAGTTCCTGGACAATTTCTTTTTATGGCGGCGGCTGCAAAATATCCAGCGGCTCCGGCGCCCACAATCACAACTTTGAGTGGCTTGGCTTCAGCATTTTTTATCATGTTATCCTATAAGTGTTTTTTAAATTAACGTAACAGCCGTTGAGTGACTTGGTACCGGCAATTTCGTCCCAGTGCTTGGGTGCAATGGTTTTTACATGATTCCTAAGCCACGCAAACCCTCGTGCATAATAATTTTGTCCTAGATCAGGAGACAAACTATTCCATAACCATTCGTCACGTTGTGGCCAACTGGTGCATAATGGTTTTTTAGCCACAACAGCATCGGGCATCCAATCTTGGTAAATTAACCTGTGCATTCCGCCCATGGTCAAGGTATAAGGTTTGTTGTTGTGGGTAAAATACACCGCTGCCAATCCTGCTGTGTCGTTAAACGAAAGGTGCAGAGATCTTGAAATTTTGCCTTCAACTACATGTTTACCATCACAGTGGCCTGGGTCAAATTTTTCACAGTAGTTTTTGATCACATGCGCTTGTTTGCAAGGCAACATTGGAAAATCAGCACCCCAATAAAAGTACTCGTCGTATTCGCCAGGTCGATTCAGCATCTGAGCATAGCCACTAACGCCGTGATCAAGTCCATCTCTAAAATTAACAAACCAATCTGTGCCTTGCTGTGTTATCATGGGCTTTTCAATTCCCCAAATAAAACACAGGCGTTTACCTTGATTGATGATATTGGCGTAGTCGGGTATGTCCTGTCTAAATTGATGTCTTGACAAAGTAACTGGAGAGAAGTAATTGTTGACTCTGTAAAAGTGATCCCAGCGAGTGTTGTAATCCTTTAACAGTTTGATTTCCATGTCAGTAATATCAACCAGTCGATGTTTAGTGTTGCGATACACAGGATTGTTAGCCAGCAACTGCTGGGTGATTGGTATACTAGTCTGTGCTAGCTCTTCATGAAAAAAAGTGGTCTTGTCATCGTGTGCGGCTTTCATGTTGGTGTACTGCGCAATCTCATCTATAAAGATATTGTTGCGTACAAAGGTCTGCAGGATATTGTGACTGTCAGCACCGCCACTAAACCACAGCACAATGTAATCATACTGATCTCTAATTTGCCTAGCACGTTGCTCGTACCAAAAATCTAAACTGCCCGGAGGTTCCTGGGACCAGTCAACGGATTGATAGGTGTCTTGATTGTAGTGCCATTCTACTGGCAGTTTTGATTGTGCGCTGTGCTCAATTGCTTCTAGTTTGCTGTAGGTTTTACGTGGACCCACAGTGTAGAATCCATATCGATCGCGATTGTCTAGAGACATATCAACGTCGAACGCCTTGGGCGGCTTGTTGCCAGTGCCTATTTTCCTGGGCAAAACGTTTTTCCACTTCGGCAAGACTGAGAACAGGGGTTGACAAATATGCATTGGCCTGACGTTGTTGTATGCCTGAGTCTGTGGCCAGCACCTCTAGGTCTCGACGATATTGAGCAATATCTGCCTCTGGAGTAGCGGCAGGCACCAGTAACCAAAGATTGAGCACAAAATTTTCTAGTCCACGCATGCCAAGGCTGGCAAATGTGGGAATGCCTCGATGACTGCGAGTGCCTGTAATAGCGATTGGAAACAGTTGTCCACCATCAATCCAGCCTTCGCTATCAGCCAAGAATTCACTGGTTAGATCAATGTGTCCGCCTATAGCATCACGTGTGGCTTCGATGCCTCCAGGATAAAACGCCAACACCAGTTCAGTGTTGGGAAGATGTTGTTGCATGGCAATGGCCATAAGATGCGATATACTGCCCGGAACAACCCCAATGGTCAATGTGCGTTGTTGGCGTAGTTCAGCCCAGCTACGATATTTTTTGCTCATTAATACCGGCGCTTGGTCGCCAGCAAACATCATGATAGGACGGAACTGTTCAACTCGATGCGCTTCAGTTTCTTTAAACAGCAAAGGCCTGATCATAAAACTGCTGGATGCGGCCAGCACTTCTGGACGCTGTGCATTGGCCACAGAGTTTGCGGCAATACTACCACCAGCACCTGGCCGGGTTGCAAACACATAGGTGCGTTGTGTCTGTGTTTTGTTGGCCAGTGCAGTGCCTTGTCGCAACACATTGGCTGTATTGCTACCGGGACTGAATCCCCATACCACTGAAACAGTTTCAGCACTGGCGGTCACTGCCATCACACTCAAAATCAAAGTTAATAAAAATTTATTCATTGTCATTATTCTCCACAGGGATCCACCCCAATTTAAAAAAATCCTCTTGGATCTCGTCAGTGACATGACCTTCGCCCACAAAGTGTTTGTCATACCACTCAATTCTTGCTCGTTGCTCACTAGTCAACTCCGCATCATCTGTTGCGGCACCACCACGTATGCCCGAACAATACCAGTCCATGTAGTCGCCTTGTTCACGCATGTCGGCCACAATACCCCCGGCGTAGCGCCACGAGCACGACCAAGTTTGGCCCTTCAACAATGGCCACACTGCGTTGCGTTGCCAGTCTTGATTGCACAAGGCCGCGTAGATGTTTTGTGCATACTCTTCTCGTGCTTTGGCCTTGGCACAGATCCACTCGGTACTGCGTAGATCGTATTCAAGATTGTTTTTCTTCCACTCCTCGTCAGCGTCGCGGGCAAGATCATGTGCCTTGGCATCTTCGTACATGTTCAAGTAATCCTGATTGGGCTCCTCGCCAGTTTCTTCACAGCGTTTGATATAGTTTTCTGCTTGAAAGGTATGACGTTCTTTGCTACGATTCATGTGTGTTTTTGTTTGGTACCAGAGACGGGACTCGAACCCGTATGCCCTTGCGAGCGGCAGATTTTAAGTCTGCTGTGTATACCATTCCACCACTCTGGCGAGTGTTTGTTAACCGCCTCGGCCGGCTGCTTTGCGAACTGGTTTACCTGCGGGTGCTAGCGGAGCAGAACGTTTGGCGGCCTTTTGCTGAGTCTTTGATAACTTTGCATCAGGATGCGCAGAGGCATTCTTTCGATCTAGTGCTTGTTTCACTGCTGTGATAAAAGGTACTGGCGTTTTTGACATTGTTGCTCCAAGTTTATTTAGCGGTCAGTTGTGCCCAGGCCAACCATTGCTTAAATGCATTATACACTGTTTCTGCTTCTTTGTCATCCACTGGCACTCGAACTCCACGTACATAGAATCCTTCTGGAGTGACCTTTATCATTTCATCTCCATCATTTAATGTCCATGAAATTGTATTGTTATGATACAAGCCTTCGGTACTGCCGCCCATGTCTACCTGTAGTGTCTGCGGTTTGATAGGTGTCATGCTAGTCCTTGGTCCGGCGTGCAAGAATCGAACTCACATTCAAGAGGTAGAAGCTCTTTGTATTATCCATTATACTAACGCCAGGTTGGTGGGACCACTTGGAATTGAACCAAGACTCAATCGATTATGAGTCGACTGCTTTACCATTAAGCTATGATCCCAATGATTGTATTATAGCAGGAAAATTATTTAGTGTCAACAGTGCCGTCAGCCAGGTGGTCTTGCTTGATTTCAGTCACAGGGTGTCCCAGGATACGTGCAATTGAGTTTTTGTATGTGATTCGCTTGTTGTTGTGATCACGTATGGCAATTGCCCTGCGCCCAATTTCTGCCAAACTAAGCATTTGTTCAACGCCGGATTTGAGTTGCCATTCTAAATCCCAGATGGCATGGTGGATGTCGGTCATGGCCTGGATGTCTGCATCCAGCTCAGGACTTTGTGGTAGCTGACGGTATTTGTCTTCATACCAATCAAGTTCTACTTGGTTTGCACCATTGGTGCGTATGTGCTTTACTCTGGCAATGCAGAGTCGGTCTATTAGTTCAAGTGCGGGTAAAAATTCCATAGTTCACCTTTAAAAATTTATTATAACACGTATGTCAACCAGTGTCAAGCCTGTATCCAATTTACGCTGTCACGTTTTTCAATGCTTTCGTTGCCATCGTATTCGTTTACTTGAAACTGTGTTCCTTCAGGGATCCACTCAATTTGTAAATCATGCATACCACCATTGTAGATATCTGGGTACTTGAGCACAAGAAACGCTCGTAACTCGTCCCATTTTTCCTGTTCTACTAACTCAACTATGGCAGGATCAAACAAGATTTCTGGCCGGCTGGTATTCCAAGAGAACCATCCTGCACCATAGCCGGGCGAGTATAACACTGCTACCTTGCCATCACGTATAACCTTGTCCATTTTTATTTTGTCACAATTCTATATCTTGAATGAGGGTATTTTGCTTGCAACCACTCTAGCAATCCAGGCTCGTACGGTAACTCAATGGTGTTGTTGTAGTTGGCAATGTATGTCATTCTTCAACTCCTTCAACTTCCTCTACGGGTTGATTGGGAATGTTTTCTGTATCACCATCTTGTGCAACAACAAAGCCCATGCCTAACATTATTTCAGTTTCAAAAGGCGTGCAGTGAGGGCGAAACACAAACAGTCTACAAGTGAGATTATCTTGGCTGTAGTAAATCCTGTATCTAACCGATTCTATGCCCAAAGTGTCAGCCAGTTCCTGCGATGAGAATGTTTCAGGCCAAGACTCGTTCACACTGGCCCGGGTCTTTTCAAAGTAGAAGTCCTGCATACGTTGTACACCAGAACCCCTGCCCCAAAATGCATTTTGCTTGCACCATGCAATCTTGCGGTCTAGCATTTCTGTTGTGATTTCATTGATCATTCTTCAACTCCGAAATGTTCTTTGATCCTACGGTTAATCTCCGCTAATACCTCTTCGGTAACATCTTTGACCTCGCCTGTTGGAACACAAGGTTCACATTCCCAAGTGCAGATTGTTTTACTTTTTCCATCTTGCTCAACCACAACCGATAGTTTCATCATTCAACTCCGAAATATTTTTTGATAGCATTCATATGATAATCTTCGTTGTAGCCACCGACATTTTTTACGGCCTGGATACATTCCCGCACAATCAACTCGGCAAACTTTGGTACGTCAAAACTTTGATTGCGGTCATATATATCGGGATCGCTTCTAAAGCCGCATTGTTCAGCAAGTAGTTTGATTTGTTCATTCATTTTGTAAACCTCGGCATGTTAGCAGTACCGCCAGCGTATTCAAAACTTGTCAACATGGGCAACAAACCCGCTAGATCCTCTGCAGGATGACGTTCAATCACAGTCATAGCATCACCGTCTTTGAGCATAAAGTACAATTTCTCAGTACCTTCTTCAATTTGATTTTGAAATATATGTTCTAAATCTTCAATGGTCATTCTTTAACTCCGAAATGTTCTTTAACAAACAATTTAATTTCCTGAATTGGTAACTCGTCATCGTCACCATATCGTTTTATCATACTATGAATTAAATCTTGCACAATCAACTCGGCGAACTTTTTGTATGCTACTTCACATTCCTCGGCACTCATCCATTTAGGCCAAGGGTTACCATTAAGGTCCACATACATTCCTGCTTCTTGAGCAAGTTGTTGAATTCGTTCGTTCATTACAAATCACCTTTGAGGGTGTGCCATACCTTGGGGTCACAACCCAAGTAGATGTGATACTTGACGTGATTGCGCCAGCGACTGAATCTATTTACTCGACCTTCAACCCAGTTGAACATACTGTCCCTGAACCATAGTGGGTTTACAATAGCAACTATCAGCAACACAGCCAAAAAGGGCATGCACACAATTACTGTAACCCAGTGAAAGGTCATGGCCCGATAAAAGCGGCCGCCTTCGGGTGTGAGTGTAATTTCTTTGTTCATGTTATTCCTCTTCAAAACAGTCGTATTCTTCTTCCTCTTCCTCGTCACCAGTTTCAATTTGAACATGCCCAAACATCAGCAGGCCTTGATCTGATGACACTTCAAAAGGTTCTGTAAATTCAACAAACGCACCGAGTCCTTGCAAAAATTCTTTGGTGTATTCTGTGTCACGGATATCTTCAACACGGATGCAACCAATTGATCCAGAGTCCACATCGTGCATGGTGCCAACATTGGACCTGTAAGTACCGTCACCGTATGCAGTACCAAAGCTGGCAAAACAACGACCGTCCCGGAGTGTGAACTCGCCGTCAACCCCACGTCCAGGAGCACCCGGAGGGAAAAACAATTCGCAACATTCTTGCCATTCGGGGTGCATAACATAGCACAAGTCACCAATGTAGTATCGTCCTGCGGGCATAGTCATGTTTATCACCATTCTTTCTTGTTGCCATTGGCTTCGTTGTCACGATAACCTGCGGTGTAGGCTACGATTTCATGTGCAGTCATCTGTGCCAACTCAATCTTTGGTGAGTTGTAACTGTCACCTACAAAGTAGTGAGGATTGTACTCACGACCGTAGTAGCTGTCTGCTTGTCCGCGATCATAGGGACCTCCATGGCGTTCAGTGTAGTAACCAGTTTGTGTGTGTTCTAACAACATCATTGAACTCCTTAAGCCGCTTTGCGGAAGTAACCATAGGGCAAGCCCTGGGTGAAACAAAAATATTCATGGTCGCCATTGGCGCCTTCGGCGTCTATGAGCCATGCAATCACACGCTCACGGTTGGTACCGGTGTGCATGAGACTGGTAACACGATCTTCAAACTTCACAATGGCGTCAGCTTCAGCTACCTGACGATTGGCGTGTTCACGCTCGATCACAGAGCCCAGACTTGCAAACTCCATCTCAAATTCTGCAAGAGTCCAGGTGCTGGTATCAACACCGCGGGGACGAACGCCATAGGCATCCTTGTACATGTCCCAGTACTGGCAAGCATACTGCTCGAGAGTGCTCATTTCTTCCCAGCTTTTGAACTCTTCCATCTTTGGCTCCTTTGTGTCTATGTGTGTATTATAGCAGATTGGGATTAATTGGTCAAACACCGCGAACATCTGTGTTCAAGTTGGGTCGGTGTGTGCGGATCAAGTCACGTTCAAATGTGTGTGCTTCAGTTTTACCGCGCATCACAGCCAAAACGTTCACAGTAAAACCGCCAGTGCCACGCTCACGCATGCACTCATACAGTGCCCAAGATTTGTCTTCGCTACGTGAGCGATACAAGTGCTTCATGCAACGAGTCATCACGCTCTTTTTCACAGTGCTTGCAGTCTTGGCAGTTACGCCAATGTAAAAATCGCTACCGCTTGTGAGCATGTAAACAATGTGAGTACGATCTGTACGTTTTTTACGGGCTACTGTTTTTGTGTTCATGTGTATATTATAACCGATCTTGCGTTTTTGGTCAACCAGTTTTCACATGAAAAGTAGTACTAAAAAGTACTACTTTTTGGGGCTAAAAAGTGTTGTTTTTATGCTACAGTATAAACGATCGGGGTATTTTGGTCAAGTAAATACCCCTATGGATTACTCGGTTTTTATTGATCAAACATTGACCAAATATAACATTCCCTTTCATGCAGAGTTCAGTGCATATTACACAAACTTTCATCCTGACCGTGGTTGGCCCGTAAAAATGCCCGACATTGAGCCAGGCAAATTTTTGGTCTTGCACTTGCCCGACTACATTACTTGGAAAGGTCGTCGCATACTTGAGCTGGAACAAATTGAACAACGTTATGGTGCTGACGCCAACCGAGTGATTGTACACTATTGGAATCATGGCCTGAGCCGATACTACGCAGGGCCACTCAACATTATTGAGTTTAGCAATCACAATCATGGTACTGCAAACAGCCTGCGAGACATTTATCCCGAGTGGAAAGATATTCTAAATCCTCGACGCACAAGATGGCAATGTTTGAACGGTCGCTATTGTCAACATCGCAGACGTGCGGTGGATGTTCTACAGCACTGGCCTCATGGTGTTCTAAGTTATGGTACAGAAATACCACTACCGGACTGGGGGTATGATCACTACATGGGTTGTAACAATCAAGAAAACTTTTTAAAATTAAAGTGGGTTTATGAGTCAGCGGCAATCAACATTGTGACTGAAACCATGTATGATGATGCTCCGGGTATTGTGACTGAAAAAACACAAATGGCTTTTGCCGCAGAACAAATACCCATTGTGATTGGCCACCAAGGTATTGTACAAGACTGTCGTGAACTGGGCTTTGATATGTTTGATGATTTGGTAGATACCAGTTACGATATGTTGCCCAATGATATACGAGTAGAAGAAGCCCTGCGCAGAAATCAAGACCTTATCTTGGGTCGCGTTGACCTTGAACCTTATCGTGCTAGACTACAGCGTAATAGAGTATTCTTGCTTGACGAGTTTCCTGAACGTTGCCGATACAATTATGACCGTCAAGTTGCGGCCCTGGCCATGCGTCTAGGTACGATTTAAATATCTCAAAAACTTTTCAAGATCGCCGTACAAGGAATACGTTGTGGCTTCCTTGCTACCAAACAATAATAGTTTGGGCTTCTTGCCAAGAAAGATGTAGTAAGGACAGGTGAGCTTGCGATCAAATGTTAGCAGTTGGCCTGGCAATGCAGGCATACTAGCAGGAATATCAAACTCGTAGTGTGCAATTTCTAACTGACTAAAAACAAAAAAGCCCTCGGCAGTTAAGCGTAAGCCTGCATGTTCGTCGGGATTTTTCCACCACTCTTGTAGTGCTTGATCTAATGTGGGATTGATCTCCCACTTGAGCTGATCTAATATCTGTTGAGTTAGAGAGATCTTATTGAACATTGGGGTACACTTGCGCCCCTTGCGTCAAGAGCACAACTGTGAATTTGTCGGTCTTGAACTGTGTGTTGAGTTTCTTGGCCAGGTTCTTGGCATGCCCTGGATTTGAAAAGCTGACCTTTTTGTACTTGGGGCCAGGATATTGAGTCAGTAGATTTGACGTCTTGAGGTTGATGGGTTTGGAATCGTAGAACACCGCCCACACACCTTCTGAAGCCAGTACTTGCTCAGTCTTGTATGTTTGTTTGTCAGTGTGCTCAACCAGCACTAATGGCTTGGGTCTACTCATCGTTATCTCCGTAGTTTATTTATCTCAAAAACTACGTGCTTTTGAAACTCCCACCCACAAGTTCAATCTCAACAACTTCTTCTTTGGCGGCTGGAATTCCACGCAAGATTTCCAAGGTCAGCAACAATTTGGTAATGTCACTGTGTAAATCCTTGGCATCTCGCAAGGTCATTGTTAAATCGCGTTGATTGCGACTCTCTGCGGCTTTGATAGCGTCAACAAATCGATTTATATGCAAGCTCATTTTGTTTGCAAGTATGGATCATTTTTGTGAAGATGTGGTTTCAAGTCCGGTGCTGTCCAGCCCACAGGCTTGAGTACCTTGCCATCTTCGCGCTTGCGAACTTTGCCAGTTTCTCGATCAATCTTGGCAAAGTTAGTGCGCATGACTTCTTTCCAGCCACCTTCAGCGTCCATGCCTGCTGAGTGGATGGCACCAATTGTCACAACAAGAATATCCAGCAAGGCATCTAAGATTTCTTCATCGTTGTTGTCAACTAGAGCTTGTTTGAGTTCTTTGTGTTCTTCTTCAATCAAGGAACAGTACATGTCAAACTGTGTGCCATTGAACTTTTCAACCGACTGGTCGCAGGCCCGCATGAATTTTTCTTGATCACGAAACGGATTGGTCATTTGCTTCTTCTTTGGTATGGAAAGGACCTGCATACTTGTAGCGTTGCAAGGTAATGAGCTTGGGGTGCTGTATAGTCTTCCAAGTTCGATGTTGTTTAACACTATACCAACCTGCCGCATACCAGCTCTTGCTTTTGTTGTCACGAGTGAACAATGGTAACTTTAACTGTACATTCCACAAGGGATTGTACACTTGTCCAGTAACTTCAAAGCCATGAACAATGTTGGCCGGTACTGGGTGAGATTCTACTAAAGGTTCAAACTCAATATTGGCCGCTTGACGGGCCATTTTGATAGTTTTGTATTGTGCTACGCTATCGTTAATTCGTATGGTGCAGTTACCATTCTCGGCTACTTCAAGTTGACCAACCTTGCGGTTATCCTGCTTGAGTATCCAAAACTGGTTCTCTACTACGGGTTTGGCTAATATCATCTAGTACTCCTTTATATGTTTCGTTGAGCCAACGACTAACTTGATCTGCATTGTCACTAAGTTTGGTCAGCTCGTATTTGCCACAGAACTTTAGAAAGTGTGCGCCTACCATGCCTACATCCTTGTGTGAAATTTGTTCATGGATGCAAGAATCCACTGTGGCTTTGATATCTGCAGGTTGTGCTGTAAGATCAACCAAGGTACAATTACGCTCGTAGTCATCCAACACACGATGTTCTTCACCATTGTGGTCAGTCCAACGTTGCAACATTAGATTGTTCCACGAGTAGCCTTTTTTGTCTCGATCCCCATAGGCTTCCTCGAGACCAACTTTATTCTTTGTGCCTTTAGTACGTACTCCCGGATATGCAGAAAAGACATTGTCGGATGTGTCTCCACGCATACACTTCTCAAATAACAGCCAGGATGGATCCGGAATCGTTTTTGGCTGTTTAGTTTTCTTATCATTGACACGGTTACCTTTAGCATCAAATATGCCCTCCAGAGTAAGTAGTTCATCTGAGATACCATTGTACTGCGTGACATTGGCGGCCAATAACTGTACAAAGTCAGTGTCTGAGCTTACGATTGTGTGTTCATCTTGGGGGTGTAATGCAATCCAACGTGCTATGATATCATCTGCTTCAGCAGTGGCACAACGGATAACGCTACAATTTGTTTTTGCAGACAAGTATTTAGTCAGCTCATCATACGTTTCCCAGAACAGCTTGTCCTCTTCTGCTTCTGTTTCAGTCATTGCACCACGTGCTACTGCTCGGTTTGCTTTGTAAGGCTTGTAAAAATCCTTGCGCCAGCTACGACCTTCCAGTGCGAATACAACATGGTCTGCTTGAAAACGCTTGGCCACTTTGTTGGCAGCCATGATTGTGACATGCAGGGCAAAGCCCAGTTTGGTCCATGTGTCGCTGGCACGATGTGCGCTGTGGCGAGCACGAAAAAACATGTTGGCAGTGTCAATCAGTAGGTATTTCATTTGTGGAAATCAAGTTGTTATCGTTGATGTATTGTAACACATAATCAGCCCAAAGTCTATGACTTTTGGCATCAAAGTGATAACTTGCGGCATTTGCGTATGTGCCACCGTTGTTTATTAGCCAATTATGGTAGGATTCTTCCCGAATATATGGGTGCATATAATTCTTACCCCAATTATAGTGATTTTGGATATCACTGAATGTACTATGCCCGTTAAAGAACAAGTGGCGTATACCTTGTTCTTTAAGATATTGGTGCATGGTCCAAATCTTGTTGTGTGCCTCGGGAGTCTTGATATTCCAATCTACACTAATCACAAAGTGTTTATAACGTTCTTGTAACTCATCTGGTACAGTATCTATGCCCGATGCATTGACCTGATACCACTTTCCATTGTGAAGCCATTCTTCACGTTCCCATGTAGTCCACTGCAACACCATAAAGGTGTCTTGAAGTTTATCAGGGTTGTTTTCTATCCAGTTTAGTGTAGTTCGGATTGTGCGGTCATTACTACCACCCGAGCTGGCTTCACAAACTAATTCAGCACTTAACTTGTCAGCAACACGCTTACCATAACTGACTGCTAGATTAGCAGGATGTGGTTCGGTGCCCATCTTCCATAGTTGTCCATCATCGCAAGCCCATGCATGAGGAACAGCGGCTTCGGCCCCCGCAGAGTGACTGCAACCATTCACATACAGTATCATTTTTGTGGTGATACTTTTTCAGACTCTGCGGCAACCACACGTTTGCGCAGGCTTGAGCTTGAAAAACTATGATCACGCTTGTTGTAAACGTGTTCAATTTGACGTCCGTGTCCTTCGCTACGACCAGTAAAGTTGGTATCTTCGTATTCTTCTCCAAGGATCCGCACATCAAGTGGCAGTGTAAGGATCAAGTCGATCAAATCTTGTTCTGTGGTGTACACAACAATTTCATCTACAAAACGGCAAGCACTCAATTGAATCTGACGCTCGATGATACTTTGCACCGGGGGATTTTTAACACCCGGGCGATCAATTGATGCATCAGTTTGCAGGCCTGCAATCAAGTAATCACAATGATTCTTGGCTTCTGCTAACATAGCAATATGCCCTGCATGTAGCATGTCAAATTGACTGAATGTGATGCCGATTTTTTTACCCTCGGCTTTGAGTTCTTTGATGTGATTGAATATCATGATACTTCACTCCGTCCGTTACCAATATCTGTAGTCTTAACATATATGCCCGATTGTCGCATGGCTTGCTCTTGTTCCCAAGTTTCCATTACAACGTGTCTACACACATTTTGGAACCAACGATCTACAATCTCTCCGTCGGTGTCTGTAGGCTTCATCATGTAGCCGGCTTTGACCAAGCGAGCCACAAAGATTTCATTCCAGTCTAGTTCAAATGCACCTTGATGCAAGTTGTTTGGATCCACATCCATACTCAGCACAGCTACATAAGGTTCACCTTTTTCGGTAGCAATCTGCTTGGCAGACTTTTCAGTTGCCTTAGTTACTCGTGGTGTTTTTTCTGTACGCACTGGCGGCGGTGCAACTTTTTTCTTTAACCAATCAAACATTTCAAATGCTCCATCCAAATACATTATTCAATTTACCCATTTAATGGGTGTATCCAATCTTTCAACATTACAGCAAAATTTTTATGCCCTTGCTCACTTAAATGTCCAGTAACTGGATGACTGGCTGCATCGTTTTGTTGAGCCCATTGTAACATACAAAAATCATGTAACTGATGAATATTTTTGTTTTCAGAACACCACTTGACTTGGTGCAATGATTCAATATAAGGAAAACTCTGTATAGGTATTTCGATATTTTTAGCTGCCGAAAAACAAAAAAACTCACAACCCAATGACTTGATAGTGTGTGCCAGCATGTACAAATCTGTATAAAAATCTGTCAGTTGCTTGTGAACAAACAGATCTTCAGATATCAAACACTTTTGTTCTATAGTAGCTTCTCCTAACGAAGTAAGAACATCTAACGTTACTAACTTTGGCTGAAGATGATCCGGAGCAGAAGTACGATCTGGAATTCGTCCTATAACTCGTGGATTATTACCGTAATACCATACTTCGATCCGTCTAATAAAACTCCATCCTATAATAACTAGTGGATTTGAAAAAGTTTTTTTTAATTCTAATAAATTTTCAAGAGTGCTTCTTACAATCCGTTTGTTATTACTACCGGCTTTTGCAATATTAATAATTGGTATAGCTAAACTCTCAGCTAAAAATTCACTGTACACTCTGTGTTCAGGAGTTAATTGACTGTAACTATCACCGTTTACTAACACGCAATCAAACATCACTTGCCCCAGCCGTTGCCCCAAAGATCAACGTGCAGTCGGGGACTGTACCAGTAACCACGTTTGAGTGCTTCGTCAGCAACGTTGATACGATTACCATCATACACTGACACCACACCGCCCACAGGCATCACAAACACAGGACCAGCAAAGTCACGCAAGCGATATTCATCCACGGCACGATCCAACTCGTCAAAGTCTTCCATCTTTTCAACCACAAATTTAAGATATGTGACACCTGAGGTTTCGTAGTCCCACACAATCTCGGGCTTGATAGCATCTTCCCAGGTCTCACCACTGACACTGAGCTTGGGGCTAACTGAAAATGTAATTTCACCATGCCAGCCACGCAGATACTCTTTGAAGTCTCTATGAAGTTCTTGGGTGCCGTTGGTTTCAAAAGTGATGTGTCGCAGTCCATTACGATGCAACACATCCAACAACTCTGGATAGGCTTTTTGCCAGCCCAACAGCGGCTCACCGCCAGTGATCACAAGATGCACAGGATTGCCATTGGGTTGCAACCAATGCTGGTGCGGCAACAATGCTGTGATTTTTTCAACTAGTTCTTCAACTTTGTAGGTGGGGCTTAGATGTTTGAATGCTGGATGCCATGAAGCATAGCTGTCACAGCCAGTGTTTACCAGCGGAAGTTCTTCAAACGTCTTGTACAGACTCACAGTCTTTGCAACTTCGTCCGCTTCGGGACTCTTCTTACCGGGCTTGCAGCCAAACCCCGAGCAGGTAAAGTTGCATCCAAACATACGCAAGAACACGCTGGGAACACCAACATAGCGTCCTTCGCCTTGTGCTGAATAAAATAATTCGCTTACTTTAAATTTCATAGTCTTGTTACCTTTGTCATTCCCGACTTGCGGGGATCTTTATTTAGATTGATACTCTCTTCATGCATTATAACACGAGTAGATTGTTTTGTCACCCAGCCAGGCAATACTGCATCCAAATAGGCCAAATGCTCCGCAGGGCTGGGATGTGGATCACCGTTTCTGTTGGGCCAACTGTTTTGAAACATCACGTTTTGATAGCTAGGCAAAATGCAATCTACAACATCTTGATAGATATTTAGAGAATTGAAATGATCCATGGATAAAAATTTCCATTGCACTTGCCGGGTTTCTAACAATGTTTTTACTGCTTTGATATAAGCTAGGGTTTTTATTAACAGGCCTCTCTCATCAACGTGTGACGCAAGGTAGTCTTTGTTGTATATCGGGCAACTAAACATATTGCCTAATGTGTGCCAGCGGTCGTTAACATATCTATCTTCTCGTGTGGCAGTAGTCCAACATACTATCACAGTATCTTGCGGGCCAAATTGCTGACGCTGATCGGCTTCCATCACGCTGTTGAATATAAATTCGTTGCCTGCCCCGCTCTGTCCCCAGTTTTCAAAATAATCAAATTCTGGGGCAAGGCAGTCGGCCCAGGTGCTCCAACGATAGTTAGTAAAACTGCAACCAAATGCAAACAGTCTTTGCATGTATCAATTGTTCCACCAGTTTTCCCAGGGAAACACTATCCACTCATCACGTTCACGTTTGTTGATCTGTTTGGCATGGTAGTTGACTCTGGTCATAGAGTTGCTGGCAGCGTTGTTGTATAAACAAGCAACTCGAACATTGTGACCCCAGATACTGTTCCAGTCTGGGTCATTTGGCATGCAACCACTGGGCCAATCCTCGCGGATCCAGTTTAGGGTTGCCCCACTGTCATTGATGTCATCTACAATTAAAATATTTTTTCTAAGCTCGGGCACACTCTTGCCATCTTGGTAGCCAAATGCATCCTCGGCCATCCAAAGATTACTTTCACACTCGCCGCCATCACGCAGGCTAATTTTGAGTGTTTCCATTCTGCAATGTAGATAGTGCGCTATCATAGTAGCGGGCACTAGGCCGCCTTTGGTTATCCCAACAATATAATCAGGATACCACTGATCCGAGTGCAGTTCCCTGCACAAGGTTTGTACCTGTTGTTCCACGTCTTGCCATGTTAGATGCGTTTGTATCATTGCCCATTCTTTCTACAGTTGATTTACCAAAATTTCTTCGTCTAGCAAAGTAAAACAGTTCCAGGAACTTGGGAAAGCTCATGGCCTTGTCCTCGGGAAAGTCCAGTTCGTATGTCACTTGATTTTTTTCCAAGGGACGATCAAATGTCAAGTACTCCCAGATGTTGTAGTCTAGCTCTAACTTCTGTGGATACTCAGCAACAGCATCATACGCAATCAAATACTTGCGCTGAAACTTCATGGCGCTTTCCAACAAGTCTTCAGGCAGGTCGTATCTCAACATAAACTGCCTTAGCCGGTCGAACATGTTATTATACTGCTTTTCTACATGCAAGTTCAAGATAGTTCGGTGAATTAAGTTCCATCCGTGTATCTCAATTCCGCCAATGTTGGGGTGGCGAATCTGTCCTTGCGTCATCCAATTGGAAAAATACTGGCGCACTTCAGTTTGTTCTTTGACAAACCAAGGATCCTTTTGCAAGTATTCAAACAGGTCTTCATAGAACTCACTGTAGTCAACTTCACAGTACTTGTTGACCAATCTGCTGAGCAAGGTGCTAACACCATTGATGTGGAATGTGTTGATGTACCAAGAGAAAATCTCAGCATCCAACATAGTTTCAAAAGGCAAGTCCTTGGTTGACGTAATAATGTCAATGCCTTCTTCAATGTGTTCGTTTGAGTATGATCCTGAGAAATAGTCAGTCACACGTTGTGATCCAATTTTGAACAATTTTTTCTGGAGCAGATTCATCTCTGCATTTTCCAACAACTGTGCTTGGAACACTGTAAGGCCTGTGTGGTTGCCCATGCGGAACAGTTTCCAAAAATTGTCTTTCCAACTTTGCAAACTTTCGCCAGGTAATCCTAGAATCAGTTCTGTATAAGTTGGAATGTTACGTTGTTCGCACAGCTCAAACACTTCTTCCAACTTGTTCATTTCCATGTTTTTTCTACGGATATTTTCCAAGACGTCAACATCAAGACTCTGTACTGATAACGTAAGACCTTGGTTGAATCCTGGAGCATCAAGAAGTTTCTTGACAATGTCCACAACTTCTTTCTTTTGGTTCTTTGCCCACGCCACACTGAAAGTTTTTGGGTAGCCGTACTTGCTTTGTATTTCAATAATCTTGTCTGCAATAAGGTTATCACGCTGGGGGAACATACCAAAGTTTGCATCAGTGATACTGATAAACCCACACCGGTGTGTTGCCATCCATTCCAGTTCATCATAAACTCTTTGTGCATCAAAGTGTTTGACTTTGTTGTAGGTCAAACTGCCCCAGTCACAGAATGTACATGCAAACGGACAACCACGATTGGTTTCCAATGTACCGTTCCATTCAACGTCGGGATTTTCAGCAACAATCTTGTCAAACACGCCTGACAAGTAAGGGCTGGGAATGTCTTCCAGGGCTTCGATACGTTTGGCATCACCAGTGTTGACTGCTTCACCATCTCGATTGACCAGCAGGCCAGGAATTTCTTCCCAGTTCTTGTCTTCAAACGCTCGGATAACTTTGCGGAATGTGATTTCGCCTTCAAAGCAAATCACAAGATCCATGTAGGATTCTTTACGGAACAGATCTTTGTCGGTGACGGCAGGTTCGGGCCCACCAAATACAATCAAACAGTTGGGGTTGCGTTCCTTGACCAGTCGAGCCAAGGTATAGTTGTACTGATGGTTCCACACATAGGTACTAAATGCCACAACATCGTTTTGCGCAAGTTTTTCAGCCAAGGGCTCCACAGCGTCTCTGCGCCATACTATATCAGTACACTCAAAGTTTTCTTTGACCCAGGGATCGGTTAGCGCATAACTCCAAATTACTCCTGCCGAATAGGGCAGATAATGAGCGTTGAGCTCTTTGGGGCCTTGTTGAAAGTTGGGTTGTACCCATGCAATTTTGTATGTCATCAGCTATTTACGCTTTTGTTTTGTGTGGGTTGGCAAACTGCACCATTTGGCTATTAACGTCGTTTTCGGCTAATCTTTGCCAGGGATCTTGTGTGCCTTTAAAAATGTTTTCAAAGAATTCTATGCTTATACCAACTGAACGCATGTATGTGGCCAGTTTGGCACAGTCTCGGTGCCGCAAATCAATTTGTTGCACACTGTGGAAATCTCTAGGATCATCAGGCTTGCCTTCCAGCATGGGACGATTTTGAAAGATTTCGTCCCCGTTGTTGCCAGTAAGATCAAAGCGATCATGCAACACTTCAACGTTGATACGTTGATAGATGTCCAGCATGTAAGCGGTTTGACTAACCCAACCATCCTGTGTGGGATGTGGGCTGATGTAACCAAGAATATCGTACCACTTGCGCGGTACAATAGGAAAGATGCTGTAAGGGTGCATGCGATGAGTTTTGAAGCTCAACAGTTTGAACTGCCCTTCATAATTCATGATGGTAGTATCCCATCCTTTGCTTTCCATTACAGCATCATCATTCCAGATAACCAACCAACGACTGCTACTACCCTTGGCCATGGCATTGTTGTACTTGTGCAGATTCACATAGCCCATGCGCTTGAAACGCATGGCTGTGTAGTTGACATCACGTGCGTCCATCCAAGGCTGAAGTTCATCCTTGAAATACTTGAATCCAACTTCGTCATCATCGTCAAACGCAAACATCAACTGAACACGACTGGGGTTGTCTGCCAGTTCAATCAAACTGCGAATACTGCGCCCAAGAATTTCTGTGCGACCACGTGTGGCCAACAGCATAGCAATATCGTATTTTGGTTCACTCATCTAAAACTCCATTATGCAAATAAATCTTCATTCCACTCACGGTGGCCTTCACGGAAAGCCATGTTAGCCTGCGTCTCACGTACTTCCACACGATAGCACCACAAACGTTCTGCTTCGCCTGGCCCCCACAGTTCAGGAATGTAAACACCATTCACATACTTGTACAGCATGTCAGCAAGACCTTCGCAACCCAATCGAGGTAATACTACCACTTTGGCCATGTTCCGCTCTTGAAGCAGTTTGTATGTAGCCATTTCTGGATCATCTTGTGCCACAATAAGTGTATGGTCAAACTGATCTTCCAAGGTCTTCTTGAGTTCTTTTAAACCACCATAGTCGGCAGCCCAGTTGCGCACATCTAGGTCATTGGTACCAAAGTAAAACTTCATACTGAATGAATATCCATGGATCAAATTACAATGACTGTCTGCCCTCCACTGTCTATACGCACATGGAAATGCGTCGTGATACTCTTTGGTTGAGGTATATTTGTAAACTACTGGTTGCATGCTGTTTCTCCTATGTTAATTATAGCATAGGCTGGCAGAGTTTGTAAAGCGGGATGAAGCCAAAGACCGCTGTAAAGAACTATTTACCCAAGTAATTGTGCAAGCAGTTGTTCTCTAGAGCCCAACAACGCACAATCTCTAGTTCCCCAATATTGCTTGCATTGGTCTCGAATTTTTTTAATATTTGGTTCAAACACATCTCGATGGTACATGTATTTTGGTCTATGCACTGTGCCGTAAATTTTGGCTTTGTTTTCTTGCATGGTTAGGGCAGTATCCCATTCTGATACAAAACTGGCCATGATCTCAGCGTTCCAATAATAAAATGCCCAGGGATGTTGGTTTGGCACCAAGGTCTCTACATAGAGGTCAGCTTCTTCCATAACAAAGCCATTGTAGTTGCCCAACACTGGTCTAAGATATTCCATCTGTTCGTGGTCAGGATAGTATTCAAGTTGAAAGCCAGACACTATGTGTCCACCTAGCTTCTGCACAGTATCCAAGATTAAACCATGCGTCACTGTGCCATAACCAAGTCGCGGTTTAATAATCGAAGTATATTGTTTTTCTGTTTTACTGTTGGCATAGTTACCCACGTCAACCACAAGAGGTTTTATGTTGTTTTTCTTGCACCATTGTTGCGCCCACCACATTTCTAATTTTTGATCATTGTGGCGAGTTGCATCGTATGTTATCAAGATTGGGGTAAACGGAATACCCATGCGCAAAAACGTGTTGGCAACGTTTTCACTGTCACTGCCACCACTCATGGTAATGTATAAATTTTTATGTGTGCTATATATTTCTTCGGCCACGCGGTCGCAAGCAGTGTTAAAGGGCAAGAGCTCTTTGGCCCGGCTGTTGATTTTGACTGCAATGTTTTCAGGACCTTGTCTAGTAGGTAGTCCGTCCCAGGATAAATCAATCCAGGAATCTTTACAGAGCATTACGCATCCAATCTCTGTGATGTTGTTTTAATTCGTCAATGTTATCGGTAGCTGGTGCTAGAATATTTTTGGCCAACGCACGATCTTGTTCCCACGCTGTTTCCCAAACAATACTGTTGTTGCTCCAGTCCAGCATACTGTATCTGGTGTCACGATATTTGTACACCTGCACTCGGCTACCTTGTGGATCGGGCAGTGCTACTGTTACAAACAATGCACCTGGTTGCCACTCAATCATGGTACCTGGATAAACTGCCATCCAACAAGCCGACATATTGTATTTTAAGTCATCTTCGTGAAGGTATTGATTGTCTTGCACTGGTACAATTTGCAAACTGCCATTGCTGAACAGGCTCCAGTGCAACTCTTCAACAGTGGTAATACCAATCTTGTCATACACACCCGGATGTGCTACTGGAATGTGCTCGATGTCCAAGAACACATCCATTACAACGTTGGGTGCGGCTTGCACAATGTCTTCACGCTGTTGCATCAACTGCATGTGCTGGGTGTCAATGGGAAACACACAGTCAACATGCTGGTCAAACAACATGGTTTGATTTGCATAACACGGCAAAGTTTCTAACTCAAGCTCATGATCAATACCTTTACCGGCTAATGAGTATTCAAGACCATGATAAGGACATTTTAAATGCTGTGTTGGCTCACAGGCAATGCGACTGTTTTGATGTGGGCAAACATTGCTGATCATGTAAAATTGATCAACATGAGCAAGACAGAGATTTTTATTGTGTTGCTCTAACGGCTTTACAGTATGATTGGCAACATCTTGTTTGAGCGCAAGAAACATATTAGGGTTGTTGGTATCCAGGTTTGTGATAGTTGGCCTGACCAGCAACGACCCCACGAACGCCGCCTACGGGATCTGCACAATCGCCCGCACGTCTTGGAATAAGATGCACATGCGGGTACATCACTGTTTGTCCAGCCACTTCACCTATATTTACACCAACGTTGAAGCCTTGGCATTGTCCAGTTTCTACCAGTTTGCGTCCAATAAGCCAAGCATTGCCCATGGCTACTAAAATATGTTCGTCGCTGTTTTCTCGTGGCACAAACAACAAGTGGCCCTGTGTGACTGGATAACGATCCTGATACACCATGATGTGTTCGTTACACAGTTCGTCAACTGCAAAGTCCCAAGGCGCTACGCCATTGGCCTGTGCCATTTTTAAGTTAGCATATCTTATCATGAATTTCTCCGGTATATGGGTAAACAGTATTTAGAGTCATTAAAAACTGTGTGTTTAATTCTAAGTTCCATCCTGGTTTTGCCTTTGTAGATTTTGATATCCACAAGAGCAGGATCAGCTATGCTGGTCACCTGCATGCTTTCACGATTGAATTTACAAGACTCTGCTAGATAACCAACAGGTGTGTCTTGCACTTGAAATCCAGCAATAGAACATTCCAGAGTGTCTTTGTTTCTAAATATCACCAACAAATAATAGTTTTTAATTGTCCGTGCCTTAGCGAGCCAGCCATCCACAAACATCTGCCACAGCGCCAGCTTGTCTTGTGTTCGAAAATATTCAGCCACACGCTCAACCTGCAAGTATTGATACATGCTGGCTTCTGTGGTTGACCGTACACCCATCTGCACACTCTTGACATCAAATCCAATGTCTTCGCCGACCTGCACATCAATAATACTTTTGCCAGCACCACACCAAGTGGCACCGTCAATACTGTCAGCCACAGCATATTCCCAAAGCTCTTTGCCTAGGCTCAGTGGGCGACCTTGATCTAGATATTTTTTCAATGGCTGCAACACTGCATCCATTTCTTGTTGAAACCTAGCTACAAAGTCCTTGCCCAAGATCTGTTGTGTTTGTTCAACAGTCATTGGCACAAGACAGTAGGTCATCGTGGTGCAAAGTCCTGTTGTAGTTTGATATTGTCAAAGAATTCCTTCTTTACACTTTGGTCAGTTTTAAATAACCCACGGAGTACTGTTGTTTGGGTAAGACTACTGTGAGCCATAATACCACGATTCTCGCAACATCCATGGGTAGCCTGAATATAAACTGCCACATCCTTTGATCCGGTTGCAAATTCAATCTCACGAGCAATGTCCATACAGAGTTCTTCTTGTAGTGTTCCTCGTCTTGCGCACCACTGCGCGATCCGAGTGTACTTGGATAAACCAATGAGTTTGGGGCCAGCAATGATTCCAATATAAGCCACACCCGCAACAGGTTGGTGATGATGGCTACACATGCTCTTAAGCTCTGAACGCACCACAAGCATACCGTCGTATGCTCCGTCCGTATCGTTCGGGAAAGCCGTAGCATTAGGGCTCGTCTCATAACGGCCAGACATGATTTCGTTGAAGTACATTTTAGCAAGACGCCGGGCCGTGCCTTGTGAGTTTGGGTCATTTTCTCTGTCAATTAGTAGTGCGTCAAGTACACCTTCAAACGCTGTTGTGGCTTCATTGATTAGTTGCTCTTTCATTGACTCGTCAATGTACTCGCTAACGTTATCGCCAGCCCAGAATCTTTTTCCATCACGTTTGAACTTAAAGCGAAGGTGATCGCAAACTTTGCCTAGGCCGTAGCCACCGTCTCCAGCCATTGCGTCTAGTGCTGTTTCTTTATTTGTCATGTTAGTCCTTGATAGTGATTGTTCTTAAATCTGGATAGTTAACTTGTCGAGGTGACGGGCAGTGTTCTTTAAGTCCTTCCAGCATTGCAATACCTTGTATAGCTTCTTCTGGTGTGGGCTTGTAGTGATAGCCAACTCTAAATTCTTTTTGACTAATCCAGGGTTTGATATTTAGATCACGCCCATCATACCGCATACGAATAATTGCATCGTATGCTGCCTTGTCATCTAACAGTATAGCACCTCCACGGCCTATATGTAAAGGCTTGTCATGCCCAAAACTCAGGCATTGTATCTGTCCCAGTCGATACATATTCTTTTCTAGCCTACGAGCACTATCCCAGATACGTGTGCCATGAAGACGGTACTCGCCTGTCCATTCTTCCTCTTTGTAGTAATACTTGATTCCCAATTTGTGCATGGTCATAGCAATGCTCAAATATGTGTAAGGAGTCATCACAACTTCTTTCACCCGGTCATGCCGCAAACACAGCTCAATAGCATGTGTACAGCAATCGGTCATGACGGCATAAGGGGCACCAGTAAACTCTGCCAGTGCGTCTTCAAACTGTTTGATTTTTTCGAACATACCAATTCCATGCGTGTTGTATCATGTCATCAAGCTCAAAGTTACGCCAATGAACCAGTTTGTTAAATTTGTCTGCACAGGCAGTGAGAACAGGGGGATCGCCTTCGCGACGAGCTTCTACACCAATGTAAGGCGTTTTGCCGATGATAGTTTTTGCCTGCTTCATTACTTGTATAACACTGAACCCCTGATTTGATCCAAGGTTATAGATGCCTGCAGGAACAGTTGGAGACAATGCCAAAACGTGTGCTTGAGCAATATCTGCAACATGTACATAATCCCTGATGCAAGTACCATCAGCAGTAGGATAGTTATCACCATATACTCTAAATTGTCCATCGTCTCTTGTGGCTTCTAAAAACCGAGCAATCAAGTGTGTGGCACCCGGTTCTTGTCCGTGCCTACCTTTGGGGTCAGCACCACAGGCATTGAAGTAGCGAAAGCTAACATAGTTTAGATTATATGCTTGGCGATAAGACTCCAACATCATATCAATCATCAACTTGCTCTCACCATAGGGACTGATAGGCAAGCAAGGATCAACTTCGTTGCAGGCATCTAGCACAGGATTGCCATAAGTTGCGGCACTGGAACTAAAAATAACTTTGCAACGTGGCAAACTACGACGTACAACGTCCAGCAGTCGCAACGTCTTGACCACATTGTTGTTGTAGTATTCTGCAGGATCCTGCATTGACGGCCCAACAAGGCTGGTGCCAGCACAGTGGATAATAGCATTGGGTTGTTTGCTGATAATCCAACTTAATGCCGCATCGCTAGCAAAATCTTCACGCAAGAATCCATCACAAACATCTGCCAAGTGTCGTGGCGGTGACCTACGATCAATGCCGTACACCGAGTGCCCCGAATCTTTCAATAACAGAGCAGTTTGTCCACCAATGTATCCAGCCGAGCCGGTGACAATTACATTCATCCTTGTTTCCTTTGTGGATAATAGTAGTGGCATTCATGACGATAAGGATACCAATCTCCTGCCATGCCACCCAAGTGTTGTAACGCACACCGAGCTCGATCTTCTGTCTCATTCATTTTGGCAATCCAAGGCGTTGCTTTTTGAGCCACAATATACTGCTTGAGATAGCTAAAACTTTGTTCACGAGGCAACATATCTGCCTTGACTCCTACGCCACACAACATCAAATGTATTGGGATTTAACATGACTTCCCAACCTTGAGGAATGTGCTCAGGGAACAGACTTGTTTTGCCGTTGCTGTGTTTGTATAGTTTCATTCTTCGATCTTTACAACATGATATTTAGGTTCGGCAACATGGTCACGGTAACGGTTGCCTGCGCGGTTATATTGCTCACCATTTCCAGAAATGATATCAACAACCCGGTCAATACATCTGTTATTCCAATCACTAATGAGACCCATGTTGTGATGAGGTGCTCTAAGAAGGTTTTGTAGTTTGTGATAGGCATCGTCTATGCTCCATGGTACGTAAAGCCGATTAGGGTCATTTGCAAAAGTTTCAGGGAAACTGCGATAAGCAGGATATAGAACGTTGGCTCCGAGGGTATCTGCTTCACTGACAGTGTTTGAGACCCAATCTTGTAGAGCACAATTAAACAACACACGAGTATTGTTAAGGTGAGCATAGTATTCGTTCTTTGTGATGTTATCGTAGATTTTTAGTTTGCCTTCCGCCTCCATACGGCGGGCACGTTCAATATACTCTGGGTTATTGGATCGTAGAGGTCCGCCACTGTATATTGCAAACTCACACGGCTCGCTGGTGAGCTCACTATACATTTCAATAAGATCCATGAAGAAGCCAGGTTGCTTTTCCTGATCAAAACGAGCCGCGAAGCCGACTCTACGGGCACGTTGAACAAAGGGCGTGATGTTTTCCACGCCACCGATCCGCTCCAGTACTTCTGATTTGCCAAATGCAAGACCGGAAATGTTGTAAATCGGAGCAGTCCATCCAGCAATGCGCATGTGCGCGACCATTTCCTCATTGGTTGCCAGTACTGCACCCCCCGAGAAAGCCACCATCTCATTGACCATTTGTTCATACAGTCCCATCCACTTCTGTAGACCCCACACATGCACAAAGTCATCAGGGTCAATGGCCTGTGCCAAACAACGTACATAGATACGTGGACATTGTTCACGGGGAATCTGGTTCATGATGTAACCAAGACTTTCAAAGCCCGGCTGAAACATGTCTTCAAAGTAGATCACATCTTGACTAGTTACGTCGCCGTTCTTCATCATCTGAACCAAGTTCATCATCTGGCTCATGGCAAAGTAACTGCGGCCATGTGCGTCTAGTACTTGGCCTACCGAGATAGCTTGTGTGTTGTCAATTGTGGTGCCAGGAACATACACAACATCTAGGCCTCGACGTTCAAACACCCGTCGATTCCACTCAGTTAGCTGTAGTGTGTAACGGGCTTCGTAACTTTCCAAGCCCATGTAGTATAGTTTTCTCATTAAAATCTACCCGCCAATCTGCGAGTATCTTCGTCCCACATGTTCTTGGCATTCTTGTTTTGTGAATATTTGTTATACTGTTGCCAAGCATAACTCTTGAAGTTGTACAAGTCAGCCTCGTTGTAACGATAACCGTAGTCTTGACAGAACTCTCGGTACTGCTCGAGATGCTCAAAGATCTCAGCCACACGGGGATTAGAGCGGAGTGTGGGTTTTCCCATTTTATTTTCCTTTAGATTTTAACTGACATACTAGGGTGAGAAATTTCATATTTGATCAAGGCACCGTTCTCACCATCTTCGGCAACCTCAATCCAGACTGCGCGGTCAGGATACCTTTCGGCAATCTGCAAGTACAGATCGTCTGAGATCATTTCACAACTTTTAAAATCTAGTTGCAGGATGTCTCTGTTATATAGACCTTCCAACCAGCGTTTAAACTGAATAAATTCAATGTCTCGATCGTTGTGAAATACATCAATCCAAACACGGAAGTGAAAGATATGTCTATGTGCATTGGCTAGGAAGCTAACATCATACTCGCCTGCTGTGCATAGATTAGGATCTGTAGCGGCAGCAGGGTACTTGTGTATTCCTTCCTTGCGGAAAGTGACCCAGATTTTACGTTCTGCTCGGCTCATGATTCTCTCACGCTGTTCTGCTAGTGCTTGATCTCGTTGATTCATAATTTTTGATCCTGTTTATAATCATCCCACGAAGTAAATGTTCTACGGCTCATTAAGCTATGTAGACTATGACACCAGACCCCAGGATTGGTTGCCGCAAAGTCTTTGTCATCTATTTTTAACATTGTATTATAATTCCACAGCTTTGTATACGGTACACTTACTCGAATTTGTGGAATAAAATTTTGATAGTCGCAAAGAGGACCATCGTTAAACTCTTCCACGTGCGTGATTGGGATATCCAAACTGCACAAGTGGCCGTCACGCAAGAATGGCTCGATCATGCTTTCCCAATGTTGCCATTCTGATCTGTCAACAGGATGAAAACTGTGGTTAGCACCAAAGAAAATGTGTTCACACTGTTCATTGGCTAGATGCTGTTTGATTTCAGTATAAGATTGAACTCCAACTACAAACAGTGTCTTTTTACCAAATGCTGGTGTGCGTTCAACTTCAGTGCCTACAAAAAAGTTGACGTTGTCGTGACCTTCGCGGTTCATTGTGTTGCTTCTAATTGATCAAGTTTATCGGTATCCAGATCCTCGGGTTCGGTCTCTGGCTCTTCAAAGCTAAACAATGCATTAAATTGTGTACGTGCGTTCATGGTCTTCTTGCCTTTAAACCCACGTGTGCCCACAATCTGCATCCAGTAGCCACTGTACAATTGTATGATATCTTCGGCAGTTTGTCTATCCGGTGCGGCAAAAATAGCTTCCACAATGTCTTCAAAACGAGCATAGTCTCCCCCATCTCTGCGCATCATGGCCGGATGTTCTCCACGATCAAAACGCTGATTGGCTTCTTGTACCGCAGTTAGGTGCATCCAAACATTGTGTCCCATGAGCAGAGCATAGCTAAAACTATCCCAGGATGTTTTGCCCCACTTGCCGTTTTTGTTAACATCAGGCAACACATCATACAATGCAGGGTCTTGAAAGTTTGCTGGGGTAAGAGTAACGCCGGGTTTTGGAACGCCCGACTTGTAGATACAAATATCCTTCATGGTCAACATGTCACTTATAGGACTGTCAGTCCAGTTAGGATAGATACCGTCTGCAACAACGCCAGTGCTCCACTTGCGAGTGTCTGTGCTGTACTTTTTGTCATCGGCTGAAGGAGCCATACGATAACTCCACTTTGAATCATGTTCAAATACATTTTCGTAGTATACTTGTCCATTGGCTGTGGCAAGGAATGGGCTGGCACAATCAAAGGAAATAGTAAAAGCCGGGTTAACGTATTTTCTAACTGCCCTTTGAATCACGGTGAGTAGCACAGCCCATTCCAACTTTGATGTTCCCAAAAAGTGCATCCAGTCATGTTTGCCCTCTTGTAACAAATTATCGTAGCGCAAGGCAACTAGTCGGCGTAACACCAGGTGAACGTCGCACATGTTCTGACCACCCATGCTCCACCCATTGAAGTGAGTGTCTGGATACTTTACTGGGTCACAATATTCCTTCATGATCTCATACCATTCGTCTGCACTGGTATGATTGTCACCTTGCAGTACATTTAGAATCTTGGTGCCACCATTGGCAACACCTTTACGATGCTTCATGAAGTATTCGTTGTTGAACTTGGTGGCATCCACTGCTTCTTGCAGTGTGGAGATTTGACAGGCCTTGCTTGCTGTCTTGTCATGAATAACCCAAGTCGGAATATCCAGTGTCATGCAGTAATCAGAAACGTTGTCTAGCCAGTTAAGAACTAACTCACGTTTCTTTTGAGCCTTGGCACACCCCGAGTTGGCTCGCCAATCACCTTCCCACAAGCCCTTGGCAATCTGGAAACCGCCTGAATCTCCCAAGAGAAACGTGCCTGGCTCACGGTTCCGTACCATGTCTTCTGACCAATCTTGTTTGTTAAGATCAAGATTAGCATGGCCCCCAGATGCAAGTGACCAACGATAAGGAAACAACGCCTTGTTGGAATTAAGCCAGTTAAGCTGTTCTATATCAGCAAGTCCCTGAGGGAATCGTGCTGGATCCACATAGTGTTCGTTCCTTTGCCGTCCCACAAATGTGGCATAGAATCCCGAGATGGCTGGAAGGAACACAGCGTAGTCTGATTGTTTGGCGGTGAGATTGTCTTGAGTTGGTTCTGTCATGTTACTAAGTGCTGTGCTAATACCATACAGCTAATCCAAACCCATATAGTGTTAAATCCTACCAAGGTTGGTAATAGTTTTTTCTCACTAGCCCAGATAAGTGTTAGGCTTGTTGCTAGAGTAAAGAAATATAACCACCAAAGGCTAATACCAAATATCAAACCAGGAATAATGATAACAGCCTTGGCTGTCCAACTAGCAAACTCTACAGTATTGTAGTCAGTCCAGTATTCCTTTGTAAACCACATGCCATAGCATTCTTTAATCTTATCAAACCCAATGTGGCGATATACAGCACCACACAGAACCAAGAACGCTAAACAAGCGGATAATATTTGTACGTTATTCATTATTTAGATTGCGCCGGAAGGATGTAATTGTAAACAGCCAAGCCAGAATCCACAGTGATCTGTGCGGCACCGTCATCGCTGATGCGCACAACTTTGTCACCAGTCAAGTCCATGATGCTGACAAACTGTTTGGCAGGCCATGACCATGTGCGCTTCAATGCACCATTCACTCCGGGATGGAACACAAAGTTACCTGAGTGCGTTGAATGGTCACCAAAGAAAAATTTCAAGTCGCTGTTTTCAGTCTTGGCTTGAAAGTTGGGCTCTTCAGCGTTGGCGCTCATCTGCCACTTCAGTCGCTGAATAGCGGCATTGGTGGGTTCAAATTCAATGTGCCAAGGCACAGCTCGCATCTTGGCAGTTTTCAACTTGTCATTCACAATGCCAGCTGACATAAAACGATAGTTGTTTTTGAAGTCGCCCACTTTGTTTTCAAAGCTGATGCCGTCAGGATCACCACTTGATCCGCGTGTGATAGCAAGTGTGGCATTTTCTTTGTATTCTTGCAAGTTCAACAAAGTTTTAAGTTTGCTCAAGTTAGGCATACCAAATGTGCCAATAAAGTCTGCTACAGGGTTTTTAAATTCAGCCTGCACAACCACGCTGAGGTCTTCAGCTAAGCCGCTGACAGTGGTGGTATTTGTATCTCCAACAATTTTGATCAGGTCAATGCAACCAAGATCAAAAGTGTGTTCAACCAAGTCTAATAGATAATCTTTCATACAGTTCTCCTAAGTGTGTAGTATAAGGGTTTTATTTGGTTTTTGCAACCAGTTTGGCTAATGCTTGCCCGCCTTTGAGGCTGGTAAGTTCGCCAGGCTTTCGAAATTCAATCCAACTGACATCGCCAGCGCCGTCATGTGAATAAACATATTCCCAACCAATTCGGTCAGCATGCTGTCTAATATAACGCTGTGGTGTGTAGCACATAAAAAATCTTTCACTTAGTCCAGCGCCTTGCTCTCGGTCAGCATTGTTGTAAGTAAAGATCACATGGCCGCCGGGTCTGCATTTTACAAACAGCTCATTGAGATAACGTTCAATAACAGACATAGGTTTGTAGTTGAAGAAGTTGTAGGCAAATACCAAGCCAAACGAGTTGTTGGGCAAGTCATCTAAAATGTTGGCTTCTCGACGATCATCAATGATATATTGTCTTAGGCGGCGTTGATACTCTGGCGTGAACTGTTGCACAGCAGGATCCAATAGCTCTTGATGATGATCCACCACGTACAGTGGATCCAGTGGCACTAGTTCTTCAATGTAGTTTTCTCGGCCTGGCCTAAAAATCAATCCTGGATGGTGCCAGTCTGCTAGATTGCGCAAGTGACTGCGCAGAATCATGTTGCTGTCGGGATCAATACTTAGTCTACGATCCAGGATGTACTGATTGGTTTCAAACGGCATCTCATGATCAAAAATGCGCTGACTTTCTCTAAAGTATTCGCCTTCCATGTCTGCACGTTGATTGTACAGACGCTCGTGCAAGGTGTTTAGAGTGCGACCATAGACATCAATAGAGGCCAACACGTCTTGATAGTTACGCTCTAGTTCTTTGGCAGTAACTCCTATTTGTATAGGATGAGTGGTTACTCTTTCAAGCACAGCTTCAAGATTGCGCATGGCAGGGCGACACGCAACATCAGCTTTGATGCTGTCTAACAAATTTAAATATGCAACAATTTCACTTAACTTCATTCGAAACTAAACAGACTAGTAAATGTATTTTCTGTGTTGGTTGCAGACGCAAGTTCCCAATCCAACACACCCAGCAAGTTGTCAATCTTTTGATCCACAACAGTTGCTTCCATCAAGCCATCATCAAACGGCAATTCTGTAAACCACGCAGGCAGTCGTTGCTCATCAGTGGGGTATCCAATTGAAGTCCACCCAAGAGCGTTGCTTTTAAGTTTGCATACAATGGTTTTCATACCATCAACAATTTGCATACTGTAGTTGTCGCTGTTCATCTTGCGCATGTTATTCCAGTTGATTGCGGCTCGCACATGACCCGGCATGTTTGCTTTGCCCAGTCGTGTTTCTTCTGCCGCATACTTGGTCAAGTTGTTCACACGCTTGGGTGAACCTTTCTCCCAACCTGGCCGCTCCATAAACTCATACTTGAATTCACGTATGCGTTCCACAATCTCATCTTTACCTGCACCAGCAAGTAGTTTATTTAGAATTTCCAACAAGAAGTCTTGAATTACTTTGGGAGTGTCACTGCGTTTTAGATCCAATCCTGTGGCCTTGGTCTTGCCAATTTTGCCTTCTACGTCCAGCCGCTTGCCTTCAATGTCAATGGCATTCACAGCATAACGCTTCTTGGTGATAAACAAACCACGATCTGCCACAGTCTCACGACCACACTTGATCAATGCGCCCATGTCTCGGGGGCAGTGAAAAGCCTGTTCCATGAAGCCAGGGAAACTTTCGTTGACTTGGTCAGCAAGGTTGTCATACAGTTGAATACAAGTTTCTTTCGACCAGGCCATCCTGCCTTCCTCAACTTCCTTCTTGAGTACCGGCCAAGCGGAGAAATAACAAGAGTCTGTGTCCCCGTAAATGATTGCTTTACCCACATGGTCGTATTCGCCTGTAATAAGTTCATTGAGGTGGGCATCCATGTGCCTGGCAATACTTCTACCAGTGAGCGTAGTGGACTGCCCAATACGCTTGTCAAAGAACCTACAGCCCGGGTTAAGAATAGCCCCGTAGAGACTGTTGAGGTTAATCTTTTTAACCAGTTGTCGCTTGTCCCAGAATGCAATTTCTTTAGCATCTTTTGCGTCCTTCTTCTTGGCTTGCAGTTCTTTACGTTCTTCATACCAACGCTCTAGCAAGCCGGGAATGATACCCTTTTTCTCAAATGTAAGGATAGTACCATTGGCAGTGAGGATCCAAGGTTGGTTAGAGTCAAAGATAATCGTCCAAATCTCGGCAGCTGAGTGTACTGACTCTTCGCCGTTCTCCCAGTCAATGGTAATCTCTGTGCCACGTTGTTGTTCCATCACAGCAGTGTATTCCAGGCTGGCAAAGATACCTTCCCATGCGCCTGCAAAACTCTGTCCCTTGGCCATGTTGGCTTTGATCAAATGATCTGTCATGGTCTGGCGCAGTTGTCCTACCACCGTCTCTGGTCCCATGTTCATGGCACGAATTGCTGATGGATACAGTGAGTTAATGTCAACTGATCCAATCCACTCATGCACACCCTTCTTGGGATACGCAACATACGCACCAGCGGCCTGTGTGTCTTCGTCTGTAAGCCGTTGCTTGCGGTTGGGCACAACCATGCCACGTTCATGAGCTTCATTGATAATAGCTTGCTCAGTCACTGCCACAGCACCCATTGTGGTTTGTAGCAACACAGTATTGGCATGGGCAAGTTCGTTAGCAAGATCAAGAAACCGCAATTTTTTATCTAATCTTGCAATCAGCATTGTATCTTGACGGTTGTATTCAATAAACTTTTTAAAGTGTTGGTTATACAAAGCATCCAAGGTGCCTTCAAACTGTGTTTTGCGCTCGCCCAGTTCGTGTTCACCAATGGCATCCAGGCTATACGAGTGACGCTCCTCGTATGTGTACTTGCGATACAGTTGCATATAGTCCATATGCACACGACCAATCAAGTCATAAGTTTCGTTTTCAGCACCAAAGCGTTCAAACACACGCTTCTTGGGCAACTGACCCCACAAGCAGAATTTACGTGTATCATCTTTGCTGAGTACCCGCACACATCTGTTGACAGTGTAGGGAATGTCATAGCCTTCAGAGTTCCAGCCTGTTAGAATGTCAGCGTCGTCAATTAGATCCAGGAAGGTCTTGATCATCTCTGATTCTTCAGTAAACAGGATTGTATTTTCAAAGTCCTTGACCAAGTCTTGCGCTGTTTCCCAACTCATGTGTGCTGGCGGCACTGCTAGTGTGACTATCTGATCCAACCAGTCTAGGTAGACTGAAATAGCAGTGATAGGATTGAACGGATCCGACACAGGACTAAATCCACGCTCCTTGTCAAACGCCACCTCAATGTCAAAAAACGCTGTGTGTAGTTCAGGCGCATTTTGATCTTTGTAGTTTTCTTCAAGGCATCTAAATATGGGATTGATGTCGCTCTCATAAAGTTGCTTGCCGCTTTGGATACGTACTTCTTTGCGGAACTCTTTGTTGTTGCGTGTACTAAATCTTGATACAGGTGTGCCGTAGATACTTTGGAATTTGCCACGAGCATCGTCGTAGTAAAAAATGTAATTTGCTGGATACTCTCGGTAGACTCTTACACCGTCTCGGCGTTCTACAGTATGAATGCGATCGTGTTCACGATCAAAAAGTGCGTCAATATAACTCATTGTTCTCCGTTTGTGGCCGGGTGGGCCTTGCTACATGCTCGTAATGTGAGCGACTCTTTGTTACTTATCAGTGTCAACAAAGTAATTGTTAATTTTGCCTTGGCGATTCAAATCATTGGTTATGCAGTGTATGCCAGCGTCCCAGAAGTATCGATGACGGAAATTAGAAACATGTACTTCAATACCATGTCTGGCACAAGCCTGTTCGACTTGATCGTTGTGTGAACTTACCACAATGTTCTTTTGATCTATCACAAGTATGTTAACATCAAAAACAGTTTCGCTTGCGTTGCCGACCCAGGACTCAAAGTAGTGTTCTACTATATGCACAAGATCAGGATCTGATTCAAAGCCCGGAATGTTCCAACGTCCACGATTGTGCTTCATGCTGGATCTAAATTCAGCAGTGTCGGCATAGGTAGACGCTGGAAGATACACCACCTCCCAGTCAGGAAATGTATCCGAATAAGTAGGAACGTCACGTAAACTTATGATCAGACCCGGCGTCACTGGACAATAGGTGCTATCGCCGTGACCGCCGGCGTTGACAATTTTGTTGCGGGTATTGGGAAACTGTTGATTGATACGTGTCAACATCATGCTTTGATCTTCATCATAACTTTGTGTGGCAAAGTATAAGTCTTGTCCAATTCTGCTGACAAAACATCCAGACACCACATCAAGATCAGTGTATCGCACTTGATTGCCCTGATCATGAACGTCTTGAAAAATATTTTGATAACATGCCAATTTAGACCGATGCTGATCTAGGTCACGTGCCTGGAATGTAGCTAAGTCTAGCTCAGACTGATTGGAAAAAACCCGGTGTGCATGACTACTATTGGGACTTCTTGGAATCCACAACTGATCATGAATCATAACAAAGTAATCCCTGGGTGTCACAGGTGGGGCATTCCAGCGTCCATGACATTTTAAACTATTGGAATCAGCAGGTATTTCGGGACGCAGGACTTGAATGCCAAATTGCCCTTGTAATAATTGTATCAACGACTGAAAGTCTTGTTCAGTTTCATCTGCCAACTGTTCAAAATGCCGTCGTGTGTTGGCATTTTGTATCCACGAATAGAATTCTGGAGGATAACTTTTGCCTACCACACATACTTGCAGTGGATCCCAATGCTGAAACACCGAATACATTAGAGAGTTTTGCCCACAGTCTCAAGAATTGTTTCTAATAGTTCGTGATCTTGTTTGGCTTTACCAAACTCAGCTTTGTGTGCCAGCTTGATAGCCTTCTTCAACACGCCCGGTTTAATTTCAAGCTCTTCAGCAATGGCCTTGACTGTATCATTCAGGCCGCCAGTTAGAGTCTCAATTTCCTGAGTCACTTGCATTCCTTCGTTGATAAGTTGGGTGAGTTTGATCTTTTGATCACCATTAAATGTTTTAATCATAGTTTATTCCTTTGTTAAGTTTTTGATCACATCTGCTTTGAGTGTGCAACATGCAGTATAACAGACTTTGCCCAGCGTTGTCAAGTCCCTTTAGAATATTTTTTCCTTAAGTACTCGCACTACATACAACATGGACATTGTGGTAAACGACTATCTAACGTGGGAACGAGCAGAACAAGCAGATTTGGCTCCTGCACCTGTGTCGTGTGCTGTGCATTTTCCCGAATGGTGGAAAAATCTACGTGGTGATCTGCGTGAATATTTACCGGCCAGTGGAGACCACAGAAATCACACTGCAAGATTATGTTTGGGGCTACGCGGGGCAAGTCAATTGGGATGGACTATTCCATTGGATGCTGTGTTGCATAATGGTATCACAGCCGGTGCCTGGCGGTATGGACATTTGCTACAAGAAATGTTGCATGGAACCGTCTGGGCTCAAAAGGTTGCCGGCGAATATGTGTGGGATAGGCCAATGATTTTGGCTTGGCCCTGGCGAGCCAAAATGGCACCCGGCTGGAGATTGTTAATGAATGACTATCCGCTGGACTGGCATCAAGATTTTCATTGTTTTACTGGATACGTGGATGCCAACCATGGATCAGGATTTTGGGGATGGGCTCAGGAAATGCACAAAGAATTCAACTACTACAATGTAGAAACTGTGGTAATAATGAAAAAACAAGCTCGCATCAACACAGGGTCAGCAGTGTTTTCAATGGTACCAGTATACGAACCAACCCATGTGCCTAAACCATTCACTGGGTATCCATTTTAAGGCGTTGTCGGACTTGGTTGGATTGTGAGTGTGCCTTTAAATCTTACCGTTTGTCCGTTGAGTATTTGTAAACTGCCGGGACCGGTGTATGATGGATCATCACCGGTATGGCCAGAAATATCATAGGGCTGCCAGCCCAGAGTATCCCACACTGGCTGAGTAGAAATATTAAAATTCCCCAGGGTACAAGTATATCCGCAAATCAATATATCAGTATTCTCGGCCTTGATTTCAAAATCAAAATCCTTGATCTCAAAGATATTACTTGACACCGGCAAATTGATCAAAATTTCACGAGAATCTTGCGTGGACGAACTAGGCACCCAGTTTATTGTTGGCACCAGACTGAACTGTTGAGAAGTGCTGTCAAGCACAATTGTGACCAGCGCACTGGTATCTGGTTTGACATGGCAATTTAATGTCAGAATGGACGTATACATATTTTATCTTTCTTTCCACACAAGTTAACTGGCTATTTCATCGCCAATGCAATCAGACGTTGTTTATTGTGGCTACAGATTTGTCTGCTCTTTTGGTACAATTCAAGTTGTTGATTTACAGGCATACCAGCAACTTGTTGCACTATATTTATAATTTTTTGATATCTATCAGGACCTTCTAGTTGATCATAACTTTCGTCCCATAAATTATCAAAAGTTTTAAACCCCAACAATTGCATCTGTTGCAAAAAATTCTTGGGAGCATACACCACCATGGGCTTTTGGGCCACCATGGTTCTTATGGTCTTCTCACTGGGAGTAAATGTAGTTCCCCTGGTCATAGTTTCAAATGTGATTTCAAAAAGATATTTCCCACTAATATCAATTAAATTTTTAGTAGGGACAGCATTTCGATTTTCGCCACAGTTGGCATTGGTGTATTGGTCAATAGCATTGTATCCATCTATGGAGTGAACCGGCATGTCAAAACAAAAATTACGAAAGTGTTGGTGCGCGGATATTTTCTCAACAGGATCAACAACTGGCATCCAATCACTCAATTGATCATGTATCATGTGGCTGTGATCAAACGGTTGTGATGTAGGAGGCTCTGTTTCGTTCATCTTGCTGAGCAAGCAGGCTTGCTTCAGTGCCGGGTCATGCCAAATATCATACAAGGCCAGCAATCTGGGAGTAGTTCGTCTTCCTACAAACAATGCCCATGGTTTCCAGTTTGACTCTAGGTGTGTATCTGCATCATCCCAGTATGCACGACATCTGCTAAATTCGTCACTGACTGTGAACTGTTTCCAAAAGAGATTTGTCCAAGGTGCATCAGTTGACAATGCATTTGGGCTAAAGATAAAAACAGAATCTGCTGATCTTTCAGTTTCTTTCATGACCTTGTCAACTGCTGACACTACCCCGGCTGTTGATAGACTCAACCCTTCAAAGCGCACATGAATTACCACATGGTCTGACAACGGTGCATTTCTAAAAGCATTGCAAAATTCTTGTTGGTTGATCCAGTAGTCCCCATCAACCTGTAAATATACCACAGTGACATTGTGCCGCCCGGCCAATCTTTTCATCTGCTCAAGGTCAAAATCTGTCATCTTTGTATCACATTAACACGATGTTCAATTACAGAATTGGTATCCGCGGCAGTGGGACACTGTTTGCATATGGCATGCACATGCCCAAAATTTTTGGCAAAATGGTTGATTACCACAGGGTCAGATTGCAAGTCAATACTGCCATTGGTTGCATGATCAAAGTATTCTTTCCAGGCTGCCTCATTGGCACCGCCGTGGGCTGACCATGCTTCTTGAACAAGAGCCGACGTTGAGCATTTGTAGATTTTGCCTTTCCATAGCATGGGGCATGTGGCTTGATGACAATTAGCATAGGCCCTGTCAGGATCAGACTGCCAGGGTTGCATGTTGGTGTAAGTGCCCTGAAATGTTTGTGTAAATTTTGTAGGTGTGTTTATCTGTAATCGTAGGCCAGTGTCGGTTATCCATCGATCTAGTCCATACTCATGTATAGGTGTCCATGTATAACTGCTACGCAATCGAGTCAGCACTGAATCAATATTGCCAGTATGGTCAGTAATTTTAAGAACAGCATTGCCATCTTGATACAACCATTCTACAACTTTCCAGTGTTTTTCGAGCAACAATCCATTGGTAGGAAAACGTATACGACTATCAGGAAGCAATTCGCGAACACCGTTTAACCAGGTCAACACATGAGGATTGATCAAGGGCTCTCCTCCCATGAATCCAATATCTTCAATTGAAATTTTTTCTAACCACTGTTGTAACCAGTGTTGAGTTGTGGACCAGTCTGCGTAGCCTTGGTGGCGATAATCACTGTAGGTACTACAGCCGTGACAACTTAGATTGCAGACCTGTGTCAACATTATTTCTAAAAAAGGCAATACAGGTTTCATTACTAGATGTAGGTGCTCACTTTAGGGTACGCAGTAGCGAATTGTTTCCCCAAGGCAGCAGCCGCCTCACACTTACGGTAACAAGTACCGGTCCTAAGGTGTGTTGGTTTAGCCCCGGCGAGCAAACTCTCTGCGGCGTTGTGCGCCAACTTGTGTCACGTGTTCAATCAGTCGATTGCGTACAGCAAAAGCTGATTCAGTTACAGCACCGTACTTGACAAACGTTTGGTCAATAAACTGTTTGATCTTGGCAACGTCTTCTTTGGTTTCAACCATGTTGAGCATTTCTGCTACGGGTTTCTTCAATGCATTAAACACACGACTCTCAGGCATGGCAGGAGCACCAATGCGTCTAATGTACTCATCCTTACTTAACTGTCCTGGTTGTGCGGCAGCTTTTACGCCAGCGCCACCACCTGCAGGTAGATTGAGGTTGTATTTGACACCAGGTGCCTTGGGCGCCGAAGGAGCCGCTGGTGCTGTGGGAGCCTTCATTCCTGGAATACCAGTCATGGGCTTGACACTCATAGTAGTCTTGCCATAGCCTGTGGGGCCACTTGCAAAACTAGCAGGCTTGGCTGGAGCAGGTGCCTTGGCATACTTTTCCATACCAGGCAAGTTCATTACGTTAGTAGCATTGAAACCAGGTTGTGCAGTTGTAGCAGTCTTGGCGGCTGTGGTAGATGTAGTAGCGGCTGGTGCTGGTGCTGGTGCTGGTGTTGTGCCAGCTTGTGACTTGGCCTGCAACTCATCATAAGTCCAGGGTTTCTTGGTGGCTGGATTGGTACCATAGAACGGCATAGATTTTTGTGCGCCACCAGCAGTGGTTGCTTGTGGTTCAGCGGCTTGTGCCTTGGCTGGGTCAGCCTGCGGGGTATAAGGAATACCCATCTTGCCATACACGCTGGTAACAACTTCTTGTGGTACGCCCTGTTTGGCCAACCAAGCAGCCAATTGATCTGAATCACTGGGCTTGCCAGCCTGGTGCCAGTTCATCTTGAGTTTTTCTTTTGTGACGTTGGTAGTAAACTGATGTCCAAAATTGCTCAGTGCACCGCCTACTTTTTTAACGCCTCGATCTAGTGCATTAAGACCACGACCAATTAGGCCAGGCTTTTTGTCTGGTTTCGTTGGAGCATCCATCATGTCTGGACGATAGTATTCTGGGCGTGTACTTCCAGGAACACCCTTGAGTTCCATGATGGCTTTGCGATAACGGTCAACGTTCTCAAACACTGTGTATGTGCCAACCGTGGTTAAATTAAAACTAGTGCTCCGGCGACCAACACTTTCGTTCAAGGCCCAACTCATCACAGTGCTCTTTTGATCAATCAGTTTGTCAGCTGGCAGCTTGAGCAACCGTACAGCAGGCAACCAACTTTCCTGTACTGGGTTTGAAAATTCTTGTGGGTTAAAATTCTTGATGTAGGCTTTGTCGCCTCTGATATAAGCAGTTACGTCTTGGCCAGCATAGTTTACTTGAACTGCTTCGCTGCCAGGGCCAATTCTTGGCTGTATACCACCTTCAGGGAAAGCATAGGCCTGCACTTCTCTTCCGTCTGGAAGAGTCAATGTACCACTGGTGCCACCGTCAGGGAAAGACAATGAAGGTCCTGAGGGTGTTGTGGCACCAGCAAAATTGGCAGCATCTGGACTACCCAGTTGTTCTGGCCCTTGTGAAGCAGGAGCAACTCCTGGTGCGCTTGTATCTGTACCTTGCCACACACTTCCTGTGTTTGGTCCACTTGGTGGCAGTTGTAGTTCTGTGCCCACAGGCAATTTGGTCCAGTCGGTAATATCTGGATTCATTGCTTGAAGATCTTTAAACGGAACTCCTTGCGCTTGGGCAATAAATCCGCCTTGATCACCTTGCATCACAGTGTATGTGCCACCACCCACAGGATCTGTAGCGGCAGCAAAGTTATCAGCAGGAACTGTTGGATCACCTGAGCCGCCAAATATTTTTCCTGCGGCCCAGGCTGTGGCTGCCGCTCCGCCAGCTTTGAGTGCAATGTCTGACAGTTTATCGCCTTTGATAGATGAATCTAAGCCGTATACCAGAGCTGCCACAGCAGGCAGTCCAGCACCACCTGTGGCTAAACCAGCAATACCAACCAAGGCCGCTTTGGCCAGGCCAGAGGTCTTGGGATACTGTTTGGCCAGCATGCGATACTTCTTGATGGCCTGCATCACTGCACCTTTTTGCCCGCCAGACAGTTTGGCCAGCGCATCAGTGGCTTGGTCATAGGCCGCGTCCAATGCGTCCACAGGCACTGAATTTTGTATTCCGGCCCACACGCCTTTAAGGGCATCAGCTACGCCGCCAGCAAAGTCCATGGTGGTATCTTTGCCACGACCCAGCATGGTACGATTGGCTCCGGTGCCTTTATCGGTCATGCCTGCTTCGGCATCAGCAAACACTTGTAAGATTTCTTTTTCGCTCATGCGGCGTTCAGCAATGTACTGACCCACACGCTTGAAGTTGCGATAAACAGGGTCTTCCATTAGACGAGCTTCGTTGAGCCGGCTTTCGCCTAGTCCTCTAGATCTCAAACTCTTTTCGTAGTAGGACTCTTCGTCGTTGGGCGGATCATAATCGTCGTCTTCAGGTGGATCCACATCGTCGTCTTCGGGGTCTTCAGCGTCACGATCGTTATAGTAATCTACATCGCTGTCATAGTTGCGAGGATCAATCTCGTTGAGTTTTTTCTTGTCGTCTTCAAATAGTTGGTCTAGTATCATATCAACGTTCTTCCAGATAATCTTGATTGGCGTCCTGTTGCGCGGCCTCCCTGCGCTTTTGGAACAAACGCATGGCCATGTCTGCATGACCCAAGCGCGGGAAACGTGTAGCCAACTTGCGATCGCCACGACGTAGTTCATATCCTTGAGTGTCATCGCCCCAGCATTCTACGCTGGTGCCGTCAGTCATTTCATACACACGAGCAGGACTGCCGACGGCCTTGCTCAAAATTTCTACACCACGATCAGTGTCAGTTAAGTTTTCGCCTACAGGTGCAGTGGGCTGACTCATGGCCTGTGCCACATGGTCTTCAATGCCGTGTGCAGTTTCTGTGTCTGCGGCATCCTCAGGACCAGAAACAGGTGCTACATCTGCGTCCCAGGTGGCAGCTTCTTCAGTCTGTGGATCATCGTCAATGTTGAGCTCAGCCTTGGCCTTGCGTATTAGACGCTGATCAATTTTGTTTTTCTTTTCCAGCGTTTCAAGATAGTCAGCAAAGCGACCCTTGACCTTGCTGATCATGTCTTCTTCAACTTCTTGCATGGCTTCGGCCAGAGCATTTTCGCCTACCATGTAGCCATCCATGGGATGAGCCTGATAGGGCTTTTTCTTTAGTGTGGGGCTGATGTCACGGGGCTTGAACAAGGCCGGCAACTGCGGCACACGTTCTTGCTGACCAGTCATGCTGCCGCGAGGGCTGACCGGTACAGTCCTGCCTTCAACCAGAGCCAGGCGCTCTAGTATGCTTCTAATGTCATTGCTCATGCTCTATCTTCTTTCAAGAAACTTCTCAGCATCCAGCCGTGCTTTTGATGAGCATCAATGCGTTCTGCTATAAAATTTACAATGCCTTGCTGATTCTCTTGTTCAGCGGTGGCAAATGTTTCGTTGAGTAGATCAAGCATTTGACCATTGTTGGCCAAGAGCTCTTCAATCATGAGTCGGGCACGTGGAATCTTTGTTTGCCCTTTGATAGTGGTGAGTTCACTAAAGCGTTCATAACTGCCGGGTGCATAGTCGCCCAGAGCACGAACGTATTCTGCTGTTCGGTCTATACTGTTGTTGTAGACTTCTTCGTACAAGTTACCAAAAAACTCATGCAACTGAGCAAAGTCAGGTCCTTCCACGTTCCAGTGAAACTGCTGAGCCTTGAGACTGAAAGCATATTCAGTTGCTAGGAGAATTTTTAAACTGTCCGCGAGCATGTTTGTTCCTTTTGTATTCTTTTGGGGTGTTCGGTGTAGGATCAGAGCCCGTTACATATTTACCTGTCAACATTGATCCGCCATTTCTAGAAATGGCACCACCCAGGGGCATGGCCACTGTGGCTACCGAGCCAGATGTGGTGGTTTCTAAAATGAATTCATTGGCTCTCATTGCGTGTCTCCGGTGTATATATTTGGATTTCTCCGGCCTTGGTTATTATGGCTGGACCAGTTTCAATACGCAAGTCGCCAATGCGCAATCGAGCATGCTCAGGATCAAGGCATTCATAACGCACTTCGTATTTGCCCGGCGGAGCTTCAATCTGTATTGATTCATCAATGTAAAAATCATGCCAGATCCAAGTGCGCTCGGCAAACAATTCCCCGCCAACCCAGAGTCTATAACGTGGATGCGGGCCAGTCCAACGCATGTCAACATTGGCTCGTGCTATAACAAATTCGTTTTGCATAAATGATATTTAGCGTAATAGACGTCTATAAATATTGCTATGTTAAAATCAACGGATATTCGCCGTGTACATATAGAATTGACCACTCGTTGCAATGCACGTTGTCCCATGTGTATGCGCAACTATCGAGGCAGTGACTACAATTCTGGTTATCCTGACACAGAATTAAGTCTGGACCATATTCAAAAGATATTTCAGCCTGCCTTTTTGGCCCAATTAGAACGAGTTAATTTTAATGGCAATCTAGGTGATTTTGCCCTGGCCCGTGACGCCAGAGAAATAGTGCAATTCTTTTTGGCTGCAGGGGTGCAAGTAGACATCAATACCAATGGTAGTTTGCGATCTGAATCATGGTGGGCTAGTCTAGCACAGCCTGGAGTGTCAGTGGGCTGGGCCATTGACGGCTTGGCAGATACACATGCCCTGTACAGACAAGACACAGACTGGCTCAAGGTCACTGCCAATGCTCGAGCCTTTATTGAGGCCGGGGGTCGTGCCACCTGGCGCTTTATTCCGTTTGAACACAATCAACATCAGCAAGCAGAATGTGAACAACTCAGTCGTGACTGGGGCTTTTGGCGCTTTGAAAACATCTGGGACGGACGTGATCGCGGACCTGTGTACACACGTGGGGGAGACTTTAGTCACGATATTGGCAAGCCCTATGAGTCAACTCCCACTAGAGTAGAGCCGCTACGTGAAAGTCACATCACCTGGTACAATGCACAAACTGTGCAACACGAACGTGACAGTGACAAATTAAATCTTTTCTGTGTACACAAAAAGAATCAAGAAATATATCTAGCCGCAGATGGCACAGTGTATCCCTGTTGCTATTTGGGGTTCTATCCTGATTCCATGCATCATCCCGGCAATGTCGAACTGCGTGAGCTAGTGACAGAAAATAACGCATTGGACTACCCACTGGAGCATTGCTTGAACTGGTTTGACTCAGTAGAATCAAGCTGGGATCAACCCTCCATTGCTCAAGGACGCACCTATCAGTGTGTGGCCAGTTGTAACAGACCATGACCACACGAATTCTTTTTTTAGCACGTTATAGAATACCGCATGCTTGCTTTAGCCTGCAATGGGATCACAACCTAGTGGATGTTGATCGCACCATTATTGCCAGCCCTGTGCCACAGGCAGAAATATGGCAGGCATTTCACGCACACGGCATTGACTGTAGTCAATTTGAGTACATAAATGACGCAGTAATATTTTCTCAGTATCCTGAAGTTGAAAACTGGGTATTTGCCGATGACTATCGTGGCTGGTGGTTGCGCCAACAAGCAATCAAATTGGCCTACCTGGATCTAATCAATGCAGACGTCATGCTCATGCACGATCCTGACACGTTTCAGATACAGCCTTACAGTGCTGTGCAAGCAGACTGTTTGAATCTGCTGGCCATAAAAGACACTGAACAAGGCAGTTACCGCGGAGTATTTGAAGCCATTACAGGTATACCACACCCCAGCCCACACTGCTATGTAACAGAATTGTGTGCTGTGCGCGGTGCGGACTTTCAAGCCCTAAAGAGTCATTTACTGAATCGTTGGCCAGAAAAGAAATGGCTGGATGCCATTATTCAAGCAGTGCCCGGCATGCCCACAGTACCGCCCTGGGGTACAGGCAACATTATCAAATGGTTCTCAGAATATGAACTGCTGGGTAACTGGGCTGTGACACAAGGTTCTGTTGAACATCAGTGGCAGATTCGACACGAGTATGATAGCTTAAATAAGCTAGCAGACTTTACTAATGAACACACAGCCGTATGCGATGCTGTGCCAGACTTGAGCTCAAGCATGCGATTAACTGAACAGGGCACAGTAGAGCACTACGCCCAGTACACTGAACTAGTCAAGGAAAGACAAAATGAGTTACGAATTATATAATCCCTGCCATGGCATCGATGTTGCTGAAGACTGGCGTCTTTACAAAAAACGCACATGGCCCATACGCATTGCCTGTGTGCAGAGTCTTTGCACTCGTCCTGGACAGCACAGTTATCATGCCGACTACGAGCATCTAGACTGGAGTCAATTTGATCTAGTGTTAATTAGTGACATTGAAATGAACACTATCGATACCATAGAAACCTGGATCTCTGAAGTGGGCATTGGGCGTTGTTTGATTGCTGTGGGCGGCGTACATGATCATGAAACCCTGGATCCTGCACGTCACATCTACAGACCCTGGTGGGCCTATAACTTGATGCGTTGTAACACAGACCCTGTGCCTGACCTGCCACAAAGTCATGTTTGGGCATTTGATGTGTTGCTGGGCGCACGTAGACCGCATCGTGACTTTGTGATGCAGTACATGACTCAGCACGGGATGCTGGATCGCAATATTGTGACTTATAGAGACTTTTTTGGCGGTGCTGTAGTAGACGACGTTAGTGAACGTGTGGCCGCGCACTTTGGCCAGCAGTTGACTCATCCTTATGTGAGCCCGCATCTTGAACAGGCTTGGGAAGTGCCGGGACCGTTCAACAATTCGATATCCAGTCGCATTCCGCACACCATTTACAGTTTAACAAAATGGAGCATTGTGTCAGAGACTCTGGGCACCGGGGGCTGTTTCTTTATGAGTGAAAAGATGGCCAAGGTGATTGCTACCAACAGAATATTTGTGCATGTGGGCGCACGAAATTATCTTGCACAGTTGCGAGACTTGGGATTTCAAACGTTCGGGCACATCATTGATGAAAGTTATGATTCAATCCCAGACGATATTGAACGCTGGTCTGCCGCAATGGAGCAGGCGCAGTGGTTGCAGGACAAAGACCATGGCAAATATCAGTTGTTGTGTCGCTCACAGCTGGAAAACAACTACAGGACCTTGGCTACCCTACCCCTGCGCACTCAGCGACTCATGCTAGACCGGGTATTTGATGCAATTGCATCTGTTGAAACAGCCAATCAGCAATGACTATTTGACTCTGTTCACTGCCATGATATCCAGGATCCTCACCTGAAAACGGATGCTGTCCTGTGGCCACTTGCGGTGTGCGCTGTGGATCTAGCTGTATGTAATAATCAGGAATAATAGCAGGGAAAGCCGTGCGCCATTGTTGAGTGTTGTTGGGATCAAATGGCCACAACAGATTGGGCATTACAATAAATTTAATACCGTCAAGATACATCATTATGATGCCTTCTCTAATGATCCATTCATCCTGTTGCTTTTTCCAAGCATTGTCGTAGATACTGTCAATCCAGTGACGCACACCTGTTTGTGCTTGTTTAGTAATTCGAGCCATTCTGTAAGGATGGTCAAAGTTTTCTGCCAGGGTAAAGATAGTTTCGCAAATCATGTTTGATGGTTCTCGACCGTAGTTGACATTGCGTATGCCATCTTCTCTGCGGTACCCGTTGCCTAACGTTCTATTTTGTAAGTGTTGTTCCAGCGGAGGGTTTTCTCCTGCGCTGGGCTTTTGGTTCCAGTCGTAGGGCGCAGAGTCAGCAGGTATTTCCATTCTGTCCCAGAACGTGGGACTGATCACTGCCAAGTCCGGACGCTGGCGTCGTATTTCATCAATTTGTATGCGTATGCCGCCGTTGCTACAACCCTGACGTGCTAGATTAATCAGTTCCCAGTTGCCCAGCTTACGTGCTAGATGTTCACTCCATGACGTGCCGGGGTGCTTTTGTGCCACTGCTGAGAATGAGCATCCTGCTACCATTAATTTCATTGTGTTTCCTTGTAACTGTTGCGATGTTCCTGAGCATGAAAGCTCTGTACAATTTCACCATGCTGGGGTAATTCGTCTATAGTATATGTACCTGGCGGAATTGTGAATGTCACAGTTCCTTGATCTCTTTTGGCAAATGTCACAAGCCTGGCATGATGCTGTACGCAACTATGCACAAACACATGATGTATGTGCCCGTAGTCCCCGTGCTCGTCGTGTGACAACACTAGATCGTAACGTTCAGCAATATTGCCAATTTCCCTACGTGCTTGTTCCGTGTTGAAACTGATTGATTTGTTTTCAATATCTCTGTAGTCATCTGTGTAACCCAAAAAGATGCAGGGAATTGATCTGCGCTGCCAAAATTCTTTTAATTCTTGTGCTCGCGGTTCCCATTCCGAATAGGTTAGATAACAAATGGCCCAGTCCATTTCAGGATGATTGTGAATATAGCTGTAGGCAAATATCACACAGTCATCAGGGTGTGCCACCATGCACAGAGCTTTTACAGTTGCCATGCTGAAGTCAAGCCTTGATCAATCAAATAATGCTGGTATCTCATGCGCTGATCAGGGGTCATGTGACTCCAAGCGCCGCGATGTATGCTCACAGTGTGCGGCTTGATGCGTTGCATTTCGTCCAGTCTGGCATCTATTCTGTTAACTTCACTGTGATCAACGTTGCAGGGAATGATAGCAGGGTCAGCGTACAATGTGTCATAAAGGTTGTGCTGTTGCAGCCAAGCTGAATACAGCACAAATTCTGTTAGCATGCCCTGTGCTTGAAACCATTCAGGAAAACTTGCGCCTGTACGCTGTTCACAGTCAGCAATCATGGCTCGCACTGTGGCTGTGTGAAAGAAGTAAGGTACGCCGCCAGGCCCCAGTTGTTGAGTCACTGTGATATTCCACAGCGCACCAGCAATGTCTGCACTGGGCTGAAACACTGGAAATATTGCCATTGTGCCCACCCTGGGACGCCCGTTGTCTGTTACAGCATCAAGTTCAAAGTCACGTACAAGAATGGTCTTGGCGTCCAGTACCATCACATACTGATTGTAGCTCATGGCCGAGCATAACAATTTAAGTGCTTGTTGGCTAACCCAACCGTTGTTGCTCCAGTCTGTGCTGAATGAGCTACAGGGCACAACCATCACACGATCAGCTAGACTGCCCCACCATGTGGCATCTATTTTGCTGACCACATCGTCTGAGTCATTTACCACAACATAGATGTTGCGTGTGCCCAGGTGACTAGCATAGCGAGCAATGCTTTCAGCTTGTACTTTTAATGCGGGGAGTTCTTGTTCGAATACCACTGTGCAGATATCAATCATGCACTTATGTATCAGGCTATTTGTACCACGTTGGTAATTACTGAATTCTTTCCGTACTGCGCCATTAGTAATTGGCGGGCCATTGAGGGATTTTTGGCAAAAATGGCCACGTCCATTGAATTGGCGTAGAGTTCATTTTTGACCTTTACTCTGGCTTGATACACATGAAAGCCGGGCACTGCTGATTCTTGTAGGGCATACTGACTGCCCTGTTGACTGTTGGGATACTGTTTCATTAATCGGCCTTTTTGCCTTTGTCTTTTTCAGTAATGGGCCCACCAGTGACCCAGGCCTTGCATGACCTTGAGCCTGCACATTTGAAATGCAAAAAATTGCAATAGCCAAGATCCGCCAAGTTGATACTGGCGTTGGCATCTACCCCCGACTCATCGCCCTGGATGCCATCAGCCATGCATTTTCGCATGCTGTCACTAACATCAAACGCCGCACAGTTACCGCACTGCATGGTACGAGCAGTTGCCACACTGACCTTGAATATCTTTGCGCTCGTGCTCCAGTAGTCTTCAGCACGTTCAGGATTGGCAGGGCCGTAATGATATTCGTCAATGGCTTTTTGACGATTTTTTAGGTTGAGATCTATGTCATGCGTTGCTGTGGGGCAACCATTGGAAATAGCTTCTAGTAGGTTTAGGTAGTTTCTCATTTAGTGGAACATCAAGTAACTGTCAATCACGTCTAGTCGATTGGCCGCACGATCGCCTGCACCGGGCTGTACAATAACGTTCCATTTAGGCTTGGGGCCTTCAGGAGTGGCCAGCATTTGATCGTATGTGATAATGGTGTCCCTGGGCACTTGATACTGTTGTGCCAGTCGATCTTTAAATGTGTCCAGAGCTTCGGGTGACGCAAACTGTGTGCGACCCTTGGCGTCTTTGATTAGACTGTTGCCCTTACGTGCAATTAAATCAAAGAACATGTTCTTGGGCACTGTGACGCCTTGCTTGACTGTGTTGCCTGCTTGACGATGCAACTCAACCTTTTTGACTTCGCGGCTCTTGCTACCGGAACTGAAGTTGATTATAAAGTTAGGCGGATGCGAGCCTGTGGCCACATCGCCCATTTTGGTATAAGCATAGAATTTAACGTCAGGATTGGCCTTGGCCACATCATATGCTAGGTCAAGGTATTCTTTACTAAAGAAGTCTCCTGCATCGTGCCAGCGCACCACAAGCTGAATACCAGCTTTATCTGTTTTGTTTTTGAGTGCTGTGATTTCTTTGTTTACAGCGGCCATGTAGCCTTCAGGCTCATTTACCAGGAAGTTCAAGGCCTGTGCCGCGCTCATGCTAGACGCCGGGAACATTACATAACCGCCTTTACGTGCATAGCAGAACAACTGACATTCGCCTGCGCCCGGGCAGGTCTTTATTTCCACAAAGTCACCCGACTCTTCATCTACTACAATACCACTCAGTGCAGGCAGTGTTAGATCATAAATGATTTCACCTTCGGTCTTGCTCTTTTCCATTTTGGCATTGGTGCCTAGAATAGCTCGAGGACGTGTGGTGATTTGCTTGGCTAGATCATCTAGATCCCACTCAGTGCCGCCATCGTCCTTGGTAATGGCTTTAATGTTTGAGCCGTGTATAATGGGTGCAAACTTGTCACGCTTGGTCTTGGTGCCTGTTTTGATACGGTCAGCATAGCCTTGCAATTCATCTCGACTCAGTGTTTGTTGTGGTGCATTGAGCTTGATAGCTTCCGCCACACCTTGCTCGTTTTTAACTACAAAACTTGTGTGCTGAAGACCAGTAAGGGGGTCCGTGTATGTGCGCTTGAACACCTTACCGCCATGCTCACGTGCATGAGCAAATGCTTCAGACTTGCTGTCAAACCTGTTTGAGGGAGGCTTAATCATGGGAGACGCTTGTTCATCTACTCCGCTTTGATCTACTGTGACAACAGTAACAGGGAATCCTCCCAGGGTGCGCGGAGCTTCAGCTTGCTCCACAATGGTTTGTAACTTCATTTTGCTTCTCCAAATATAGGCCCACGCACAAATTGGCCCAGTTGATTTAATATACCATTACGCAGGTTTTCAATCATTTCATCTGTGATATCTCTACGGCGTGTTTGCGCAATAAAGATATGCATTTCAATGGCGTCATCGCCTTCTTTTTCCAGTATAGCATGGCAACGATGACGTCCGTCATGTCCTTTTACTCGGGCTTCTAGACTAAAGTCACCCTGCTCCCAGGATTCGGGTACAGACACATTCAAAAATGGTGCGCCAATGCCGCGCTCATTGAGTTCGCCTTTGCAAAACGCAATTGCCTTGCGCTCTTCAGGATCATGTGGGTCCATGGGCAGGGCCAGCTTTAGAAACATCGACGGGCGCATTTGTACCTGTAGGCCAAAGTAATCAACGTCAGCATTGTAGGGCACAGCACCCACACCTGAAGAGTTGTTGATACGTACTTCGTCTAGGCTTTCATTTTTTCTTTTGGCTCGGGCACGACCTGATTTCATGTTGGCCAACCAGTGTGCCAGTTGTCCTTTGCGCCCGCCTGATTTGGCAGTTTTGCGTAAGCTACTTACACTTGCTTTGGTATTGATACCGTGTCGCTTGGCATCGCCCTTGTCTTGTGGATTACGCCCGTCGGCAAAGTTTTCTGATACACCTTGCTTGTCAGCCCAGAGCAAGCGTCCTTCTTCTTGCGCTATACGATGTATGTTGGTTCCCAATTTGGTGGGCTGTATGTCATAGTTGTCGAACTGTGCTGAAAGTTTTTGAAGTATTCTTACAGCACCAAGATATTGATCGCCCACAAGATCATCAGGCACAACTACCAGGATATCAGTGTCGCTGTTTCTACGATGTTTTCCTGTAGCGCGACTACCATGGAACCATATTTCTTGTGCCACAGGCATGACTTTTTGTATGGCATCAACCACTTCTGGCCGTACAGAACCTGGTCGAGCTTCGTCTACGTTGTATGTGGGATCAGTCTTTTGACGCGGCATGTCTGGGGGCTGATTGGGATCAACAGGGTCAATGTCTGTTGTAGTAAGCCCAGTGCGTTTCAGCGCCTGTATGTACTGATGTTCAAGATCTTCGTCACCAAAGCTCAGTATGGCGCTGGGAGGTCCGGCACCAAAGTCATGCTTGCCTAGGCCTTTCATGTTGGAAATATGTTGTCCCAGCTTGTACCAGTCGTAGACATCGCTTACATCTACCTTGACAGTGCCTGCAGGCATAGTGGGCGGAGTTTCTGGGCCCAAGGGTGCATTTAAATCCCTATTGTTGTTGGGACCTTTACTGGGCTGGGGCAAGCGGTATTCTACCATGTCAACTCGGCCGTCAGCACGTAGCATTTGTGGGCGACCTTGTGCATCAGTTTTTAGACTCATGCGGTTGGCATTTAATCCTGTGGCGCCGGGACGTACATCCTGTGTTAGAGCCATTTCAAATCTGGGATCATTCTTTTCGGCTTCAGTGGGAATATAACCTGAGCTTTCAAACATAGCAGGGTTGCGATCAGCCCAGTCACGCATGATCACACCGGCCACAGCATGTGCTTGGTTTTCCCAGTCACTGCCGGTGTCGCCTGCTTCGTCAGGCAACTCACTATCTTGATTTTGTCTACAATGTGCCAGCTCGTGTGCAGTGGTGCGCAAGATATCCATGACATGGCGGTTAACCAGGCTCACTTCTAGTGTGTGCGTTTCAGGCGTGTAGCGTCCAAAGCTGTGGCTTTGGGAACTCCACTCAGGGTCAGTGTGCAGTTCAATCTGTGGTATTTGTGTTATGCCCAAGCGATCTGCCGCATAGTCAATAAAGTCACGCACCACAGCTTCAGTGTCCCGGGGCTCGTCTTCTAGGAACATCTTGGTTGAAGGATCCACACCGTCTGGACTTTCTGACATGAAGCCGTAGATTACCGGCGCCATTGGGGTGTTCTTTTCTGCTAGGCTAAGTTCCTTGGCATGTGCGGCATTGCGAGCGTCAATTAACTGTTTGATAGCACCATGTGCTCGCAACATCTTGAACACCAAGTTGTCGCAGCCAAATTCGCCCTGCTGTTCCAGGCCAGTTTGGCGCATGGTTTTGATTTTTTGTTGTAGACTACGCATACGATCACTATCGTCACTGGCCACAGCAGATTCTATACGTGCTTTTAGATCTTGATACTTGGCTTGTACACAGCTATCGTCAATGGTGACTTGTCTGCGTCGAGGAACCTGTATCCAGGCATTGCGCAACAAACTGTAAATGCCTTGACTGTGATGTTCTTGATCAGAAGGCTGTGCATACAGTTCTACATCAGCGCCGCCAATGCGTATGTTGTGTTGTTCGTTGTACTGATATTTTTTAGCATTAAACAGCTCACGATACACTTCGTCATGAACAACATTGGGTATTTCCACCACAATGTGCAGATCAATGTCAGATCCGTCAGTGTAGTTGTAGGCCGCGTTAGATCCGCTTACCGTGATGTCTTTGACATCAAGATCGGGTACGCCCAAGAATTCTTGAAAGTCTCGGGCCACCTGTAACAGGCGTTCTTTTACCTGGGGATGCAGATGTTCTGCACTGTCCCATAACCGAGGGTTGAGTCGGTCATGGAATTTTACAGCATCTGCCAGGTTGAATGATTCCAGTTCAAATATGTTCATTGAACTGTTATTTACCGCAGTTTAGGGTGTAGTGGGTTCTGAACTATTGGTGGCCACAATTTCAGCCACGGGTTCAGCTTCCAGCACATGTGTAGGTACTTCGTGTCCACCCTGTGGATTCATTGTGATAGTACCGTCAGCATGTGGTGTAACAGCGGCTCGTGCAGTAGAAGGCGCAGGTACTTGTACCACGTCTGTGCTGATCACCGGGCTGGTCATGGCATTGAGGTCAATCTTGAGTTTTTCCTGTGCGGCCCAGTCAAACACATAAGTGCCCACGTGACGTAGTAACACACGCTTGTCAACCCAGACCTGCCCACCAAGATCACGCCAGTTTTCACAGAATGTCCAGTCTTCACTGTAGTAGCGGCCTTCGCGTACTGCTGTGTCAAAGTAGGTTTTCATGTAAGGGTCCAACTCAGGTGGCAAGCCAATGTCGTTTTTAAACGGCTTGGTGGCAGGGTGTGCATTGAGCTTTTCAAACACATCACGCTTGATCAACAAAAAGCCTGTGCCGGTCTTGGTAACTTCAATGTGATTTTCTTCCGGAGCAGGTTCAGGAGTTCCAGGAATACCATTAACACACCATTTGATAGGCATGCTCTTCATGGGGTACAATCCGCCAATAATGTCTTTTTGTGCATCCAACATCACCAACAGGTGCCAGGGTTCCCAGCCAATGTCAGCGTCAACAAACATCAAGTGTGTGGACTCTTTGGTGTGCAAGAACTTGGCTGTGAGCGTGTTTCTAGCACGGCTAATCAAGCTCTCGTTGGTCATGGTTTCCACGGTCCAGTCAAGGTTCAATTGACGTGCCATGTTGGCCCATTTGATATAGCTCATGAAGGTTTGTTCAGTAAGCTGACCACCATAACATGGCATACAGATATGCACTCGGGTGGTACGCAAATAGTCCAAGTTTACTTGAATGTTTTGCTGTTGTGTAGCAGTGGGGTCACTGGGTGGTGTAATAGTAGGTTGGGCGTCAGCCATGTTATCTCCGTTAAAAGTGTGCAGATATTTAATGCAGTACACCCGGTACTATTAAATTCTGTACCATGTAGTATACACTATTTCACGGGCACGTTGCAACCTAGCGTTGTCATTTGTAGTTTCTTGATCTGTGGCCAACTCACGCACAGCACGTTGATAAATGTCAAGATCACCCGATTCGGGTTCAAACACACAACTGCGACGATACTGGTCAAATGCTTGTTCGGCCCCAGCATTAAACAAAAGATTCAAAGTGGTCAGTTCTTTCAAACGTGAAAGAAATTGCTCGGGCTCTTGCCAAATATCACACCATTCTAGATTGAATTGTACGCCTCGACGAATCCAACCTGCATACTGTGCGGCAATTTGGTAACGAACCCCCTGGTCTTCAGAACGACCTGTTTTCTTTTGTAGATTCAAAAAGAAGTTGAACCAGGCACGATCTGATCCCAGAACAATTTCACAATCGTGCCAGGTAATGCTGTGTTCGCGACGTTGAAAATAATTTTGATATTTTATTTCTGAATTTGAATTAACAATTGATTCTATTACTGGAAAATCAAAATTGTCAACATCCCCGCTAATGGATTGATTATGTAGCGAGCACCAGGTCAAATAATTCAACCAAGCGCCACCACTGCCCATGGGATACCATAATTTAGGCAATTGCTGTAACTGTGTCCAGGAACCGTTGACGATCAAGGTCATTTAAACCCCGCCACGTTCTTCTAGGTAGTCCTGTACAGGCTGATTTTCTCGGGCCTGATAACTGGCTTTCATTCCACCCACTGACATCTGTCCCAGTGTTTCGTTTGTGAATGAAGCGGCCCAGCCTTGGTTTTCCGCCACAGTACCAATGGCAGTGTCCAGCATTTTTACAATGTTTGCGGCCAAGGCCGGATTTGACTGCGTGGCAGGATACAAACTCATGACCAAGGCAGTTTTGCGCTTTTCATTAAGCTGTGGCCATGCATTACGAATTTCTGTGGCTGACGTCATGCCTGGACCAAACTCCACTGTGGGCAAGTAGGCCATGTAAGCATGCTGACCAAATGGCGCAATGTTTGTTTCACCTGCCAAGGGCTGTAGGTATGCTGGGCTACCATCTTTTTTGATGCCACCGGGTTGTGGAGGTTTGTTGGCGTCTTTTTCTGAACGCACAAATATCAATCGATCTTTTTCAGGATCAAATTGACTGGTAATTTCTTCAGCTCTAAATGGTGATTTGACCTGCACAAAATGTCCGGGCTCGACACCAGCTAATTTTGCCAGCTTTTCTTTTACAGCAAAGGGAAATGGTCTACTGGAGGTATCGTTTGTTGCGGCCACAAACACCTTGGCGCCGGGAAATGCTTTACGGGCAGAATTATACAGTGCAAGATGTCCTGCGTGAAACGGGTGAAATCCCCCGGGCATGATAACAATGGTACTCATAATGAGTATTTAGCGTTACATGTGCTCCAAGAGCCAGAGATAGATAGGGGTAGAAAATGTCAGTATAACTGTGCCGTTACAGCCCATGGTTCCGTAACAGCGTTCAGTAACTGAGTCACCGGTACCGTTGAAATTGTGCTGATACTGTGCTAGAGTTTGAAATACCTGCGTTACGTCAATGTCGTCAAATTCCACAGCGTCTATTCGTAAACAACTGTCGTATTCAAATCGGCCGTCTGCGTCAAGATGCGCATGGCTGTCATTTTTGCCATACAGTTCAATTTCCAGCCGGTGTTCGCCGTCTTGATCCGGCATAAACTGATGCAACACTGTTCTTGCTGTGACTGCATCAGTTCTGTAGAGTTCGTTGCCGTTCAAGCGAATGCACACGCCCAAGGGGCGATCAGGATCTGTGGGCTCAATGGCCAGGGCCAGAGCAATGGTATTTGCGTCAGTCATTAGTAAGTAATAGTAACAGTGTTAATAGTGCCGCCACTAAAGCCTTCAACTCGCACACGCATCCATGTGAAGTTGCCCAGCACAGTTTCGGGATGATAGTCTGTGAGTGGTATGGTACTGCCATCGCCATACACAAAAGTGGGGAACCAAGTGGCTTGGCCAGGATCTTGATCCAGAGTTGCTTCTAGAGTCATGTCACCTTCAAATCCTGTCACAGTAAACAGCACAGTTTGTGTGCTGCCTTGCCCACGATAGTAGGCAGCAGCCTTGACCGCATCACTGATCCAGTCTTGACTGCTTCCGTCATAGTTGCCGGAAGGCGTACCATAAACAGTGGTATCAAGAATGGTTTGAGTGGTCATTATGCTCGTTCTGCTTCTACAACAACACCGGCACCGGCCAGTTCTTCAGCCACTGATTGCAGAGCCGCAACAATGTCATCGGTAGCAACTGCTTTGACAGCGTCGTTATCTTTGATCAATTTTGAGAGTTTGATCACAACTACTTCTTCGTGTATTTTTGCCATAGTGTATTATTTATTGCTTTTGAATAATGGGCATGGTCTTTCTCACCGTCCCGGGCACAGCTATGTGCAACAGCATGGCGTCTTTTTCGTCATGATGATCCACAAAGAATGATCTAGTGATGTAGGACTGACGGATCAGGCGCCCTTGCCAATGTTTAGTTAGTTTAAACTGCTGGGGTCTACTGAGTAGGAATTGACTCAAAATCCTCAGTTGATCTTTGGTATAGTGTTTTTCCCGAAAGTAAGTGCGCCATTGATAACTGCTGTCTTTTAGTAGCACAACATCTCTAGGAAGATCTACCACGGCCTGTTGAAAGTAGCAGTGACTGACCCCGGGAAAACGCTGTAGGATTTCAAAAAAGCCAGGATCGTTGGTGTAAAAATACTGCCAGTCAGTGTACACCATGCGCTTGTAAGGTACTTCAATGCTGAGAATAGTGTCACACAGTTCCAGCATGGATTCTATAGGCTTGATGATTTTCTGTCGATACAGTGAAGCAAAAGCCACAGATTCCTGTATGGACTTGTGCGTGAGTGTTCGCATGCGCCCAGATCCTTCAAATCTAAAGCACATGGAATACTCGTACTGATCAAAAAACAGTCTATCTTTACTGACTTGTTTATACATCTGGGAACCTAATAATACCATCGTCAGCTACCACGGGCACCACATGTGTGACCACGTCAAACACCACATTGTCATCAACCAAGTTGGCAGTGATGTCACAGTCTGTCAAGCGATCAAACAGGATCCGCTTGCTCAGTGGCACACGAAGCAACTCATCAATCTTGCGACTCAAGGGTCGAGCGCCCATCTTGGGATCATAGCCCTTGTCGGCCAGCATGTCAACCACGGGCTCACTCAGGTTGAGTTGTATGTTCTTTGTGGCCAAACTGGTCTTGAGTTCGTCCACAAACTTGACCACAACTTTCTTGATGGCCAAGGTATCCAACTTGGAGAATTTGACAATTTGATCAATGCGGTTGCGCAGTTCAGGTTTAAAGAACTCCTTGACTGCTTTGTCGTCTTCGCCAGTTTTCTCAAAGCTACCAAAGCCAATGTTGTTGGCTTCACTATCACGTGCGCCCAGGTTCGACGTCATGATGATAATACAGTTCTTGCAGTTGGCTTTTTTGCCATTGGTGCTGGTCAACACACCTTCGTCCAGCATCTGTAGCAGGATGTTTGTGACATCAGGGTGTGCTTTTTCAATCTCATCAAACAAGATAATTGAAAAAGGATTCTTGGTAAGATCAGAGATTAGTTTACCACCACCCACATTGCCATCTTCAAAGCCCACGTAGCCTGGGGGAGCACCAATAAGCCCGCTGACACTATGCCGTTCTTGATACTCACTCATGTCATATTTCAGCAGTTTCATGTCCAAGTTGTTGGCCAGCAATCTAGCAAGTTCAGTTTTACCTGTGCCTGTTGGCCCTAGGAACAAGAATGACGCCATGGGTCGTGTGGCATTGGCAATGCCGGCAAAGTTGATATACACACGTTCCAGCACTGAATCCACTGCGCCATCCTGTCCATACAACTTTTGCTTGATGTTGCTTTCTAGTTCCACAATCTTGGTTGATCGTTCGTTTTGCAGTTTGTCTGCAGGAACACCTGTCACACGAGCTAACTGAGCTTCAATCAAGGCCCGAGTAATGTTTGCTGTGCCAGAGTCTTTCACACGCTCACGTGCGCAGGCCGCATCAATCAAGTCAATGCTTTTGTCAGGATTCTTTTTGTCGTGAATATATCGATTCGCCAGTTCCACCGCTGAGGTAATCGCTTCTGTTTCAATAAGAACATTGTGGAATTGCTCAAGCCTAGGTGACAATCCAATGAGGATTTGTTCTGTGGTGCCAGCATCTGGCTCATCGATCGACAAGCGATAGAAGCGACGCATAAGTGCGCGATCTTTCTCAAATGACTCATAGTATTCTTCCCAGGTGGTTGATGCTACAACTTTTAAACTGCCCTTGGTAATAGCAGGCTTGATCATGTTGGCAAGATCCAGGCTGCTGGAACTGTTAGAGCCGGCGCCTTTCATGGTATGTGCTTCGTCAATAAACAAAATGCACTTTTTCTTTGTTTCCAGGGCCAGCATCACTGCCTTGAACTTTTCTTCAAACTCGCCGCGATACTTAGATCCGGCCAGCAAGCTACCAACTTCCAGGCTCCATACTTCATGATCCTTCAAGAACTCAGGCACACGCCCTGCCGCAACTTCCTGTGCCAGGCCTTCCACAATGCAGGTTTTGCCCACACCAGGATCGCCTACCATGAGCACGTTGGCCTTGAATTTGCGAGCCAGCACAGTGATCATTTCTTCCAGTTCCTTGTTGCGCCCAATCATGGGCTCAAGTTGATTTTTCAGGGCCAACTTGCTGAGATTCACACAGTACTCAGTTAAAACTTCATCAGCTTGACTAGCGTTCATACGTTCCTCCAGTTTGGCCGCATAATGCTTTTGCCAAAAGTCCACAAATTCTTGTTTTTTTACACCGTACTTGAGAAAGAAGTAGTGTGCATGACTGTTGGTTTCAGCCATGAGACTCAAGTAAAGATCAATTGTGGTCATTGATCTGCGCCCAGTAAACATTACCTGTACATTGGCACGGTTGAATAGCCGTTCCAGTGTTTGTGTTTTCTTGGGATGCTGGTCCGGAGTCTTGGACACCAAGCTGGTCAGACTGTTGAGATAGTCGGTGAGTTCAGTATCAAACTGATCAACTTCTACACCAAATGCATCCAGGCATTTTCTAAACGGTGCATACCGCAAAAGAGCCAGTGTCAGATGTTCACTAGTAACATACTCATGATTGGCATGTCGAGCCAGGTTCACAGCATTTTCAATAATGTGTTCAATTTCAGGATTGTTTTGCATAGAGTCCTTGTGTAATGTCATACGCTATTATACTACTTACACCAAAAAACCACAACCATTACGGATAGGTTATCGGTGTTGTTGAATCGCAGCCATGATGGCCGGATCCACTTGATCAGGTATTTGTGCTTGTATCTTGACAAAAAGGTCACCACGCTGTCCTGCTCGATCCAGGATGCCTTGCTGTCGCAAACGCAGAGTGGTGCCAGGTTGACAGCGTTCAGGAATGGTAACTACCAAACTGTTTCCATCCAAGGTGCGTATTTCAGCTGTGCCGCCCACAATCAAATCCCACACCACAATTTCATGTTCGGTGTAAAGATTAAGTCCTTCTCTGCGCCAACGTCGATCAGGCTGTAGTCTAAACTGTATCACAAGGTCTTGCCCACCTGGAGCAATGCCGGTGTACTGAACATTGTCTCCGTCGTTGATGCCTTGCGGTATTTCAATTTCCACAGTTTGTTGACCAGAAGCGGTGCCCAGGGCCACTGTGCGGTGACCGCCACGTATGCAGTCCAACAAGCTGATCCACAGTGTCATGCGCACATGACTTTGTCGGGGACGCTGAGCAAAGCCCTGTCCAAAAAATGGATTGCCTCCACCGCCGCCAAACATGCCGCCAAAGATGTCATTGATGTTGACATGCACACCATCACCAAATCCCCCAAACTGTGGCTGTGGGTTGTCATAGGCCTGTCGTTTAGCTGGATCTCCCAGAGTATCGTATGCGGCTTGAATCTCTTGAAACTTTTGTGTGTTCCCACCCTTGTCCGGATGATGTTGGCTGGCCAGCTTGCGAAAAGCTCGCTTGATTTCATCTGCTGTGGCTGTTTTGGCAACACCTAATGTTGCATAGTGATCGGTCATGAAAAAGGCCCTGTATGTTTAATTATACAGGGCCCGGTTGCTGATGTCAATTACTTCTTTTCAGGTACCTTGGTACCTTCAAGTTTCTTGTGTTGCTTTACTTCTTTACAGCTTTGCTTGACTTTGCCGGTCTTGGTGTCTTTGACTGGTTTGCCTTCTTTATCTTTGACATCCACACAGACTTTTTTAGTTTCTTTCTTGGGCTCTTCAGCAATGACAAATTGACTACCTAGTGCCAAGGCTAGTGCGATTAATAGTTGTTTCATGATTTTATCTTTCTGGAAATGGTGGTATTACAGGGGCGGGTTTTCCACCAAATCCTGTAACAATCTCAGCCGCTGGCGCTCCAATTGTTGCACTGCTATTACTGCTGCCTGGTGCTGTTGGTGTTGTACCCCAACTTGGTGCTGGTGTAAAACTTGTGCTAGGTGTTGGAGACCCGCTTGCAAATCCTGTTGCTGGTGTTTGTATTCCGCCATTGTTAGCCCCTCCTAGTTTTTCTTGTGTGCGACCATACGCCGCAATACCTAGTACTGCTCCCATGGCAATGTGGAACAAACCAGCACCTTGCAGTGTGAGTGGTTGCCACTGAGTAATAGGTTGCTTGAGCAAGGTCTGTGCCAGGCTCCATAGTATGGGAAACAGCACAAAGTCTGTTATACAGGTCAGCATATACATCCAGCCCATAGCTGGACGCCACTTTGAGTTCATCCAGTCTTCTTTTTTCTTTTCACTTTCGCTTTTGACTTCTTCTGTCATGTTGGCTCCTTTTTAATATCCAAATCTTGCTTTGTACTGATTGTACAAAAGCTGTACCTCTGCCAGGGTCAATATGCCGCTGTAGGCCTTGACAAACCCTATGTCGCCAGTTTGCACTTCACTGCCTGCGGAACGACTGAACAGTCGTATCTGATTGGGCCCGCCGCCACCGCCTAGGTTAGTGGCTGTGAACGCAGTACCAGTTGGTTGGGCACTTGTTGCTGTGTATACCTGTCCCAGGCCTGTGGTGGCGTTCCAAGTACCCCATATAAAGTTCCATACAGCGTTTGTTCCTGAGCTAGGCAAGTTAACTGAATAGTTGGGATAGAACGCATTTACAAAACCGTTGTAGGCGCCCATCATCCAGTCTCTACTGGCTTCACTTTGTGTGTTCAATAATCTGCCAGAACTTGTGACCGACAACTTGTAGGTTGCAAATACCGAATAGCTTTGCCCAGTACTCCAGTTAGGCCCGCCGTACATGACGTCAGTGCCCACGCCGTTGCTTTTTCTAAACACCCCACCATTGACAGCTTGCCAACTAATACTGGCGCCAGCATTGGCCACAGTGAGTGTGCGCTGACCTGTGGTACCTGTGCCAGCAACCACAGTTCCATTGGCAGGCATGGCCGCATAATCGGCTGCATCTAGGTCGTAAACTAGAGAGGCCGAGACTACTGCCCCATTTTCAAATGTAATTCCAGGTCCTACTTCAATTCCTGGTCCAATTACTATTGCCATTTATGCTCCAAGAACGTGTAAGGCGTGCTCAGTGTGACTGATACGATCTTCAAGACCAATGTAGCCACCATTGATGGCTCGTGTTAGACCTTTTGTATCATTAGCATCAGCAAAGCGATTCAAGTTGTTTTGTTCCCAGTACCAGCAGGCGCTTTGTGCGGCACCTTCAAATGTGGCTAGATATTCTGCGGCTTCTTCTACACTAATATCCAAGCTGCCTGCAAAGAATGTGTAGTTGTCTTTGCCTGTGAGTTGAATCAAGCCACGACCGCAATAGAGCCAGCCATCGCCTGACGCTTCGTCGCCGTTGCCCATTCTGTTAGCGTACACTCTGTTGGCAATCTTTTCCGGGCGTTTTTCGTACTGTGCAGCCAATTCATCTGTGGGGAAATACTTGGCAAATGTTTTTCTCAGGCTCGCGGCCTTGTAGTTGAGGTTTTCTTTGATGAAAACAAAATTTCCTGACTCATGAGCGCACTGTGCAATAAAATGTGCCACACGTAACGGTGTGTTGATATTGTAATCATCTAACAACTGATCCAAGGCGCCGTGCCATTGATTAATGTAAGGGTTCTTGACCATTTGTTTTAGTTGTGATAATGTAAGTATTGAACTCATTTGCTGGCTCCTTCGAATATTATTTTTTGTTTTGTGTGCCACTCAATCCATGCGTCTAGTTTGACTGCGCATTCGTAGTACGAGGTGTAGTTTTCAGTAATGGTACGTGCAATAGTGCTCAAGGCCGCATCATCATTTAATTTTTTGAGATTGGGACAGGGTTGACTGACCAATTGGCCAGGTGCATCAGGAAACTTGGCCACAACAGGAACTACAGTACTACATCCTGTCAGGCACAACAATATTGCAATAGCCCAATATTTCATTTTAGCAGTTCCACTTTCTTAGTGCTAGAGCTTTGCGTGTGGGCTTACCATTGGGCTTTTTCATTGGGCCTTTAACTCCGCCCATTCTTGCACAGAAACTCTTGCGGCGCTTGGCTGCTTTTGATCCTGGCTTGAGCTTGCTGGGCTTTGTGGTCACTGCCATTTGCAATTTACTACCAGGATTCTCTCTGCGATAGCTGGCAACACCTTTGGCGTTGAGTCCGCCTTTTTTGCTCTTGCCTGCACTGCGTCTCCAGGCGGCTGTTTCGTATAACACGTTGTCTGGCATGGCTTCAAACTGTTCCCACACTAGGTCTTTACTCACGCGATTTTTAATAGACATTTCTTCAGCCAACTCGTCCATGGCTTCAAACATGGCGTCTATCTCGGGATCCACTTCGTCTGAGGCTTCTTCTGAATACATGTAATCCCATACCGCAACCAACATTGATTTGGCCACAGCAATTTTTTCTTGGCACCATTCAGGCAAGTTGTCACCTGATTGAATCAAGTCATCAATGCCTTCAACAGCACGTTGCAATGTTTCCAAGTTGTTGTCAGCCATGCCTGCTTCGTCATCGTATTCAGGGTTGTAGTTTTCGTCCACGCCTGCTTCTTTCTTTTTAGCAATAGCAATTGCGGCTTGCTGTGCAGGATTGGCAGCTTCTTCAACACCTTCTGATTTGTTGCCATAACTGCCAGCGCCTTTTTTGCGACACTGAACCAAGCGTCCAGATGCATACGCACTTGGCCATACCTTGGCACTTGCTTTGACCTTGTAGTAACAAGCGTCTTTCTTTTCTGTCATCATCATTTCACTAAACATGGGCCCGCCGCAATGCGGACATTTGTGTGATGACTCTGTTATGTCTTTGAATTTCATTTGCGTTTTCCTTTGGTACTTACATTTATGGCGGCACCCGAACGGTTGGGATTGGGATCTTCTCGGCGTTTGCGGGCTGCCGCACTGGCACGACCTTTTTTGCCCAGGGCATGTGCTTTGGCTTGAGGCAAACACTTGGGCTTGCCTTCTTTACTACTGCCTCTGGCACAGTCCCCACGTATCTTGCCGTCGGGTCCAAATCGAACCCACTTTTGTTTAAACCAGTCTCGAAGATTTTCTTCAAGCTCTTGAGTTGACATTTTCTTTTCATACCCTTGCACAGCAGTGTTTCTAGCAGGGTTGGGTGCATCTTTAAATTTGGATGCTGGCAAAAACTTGTCAATACTTTTCAATGTTAGTGGACCCATTATGCCATCTATGTCCAAGTTGGCATTGTGTTCTTGATTTAGCATTTGCTGTATTCTGCGTACCGAGTCAGAATCTTTATTTTCTTCTTCAAGTTCTGTTTCACTCACAGGCACACAATTGGGAACCATTCTAGAGCCTTTTTTCTTCATGCCAGCTTGACGGTATCCGTCCCAGCAGGCTTCTAGTATTTCTCTGTATCTCATTTGGGCGGTGCCTCAGCGGCCTGATTGTGGGCCTTGATAAATTCTCGTGGTATTTCACACTGTCCGCCAGGAGCAAACTTGGTGTCATACTTCACAATCTCACGGTCAACATACTGAATAATATCTTGTCCGCGTCGAGTAATATACTCGGTTTTCTTTACAACTCGTTCCTGGATTTGTATATTTTCTTTTGCGCTTTCGGCTTCGGCAACTCGTAGCTTTGCTTCTACTTCAGCCACTCGCTCGCGCCAGGCCATTTCTACGCCGTAGCCGCCGCGAAAATAAACACCTGCTACCAGCAATAAAACACCAATAATTTTGAATGGCAACTGATATTGCCACAGCAACGGAAAAGGAATACGATGAATAAAAACCCCAGCAATGGTCAGCACAACACCTATCAGCAATAGAATGTTGCAAAACCAAAGGATTAGTGCATCAGGAAGAAAATGTAAAATCCACATGCAACTATTTAGTTGCGCCCCCAACGAATGTTATTCCAAACACGTTCGTGTGCAAAATACAACAAGGTGTTTACTACCAGCTGAATTACCGCAATTGTGCCAGAAATTGCAAAATCTCCCAGTATTATGTAACTGATTGCAAAAGTAGCAGTTGACCCTGTAATGCGCCAACTCACCGTCTTTACTAGACTACGAGAAGTGCTGTCACTCAAGGCCCAAGGTCTTTCTTATCTTGGTTGCAGAGATATCGGTGATTGATTGATCAAATGATTCTTGCTCAATTTTATACCCCACATCACGTCCGTAAGTGATATTCACAATGTTGGGCACAATTTGAATTTCGTACTGCCCTTGATACACCATGTCTAGATCTCTACGTATATAATTCTTTACTTGATCAATAGCAAATGGGTTTGAGCCTTGCCAGCCTTGACAGTCGCGAATTTGAATCACAACTTGCCCGGTTTTGGCAATGGCACGTTCAAACAAGGCACGATGGCCTGGGTGCCAGGGCTGCCAACGTCCCAGCATTTGTACTGTTTCTTTTTGCCAGTCAAACACAGGTCTACGTCTGTTATCTACAATATGCGCGGCAATGAACTCGCCCCATTTTTCTGCATTTTGCTCTGTGATTCTAAAGTCATAAACTTCAGGCGGAATAAAGGCTTTATTGGTATCTTCGTATCTACCTTTGTCAATGGTATCAACCCACACAGTCCAGTCTGCTTTGAAGTTGTTGCGCATTTCCACAAGTGGTGCCACAAAGTCACAGATGACATAATCACAATCGGTCATTGTGTCTGCCAGTGTTCTCATGCGAATGCTTTGACGTATGCGTCCTGCTTCTGAAAAGTCCCAGTCGTTGTATTCTTTACGCACATCATCGGCGTTTAACCAACCTACCTTGATCTTGGCAAGTGGGGTCAAAGATAGTTCATTCACTTTGTATGAATCTTGTAAATGATCCACAAGGTGCTGTGCTAGATAAGTTTTGCCTGCGCCAGGCAAGCCCATGATTAAAATACGTTGAGGTTGTTTCATATTACTTTTACCTTTATGTCATTTGAGTGATAATTCTGAACATGGTTCAGTGGTGGTGGTTCGAGTGCCAGCATGTTGGCCAAGTCTCGATTGGTAGCCGGCTCTGCGCCATCATAATTATGCCAGGCCGACAACAGCCCATGATTTTGTTTGCTCACACGATCACACATGGTTTCGAGGTCTTGATAGTAGGGTTGATAAAAAGGGTATGTGATTGAAAACCCACCAGACCGTACCCACCAGCCCACACAGGCGTCATCAGGTCGGTGTACCAACACAATAGGCGCAGTAGGCCAATTTCTACGTAGATAATCAATGTTTTTTCTATAACAAAAAATATGACTTTTTACAATGCGATAACCCGTGCCTGAAAAAGGAGCATTCCACGTCTGTTCAGCCTGCTCGGGTGTCAACTGGTCAAGGTCTTCAGGAACACTAAATTCCATGCCCGGATCCCAGTATGCACCACAGTGTCCAGTTTGTTCATACTGTCTTAAGTCTGTGTTGTCAGATCTGTCAATACTAGGCGAGAAATAAATGTTGCGGGCCACAGAACTCCATTTGGATCCTGGAGCTCCGGCCAAGAAAATATAACTCATTGCAGTCGTTGAATAATAGGCGCAAAGCTTCTACGCAGTTGTTCAGCATATCTAGCAGTACCTTGTGGGCTCAGTTGTTGTGGGTCTGTAAAGATAAAACTGTCCCCTGCCCAGGCCTGATACTCTGCGCTTTGTATGGCTCGGCCAAATTCACGCTGATACCAGTCTAGTACGTCTTGGCGTGTGCCTGGCAACAAGCTCACTACCCATCCTGCATACACAGATATACCGGGCACTGCTGTATTCATCAGCGGTGCATCTTTTAGATTGCGAATATTATGTGCGCCTGTGAGTCCAATCAGTTTGACTTTGCCAGCTTCGATCAAGGGACGAGCAACAGCCACGGGCATGATGCCAAATTCAGTAGAATTGCTGGCCACGCTTTGCACCGCTGGCGCTGGTCCAGAATGTTTGATAGCCTGTACTTGATCACTGCCACGCTGTGTGTACATGATATACTCATAGGCCATTTGATGCGCACCTCCGCCAATGGCCACATTGACCGGGCGTCCTGGACGCTGAATCAACGACACGAATTCTGCAGGTGTGTTTACTGCACTGCTGGTGTGTGCCACCAGTGCCAAGGGCGATTGCCCCAGGGTAACAACATTGACAAATGTGTTGTACTCAAATTTCTTTGTGTCGCGTTGCCAAATGTCATTGGTGACATACTGGCTCATGTGACTGGGCACAGCAATAACATGCCCATCTGCTGGCTGTGTGAGAAAATAATTGTGGGCCACAACTGAGTCAGCACCAGGTCTAGTTTCCACCACAAAGTTCACACCTGGGTTGTTTTGTTGCACTATGCTAGCGGCTTTGCGAAATGAAATCTCATTGCCTGATCCAGGAGCAAATCCCACAATCACTGTGACAGGTCGAGTGGGTTGCCAAGCCCAGGCAATATTTGTCAGCAGGGCCATGGTCAAAATAAGTAAAATTCTATGCACGATCAATCCTTTTTAAATGAATATTTTAGTCAGTACTGGAAGCCCACTACTGATGCGTTTACTTATAGTGCTTATGGTGCTGTGGCCGCAAAAATACAGCCGCACGAAGAGGTTTTGGATGTGGGCTGTGGGTCTAACCCATTCAAAGCATTGTTGCCGCGTGTGACCGGAATTGATCCTGCGTTTGATCAAGCCGACATCAAATGCACAATTGAAAGCTTTCGACCAATAAAACTGTATGACGTTGCGTTGTGCCTGGGATCAATTAACTTTGGTGACCACACTGTGATCAACAGACAAATTGCCAAAGTGATTGATTGCCTTAAACCTCAGGCCAGAGTCTACTGGCGACTAAATCCTGGACGAACTGATCATGCCAACAGTGAATGCCAGGCTGTGCCGTTTTATCCTTGGACACATAGCAAACTGCGTAAGCTAGCACTATATCATGGATTTGAACAGCGCAATGAACAAACAGAAGGCAATGACCGTGTGCAACGATTATACGCTGAATGGCATCGCGGGTAATTGGTCAGAGATATAACGATAGCAGGCCTGGTGTGCATCTGTCAAGGGATGGCACAGGTCACTGATAGCATGCCCTTGCTTGCGACTCCAGTTCACAAAGTTGTCCCCGTCAAATGTGGTCATGTGCGGCCGTATTGAGTTTTGCATTGCAGTTAACGCTGGAGTGGTGTGAAACTCTGTTTCAAACATCAGATCGTCCATGTAAGTCATGATAAATGGCACAGAACGTTTTTGTAGCTGATCCACGCACAGTTGTACCATGCTCAAGGTGCTGAACTTGTCCCTAAACTGTGAATGAAAATTGCGATAGTAATAGTTGCCGTGGTTGTCGTTTTCGCTGGGGCGCAGAGTTAGCCATTTGTCTGTGCGAAAATCCACGTAGTCAAAACGATCAATCCAGGTCCAGTTCACAACATAAAAGTCTGGCTCTGAAGTTGCGGCCAGCGCAGTTAACAAGCGTTCAGCAATGTGCATATTGCCTGCGCCCGGACGTGCATAGCATTGATACCCCCAGCCTTGACTCTGCGCCAGCAATGCTGGCCATGTCATTTGTGAAGGAGTGGCATAGGCTGTGCCGTAGCCGTCATCGGGTAGCTCGCAGCCAAACATAAAGCTACAGCCAAAACTCTTGAGATTCAATTAATATCCTGCTTTTGCTATTTCAGCACCGCGGTTAAAACTGTCACTCCATGATGCTGTGCTGACACCGCCGCGAGCCTTTGACCATTGGTAACCGGCTCTGTGTCCTGAACAGTCTTTTGTACAAGGACTCATGCCCATGAACGTTAATTCTCGCAACTGTTCTTGCCCTTTGATGCCAATTACCATGCTTCGTATATAGTCAGTCTCGGGGTCTTCAAGTTTGATTTTGTCTTTGAAAAGAACCTTTTCCAGGGGAAATAGTTCCAGCAATTGATCAGGCGAACCAAAATTGTGTTCACTGCTGGCCTGTACATTGTCTCGGCCCTGCAGGACCACAAGAGTTCCTGAAGGTATGTTATCAAACCAGCCATGGTCAGGAATGTCTGTGGTGCTGGTGTTTATTACCAGGCCAGGATCTTGTAACTGACGATAGTCAATTTGATTGGCATCAGCTCGCATGTGGTCTACACCATCAATGTTCATGCTCTGTTGCATTTGTTTTCCCTGACGCAACCATTTGGCGTTCTTTTCCACGTCAATGATGCGTTCAATAGGAGTGTTGGCTTTGCGCAAGATAGTACTCAAGTTACTGTACCATGAGCCCAGTACATAAGCAACTGGCACAGAGTCAATACCCTGTTTGCGCATGACTTGTTGTAGTTCACGAGCCAACCATATCTTGCTCAAGATCAAGTCTGTGGTATAACTGCCGGCCAAGCTGTAGCCAGAACTTTCTTCAAGTGGTGCATACAGCTCGTTTAGAATCATGGATTTAGTTTGAAACCTGTGCTTTGCATCACGGGAAAGTTTGATGGCGGTTTCTTTTGCTTGGGACCAAGTTGTGAGGTGCGTGGGTCAACCACAGCATTGGGAACTCCTGATGCCACAGGAATAACTCTGTGTGTGCGATTCATTGCGGATTTTCTCATGTTAAGTTCCTAGTCTTGTGTTACTTACCGACACTGCACCACTCACATTGCTGCCACTGGCAGTGTTAAACGGTAGATACGCAAATCTATTGGGACCACCATGCAAAATTTCTTCATTGCTGTAGTCAGTTTGCGATCCTGTGTCGTAGAGCATGTTGGCTGTGCTGGTGTCGATTACTTTTTGTCTTATCTGTGCTGGTGTGGCAGTGGGATATACCTGTAGCAATTGTGCGGCAAGGCCGGCCACCTGTGGTGAAGCCATGGACGTTCCTGAAATACTCATTATTTTATAACTGCCGTTTAGTGGATAAGCTGTGGTTGCGCCAAATGTATTGGTAGTACTAGTGGTGCTTACAATGTTGGTACCTGGTGCGTAAACATCAACCCTGGGCCCAGATTCACTATCGCCAAGTTTGTGTTCAGGAGTGTCATATCCAGTGCTGACGTTGCCCACACAGATTACTCCTGTGGCACTGGCTGGTGAGCCACCACGCATGTAGTATCTAGGAGTGCTTGTTTGGTTAAAATAGTTGTCGTAATCTGGGCCGCCCAGCACATCTAAAGTTTGATAATAGTTTCCGGCTGCACCAACTAAGACCACACCTGCTGCCAGCAACTCAGCCACATCCACATCCACACTGTCTACCCTTACGCCAAAGCGATTGGATGCACTGCCAATCATGCCATAACTGGGTTGTTTGCTACTGCCGGACCAGACTGTTCCACGATATACCCCGCCATTGATACTGGTAAAAGTAGTGATGTAACTCCAGCTCATATTCACAACTGTGGGACGTTTGTAGCCCAAGGCAGGGTCAACTGTTTTGTTGTTGTGCCAACCCTTGATGCAGTCAAACACATCAGTTGTTGATATCCCATTGGTAGGCGCCACATTGAGGCCGTCCACAGTCATAACATATATTCTGGCATTTTTAGCACGACCGTATGTTTTGCCTGCGGCAATGCCACAACAGTGTGTGCCATGTCCGTCGTAGTCGGTATAAAAATTAGCAGGCATGGTGCCCGCAATCCCTGACGCTGTGTACCAGTCTATTTGCTGTACTCTAGTCACACCGGCTGCATCTTGAAAATCAGGATGATCAACCTGACAGCCCGAGTCTTGTACCACAAAATCTACTCCAGTACCGTCCAAGGGATAGTTGTAGGTTAATGTGCCTGATGCACCTGGGGTATTCATTGTGGTTGAATTGCATCTAAACAGCCCCCAGTTAATACCAAGATTGTTGGCAGGATTGGTTCCCGGACTTTTATAATACAAGCCAGTTTGGCTGGCGTTGTTGTGAATTTGAATATCTGAGCGATGTTCAGGAGGGAGTTCTACACAAAAAACTCTAGAGTCGTTGCGCAGGTTATCTGCTTCCTCATCAGTCAAGTCATACCAGCACTGGCGTAGACTAGTAGGTCGCTCGTTTACAATGTCTATACCGCGTTGGGGCACGTATGTACTGCCCGAGCCGTCTGTTTCTATTTCAGTCCAGAAGGCGTCATAGTCAACGCCTTCTTTGAGAGCTACGTTGTATGTGG